AATTACGTTCTTTGTCCCTCATTCCGTTATCCAATATAGTTTTGTTTATGTTCCATAATGACGAACTTTGTGAATTGCCTATAATTGGATATTGCGTGTTGTCCCATTGATATAACACATTTATTTTTATATTATACTTTATAAAGAATGGTCTATACCAACTTTCATCACAATTCAACACATATTCGTTTCTCAAACTCTCAAACTCATAAGATTCTTTTGGAAACACAAAAGGAGGAAAACAACATCTACCTGCGATAAATTGATTTTTGTGTGACGGTTCTTTTATAAAAAAATTTTCCTTGACTTTCAATCCCACATATTCAACACTCCTTGAAGAATACACAGTGATACAATTTTGGTGTTTTTTAGATTTATTCACAAGTTCTTCTAAAAATGATGGTTTATATAAAATATCGTCATCAAGGAGAATATTATATGCGTTATCAAAATACTTAAAACAATCATATCGTTTATGCCCTTTTGTGTTTTGTTTAACCCACATAACATCACTCAATAAATGCTCATCAATACACTTCTGGATGGATTGTGGTAAATTATTTTTGTCATACTCTTCTTCTGACAACCACAACACAATTTTATTTGGTTTCAATGTTTGTTTACGTAAGTTGTTAAGCATTATTGGCAAACACCAATCACGTTGTTTCCATGTGGTAACATTAACAACAACGTTAGCATTTAATATATTTTCTATTGTTTTGTATGCTGTATTTTTTCTTTTTTCAACTGGTTGTTTTGTATAAATATCACTTAATGCACATATATCGTTCTTTTTATTAAAGGTAAACGGAAAAGATGCTTTTGCGAAACATTGTTTATAGTTGTGTTTTTCTATAACATATTGAAAAAACATATCATCTTCTATGACATTTTGAGGAATGCCCAAATTCAACATCCCAATAAATGTGTCATAATATTTGGGATTGTACAACGTTGCCGCACCACAGTTTGTAACCATTTTACTATGCCTGTATGAATATGTTGCAAATGATTTGTCGTTCTCATATAGTTTATATAATTCACCAACATAGTCACGAGTATATATACAATCATCATCTGCACTGATGATTGGAACGTTTTTATATTTTTCCATTGTTGGAATAATTTTCTTGTAGGATTTTGTGTTACGTATTACCCATAAAAGTTCAAATTTTTCAAATCTTTTTTGAAGTTCCATTGGTAATTGTTTCTCTTTTGTAGAAAATTCCTCTTCACTTAACACTAAGACTATATGAGTATTTTTGCATTTATCAAAAATGGAATCTATTGTTTCGTGAACATACCTAATTCTTTTTGTCCACGATGTCAATGATACTATTGTTCGTTCTCCATTATATTTTTTGTGTTTATATATTGTAAGTCTATTGTCAAAAATAATCTTATATTGTGTTGTTTCTGTTTTTATATTCCTTTCGTTTCTACTTTGTGTTCTTACAAAATCATCAAGTTTTTTTCGCTTCTCGGACTTCAACGATGTTTCTTCTGAAAACTCCAATGAATTTTCCCTTACCCTTCTATTATAGAAAATGTTTTCAAATTTCTTAACATTAACAACATCAGAAATTCTATACAAAAAATCAAAATCACCACTTATTCTCCAATTTCTATAGCCACCAAATTTATCAAAAATATCATGTTTAATCATATGAGAACCCCACGCTAACCCACAACTATCATCACCCTCAAAATTATGATATTGATAACGAACTAAATCTACACCATTTAAATTATTCTTAAATATTTTGTCTAACATATCATTCGGCATAACATCATCAGTATCAAATCTTAATAACCAATCATATCTCGCCAATTTCATAATGGTGTTACATGTAACATAAGTTCCCACGTTCTCGTTCATCATATATACCGAGAGATTCTTGTACTTGTGCATTATCTCCTTAACTTTGGCAAGTGTTTTCTCACAAGCGTCGATACCAAGCAATATCTCCCAATTGTCATGTGTTTTGAACCACGTTTGGTTTGCGATGCTGTCAAGACACTCTTCTATGTAGTCTTGTGTGTTCCAAGCACTGAGACATATTGACACACCACCGTCGTTTTCCTTTAGAATATTGTTTTTGTGTCTGTTTGCAACTCTATTTTTTGTACCAGGTGTAATATAGGTGTTGTCATACATCATGGCAACGGCGTTGTTGCTTGTCATGGGTTTCACTGTTTTATGTGTTGTTATTTTACGGGTGGTACTCTTTGCTTCATTATTCTGTTTTTTGTCTATGAGGGCATATTGTTCCACTCGTTTCCTTTTGGGTCTTTCCATTCTGTCTCTTTGTAGTTTCATATGTTTGTCATTTTCCTATAATATATCATTTGAAGAGTTTTTTCAACATCTGTTCCTTCTCGGGTGTTCTTTCATTATATCGCCAATAGAAATTAATGCTTAAACGGTTCTTGCTTGAACCGTTTCCTCTTCTTTTTCTCTTGATATTCACAAACTCCTCTGTGGATTTGGTTACATAGTGTGCAATGTAAGCCCAATCATGATTTACAACAGGCAACGTAACGGATGCCGAGTATTGTATTACCTTACCATTATTCAGGGACAATGTCTTTTTTCCCTTATTCGGGTCGCTCGTGTAATGCACGTTGGTTATCTTTAAACCCTTGATACCTGTTCTGACAAAGGACTTGTAGTATTTGTTCACATCGTTGTTCTTGCACGGAACGGTGAAGCGTTCCCTGACAGGTTTGCCCTCATACTCCAAATGTCCGCCGTCACTGTAGCAAAGCCAATTTATTCTTATAATGTTGATATTGTCGAACACGGATAATGAAAGGTATTCCTTGACAGTCTTTGCGTTTTTAAGAACAAGGAACTCGTCGACATCCAAAAACATAATCCATTTGTATAAATTACTGTTTTTGTTGTAACAGTCTTGATATGCGGATACTTGTATTTGACAGGATGTCTGTTTTTTTCCACGATAGTCTATGACAGTCACCTTTTTATTCTGAACATAGTCCGTGATGGGTGTCTCGCATTTCTCACCTTCGGGGTCATTGTTGTCATATATGTAGATATGGTCAAAACCGAGGTTGAGATGATATTCAACCCACTCCCTAAGATACAGGTTTTCCATTTTTGCCATGCAACACAATGCAACCTTATCAACAGGTGTGCCATTCGAAACTACGGGAGGTGATATTGTTACCTTGTTCTGTGATGAAACCACAGGTTTCTTGGCAACATTCCGCCTTATCATCTGTTTCTCATGGTTGCGGTGAATGTACATGATAAATTATTCCTTTCCTATCTCATTATCTAAAATAAAAGCGTTGAACTCATCCCACGGTGTGTATTCATCTATATCCTCATCGTCATGGACTCCAAATTTGGAAACATAGCCCTCAAACGGCTCACCTACCAACTCAACATATTTTGGATTGTTGATAACTACATAAGACATTCCATTGCCACGTATCGGTGAAGCGGCATCAAAGTCAATATAAGGCGAGAGAAGGTTATGGTTTATGTCAATGAAGTTATATTTACCGTTTTTCTTTACCATAATAAAGTCATTAATGCGTTTGTTAAGCGCTGAATCAGTCTTGCCTGTATCTTGAAATTTATCAATATCTTTTCCATAAAAAGTACGACCATCGACATCGTTGAAAATAGTGTCCACTGTATCCTGAGTAAACACATCGTTTTTCCAAGTCTTGCCGCCATCAGTTGAATATGCAATAGGGAGTATATTCTTAAAGTCACGCACAACCGAGACGTGTCCGTCATGACCGCCATAAAATATAAATCCTGCAACACCATGTTTAATCAACTCATTGTCACCTATACGTGTCCATACCCTTAAGACGTTTTCACTTGTTCTACCTTCGATACGAGTTAAACCATCCCATAAACCCGAACGTTTGAATTTTTCACATTCCTCTTTTCCGAAAAACATGTAAAGTTGACTTTCAATTCGCCAATTCTCACCATGTACTTTCTGTGCAATCTCTTTGTTATATATCAAGAAGTTTTTGAATTTACTGAGTACAATCATCTTGATGAAAGTATCACCATATATTCCTTTCTTGACATTATCATTAGATGAAGAAAGACGATAAGTTGAATAGACGCCCGGTCCATACATGTTGCCCGCCTTTGCGCCTGTAAAAGCCCTGTCAAAACCGTTCTTGAATATGGAAGGAACGTTTCTGCGGTCGGTTATCTGATATATAACAGGAAACCCACAAACATATTCTTCCTGAGTCTTGCTGTCAAACCTGCTATTATTCTTATCTTTAAAGTCATCAACCGTCAATTCCTTTTCACCCTCTTTCTGTTGATACAGTTCATCGACTTCCTCATTAAGAGTGTAAGAACCACCTTTTGCGGGATTATAGTTATTTATGAAAATTAATTTATCTAAATTCATTTCGAACTATTAGTTTTTAAAAGCATTATTCATCCTCTGCACCATCTCATAAAACTTCTCCTTATTGTCTTGTATAGTTTCTTCGTCACTTGGTTTATTGTCATCAACCACTTTCAAATCAAGCATATTGGCAAGTTTATCAGGAGTCATTAACATATGTTCAAACATTTCTTTTTTCACTTCATTCAATCCCATTGTGTTGTTGTCTGTCATTTCTTTATTGGGTTGTTTTATTTCAGCGTTCTTTATGAGTTTTACAAGTTCCCTCTGAACACCTTCTCTCTCCTTGGAAAACATTTCCAACAGTTTGTTGATAATGTTACTGTCATGTATCAATGTTTCTTTGTTAACAACACCACCCTTCAAGGCAGTTATACTCTGACTGTCCCACACACCGCACATATACAATACCACACCACAGATACGGGTCACTGAAGCAGCCCTGTGTGTATCTCTTGCAATTTTGTATTCACTTTCAAGAAGTTTGTCAACATACTCACGAAGAAGACGTGGAAACAGAGTAAAGAAGTCGGGGTTGTTTTTTGCTTTTGCCATGCCCCTATATTTGGTGACTATGTCGTTCATACCCATCTCTTCCAAACGTGTCACCAATACCTTGAAATACAACTCGGCATTGTTGTCAAGCATCTTTTTCAAGGTATTATATAATTTCTCATTCTCGGGCGGCACACTTGTCTGTGAAAGATATTCCCTTGTCAAGTCGTTAGGTTCACCTGTCAGGTTATTTTTCATACCATAACGGGTAATCCTCCAATCGTCATTAGGGTCTATCGGGTCAACCTCACTACTGTCATATCCAACTGCAGGTCCACCAACCCCATAACGGTTAGATGCTTGTAATTTCATGGCGTACATAGCCTGTCCTTGGTATTTGGCATCATTCTTATTAAAATCAATACCGTGAGTGTCTGCAAATTTTTGTGCATCATCCGCACCAACTTTGTTCATGTCACTCCAATCGGCATAGTAAGTGATTTTCTGAGCATCAGGTCTAACTTTACAGTTGAAGAACTTTTCCCAATTGTTTGCGGTTGTTACAAATGAAGCATTAGGTTTCTGTGAAAGTATAAGTTTAGCGTTTCTTAACGATAATTGATGTCCGTGAACATATTCAAACAGTTTACCGAATATCTGTATATATTTTTCAGCAACCTTGTCAAGTTCACCTGAAGCAAGTGACTGTAACATTCCTGTCCACTTCTCATTTGCATTCTTTTCGGTTTCTATAAAATCCTCTTTTGAAACAGTATTTTTCAATAGTTCCTCTTGATTTGGTACTTGATATCCCATTTCCTTAAAAAAATCAAAAACAGCATTAACTACTTTTGACCCTTGGTTTTTAGTGTCAAGTTTATTAATTTTAAGTGCAAAAGTAACATTATCACCATTTTCTTGCACATTGCACATATACTTACTTAAACTATTTCCAAATTTTTCGGATAATTGTTCAAATTCATCGGGCGTTACCTTAAAATTAAAAAATAGAATAGGGCGTAATTGGTTAATACCATTATTTGGGTCATTGGGGTCAACCCCTTTACGATAACCAAAATTTGTCATTTTTTTCCAAGATTGTTGTACATTTACGTCAAGCATCTTGGGTTGCTGCGGTATCTGTTCACCTTCCTTGAGGTAATTGCTTATGTCTTCAAAAAAGAGATAGTCGTTCATATTTACCTTTTTTATATATAATTTCTTTTTAAGATAAATATCACAACTCTGTCAAAATTAAATCCCTCTTGGCTAACTCACCTTTAATTTCATCTATCTCCTGCCCGTAGTAGAAAATAAGTCTTAATGACGGATATTCCTCGTAATAGTCTATGTTCTCATAGGCTATAGCCAAACACCCGTCACAAACATCCTGATAGGAACAGCAACATGAATCCTGTCCCAATGTGAACAGGATATTTGTCTTTAATTCAAAGACTTTCTCATAGTCACCTTCATTCGGCTGCAAAAATCTGCAGTTGCAGGCGGGTTTCTCACCCCATTCCTCCATCCATACGTCATCTATATTGGTTGTGCAAAGGAAATGGTATATATTGTTTCCTTCAGAATCGACACCAACAGGAATAATATATATGATTTTCAGTTTTTCCTCCTCAACATTAAAATCTATATCATCTATCATCACCAATAATGTTACTTGTTATTATTGTTTCACCGACAGTCTCCAAATACTCACTGTTAGTCATGGTGTCGGTTTCAACACATTCATTTTTCTCAATATTTTCAGACTTTTTGTCTTCTTTTTTACATTCATCTTCCGATTCAAAATCCTTTGTAAAGTAGTCAGGATATATATCGAAAGAAAACGTGGGACAACTTAAATCCATGTGTGAGATAAAGCCGCCAAGCGGACTGTAGTTGTTGTTTTCAGACATCGTAGCCTTGCAGTTATGGAGTTTTGTGTTATTGTATCCATCCTTAAATACAAGGTCAAATCCCTCCTGAGGGTTAAGTGTCACCTGTTCACCGTTGCGGCTTATTATGGTGACTAAAAAACGGTCATTTTCTACTCTTGCCATATTATTTTCCTTTCTCTGTTTCTGATTTTATTGTTTCTTTCATCAACATTTCCTTATACACCACCTTGTTGAACATTTCCTCCGACACGCTGTTGTTGAAAAGCATATATATGCAGGTTACATCCTTTGTCTGTGTTAATCTATGGACACGTGACTCCGCCTGCAGGTTGGATGCTGCTACCCAATCATAATTATTGAAAATAACCTTACATGCTGCAGGGAGACTTAAACCCACGCCCGACGCTTGGATTTGGCCTATAAACACTTTTATCTTTTTGTCATTATTGAAGGCATCCTGTGCAGCATCCTTTTGCTTGGTTGACATGCCGCCCTTGTATATCACAGCCTTCTCGCCGTAATATTCCTTTAACATTCTCAACTCCTCAGTGAACACTGTCATTATAACAACCTTCTCCCCATCCTCGATGAACTCGTTCGCAGTTTCAATGGTATGTTTTACCATCTGTCTGCCGAAGAATTGTCTTATAAGACTACCTTCGACAAGTTTTCTGTGCTTGTCAATGTCGTTTTCCTCATAGTCATTCCAATAATTGTCATATGTGTTGTCAATGGACACATTCTGTCCTTCCTGAGCCTTGACATAGTCACTCCATAACCTGTTGTACTGTTTCATTTCATCCTCATCAAGGTCAAAATACCTGCGTTCTACGGTCTTGTCAACCATTACACCAACATCTGTAGTAAGTCTGCGTATATAACAGTCCTTAATCTTTTCCCTCAACTCGTCAAGATTCTGTATTTCACCGAATGTATAGTATGTACCCCCGTCACGCTTGTTATGCTTTACAGCACCACAATACTGCTTGATGTAGTATTGATAGTCATTTGTCACATCAGCGTTGATTAGTTTCAGAATATGATACAAGTTCATCGGTGTATTGGTGAGAGGCGTACCCGTCAGGAGAAAAATATATCTCGGGTTGGATTTTTTGAGGAAGTCATAGATAGTCTTGTACCGTATCGATGTGTTGTTTGACAGTTTTTGTGCTTCGTCTATGATGACACAGTCAAAATCATGCAGAAAAAGTGGTGAATTTTCAAGACATTTCTTTATATCCTCCTTCTTGGTACTTTTCTTCATCTTCTGCACAAGTTTACCTGCACTGTTCTTAACCATCACAGGTCTCTGATACACTTCCACGACACGACCCTCACTGTCCTTTATCTCCACATCTTCAAAAACAGGTTCCTCCGCCACCTCGTAGAACTTCTGAACTATCTCATAGTTGATAATGGTAAATCTGCTTGGTGTGTCTTTCCACTTGGAACCGTTTATTATCTCAACATCCTCGGGATTGCAATATCTTAAACATTCCTTTTTCCAATTTGTCTTAAGTGATGCGGGGCAGATGATAAGAACATGTTCAGATTTAGTTTCCAATGCAGCAACTACAGATGTGAGAGATTTGCCGAGGCCCATCTCATCTGCACAAATGCACTTCTTGTTGGTAAATAAAAACCTTATTCCGTCTTTTTGGTGTTCTCTTAAAGTAAACGGATTGTCTAACTTGGATGTATGGTTGTCGTATTTTGAAAAGTCAATCTCGGTAGATTTCCAATCAACGTCAAACAACCTGTCCAAGATTCCCTTCTTCTGAATATAGACAAGTTTGGCAGGTTCCGACTGTCTGTACATGACATAACAATGATAGGACTCACCCATCTCACCGATAATTTTCATTATCTTTATTTTTTCTGGAATAAACGCATACTTGTTCTTCTCATACAGTTTTTGACCCAATTCCCTCGAAATCTTCACAACTTTGTTTACTTCAACAGGCTCGTAGTCGAAATTCTTACATATATATTCCACCTCAAAGTCACCCAATACCTTGCCACCTCTCTTGTATTGGACGGAGAGCATAGACACGAAAGGATTTTTCCCTTGATAGTCTTCAAGTATTGAATACGCTTTCTTTATCTTTCTTGGTCCCATGGTATAAACATACTATTTTTTTAAGATATATTTATATTATAAACAAATATAATAAAATTAGGCATGGCAAACAACACCTTAACACCTGTCAATCGAAGCAATCTGTTCTACTCCGAGGAAGACTTTCAGTTTGAGACGGACTTGATGATTGATTATATGGAAGAGGATATTAACCAAACCGTGGTGCTTTACAGGGTTGACAGAACAAGGACAAATATAAACGTCATAAGTCAAAGTTCTATCGACGGTATTATCTTTGAGACACCTGTGGAACTTCCATGTATGTACAAGATTGAGGAGTCACAGTTGAAATCCTATGACAAGAAAACAAGCAATGGCGTGTATGCCATAAACGGCAACCTGACCGTTTGGATGATGCCGAAGGTTCTCGAGAAATACGAGACCGACATTATGAGGGGTGACTATATCGGTGTTCAGATTGAAACTAACAGAATGGCTTACTTCGTTGTGACCGACGACGGAAAGGTTAACACCGCCAATGAATACAATATAGGCGCTTACAAAACGGGATGGAGGGTTATAAAGTGCTCTCCACAGGCTGAATTTAAAGGAGAATAATTTATGGGACAGAATCCAAAACATACAAGGACAAATTTAAGACTGAAGCATGAAGCGTGGGGACACGGTCAGGTTATGGATAACTATATGGATTCGCTTGACCATGCGGATGGTTTTCCTAAACCTGTGGAATATGAGGATATAGACAGGGCTGTCCTTGAATTTGTAAGGGATAAGATTGTCATACCCACAGGTGACAAGTTTGCCCCTACATTCACCTTGTTCAGTAACCAACGTTTCTCTGAATATTCACAGACATGGGAACATGTCGATGAGGAAGGAAACCTTCTAATGGATTTCAAGACAGTGAACAGGGAACTTAACCCAAAATGGGGAAACAGTCAGGGTGGCAACTATAACATACCGGGTGACAGAAGATATACCGTCTTAATGAAAGAAGTGCTTGACGATAACGGAACAGAAAGTTATGAGGTACATTCAATGGCGCAACCATTATCGGTTGACATAAACTACACTGTCAATTTTGTGACGGCGGATTGGGACCAAATCAATGTTTTCAATGAAGCAATAGTTAATCTGTTCAGGAGTTTGCAACACTATATCTGTCCAAATGGGCATTATATGCCATTGAAGATTGACCAAATAAACGATGAGACTGAATATGCGATAGATAACCGTAAAATATATATTCAGTCCGTTTCCCTGCTTCTCTATGCCTATGTGATACCGAAAGCGTCATATAAGATTGAGAAATTCCCGAAAAGAACCTTCATCGGTACGGCTTATGACAAAAACTATCTCAAGCCGCACGTTGACGTTGAGGATATTGACGACAGCAAAAGTACGTTGGTCATAGACTTCAGGGCTAATGTTGACAAGAGCGAGTTCATGTTTGACGATGACATGAAAATAGACTATGTGGAGACAGATAATGTAAGGGATTTCAAAATTTACATCAACGAAAAGAAATTACCGTATATTAAAAATGATATATCGGACAGTGAAGATGTAATGAAGAAAAAATACAACTTCAAGATAACATTGGACGGAGAACCTGTCACCGTATGGCTAAACAACGAGGATGAGGTTCGCATACTCATAACCCACTTTGAATCACCGATGCCTTCAAAGATGATTTTTCACCTCAACAGATAACTAGTTATCTAGAAGTGATATATTATCTATATATTAATAACTCTATAATAATAAAAATAAAATAATATCTTAAGGAATATTATTTTATTTTTTATAAATTAGTTATTAATAACTAGTATGTCTAGCGTGACTAGTTATATGAAAAAAATCATTCATTATAATCATCATCATATTCTCTGTTTTCTAAGTCATCCCATACTTCAATATTGTCAAACTCTTCTCTTGATAACTCTCTCCTGCTAACTATCGGTTCGGTACTAAACAAGGCAAGACAGTCGGACATGTTGTGGTTTGCTTCGAATTCATAACCATTGTAGCCCTGCGACAATACTTCCTGTGCTTCCTCTTCATCCAACCCTTCATAATAATCCATCTCATAGCCGAGAATATCGTCAAGGTCATATATTGACACTAAATGTAATTTATTCAAATCTATTTTAACTTCCTCCACCCTATTTCCGTATGCACGGGCGTAACTTATGTCATCGGTCAGCCAAATCATATTATCCTTTTGCGAACCGTATTTGGATTTGTAACCCCTGTACCAAATTTCGTATTTTTCACCTTGTTCTTCAAGGATTGTATTGATTGTTTCCTTTATTATGGCGTGAAGGGTTGATTCTGTCAGTTTTATAATTCTCTTAGGCATAAAGTCTTGTTTATTAATAAATAGGTTTATTTTCTCGTTTCAGGAACTTTTGAAAAATGAACTGATATTTATATATAAATAATAATTTCCAAAACAATAACAAATAATGGCAAACAGAACAAATACAACAAGACAACATTCGGCACCTGGTTTGTATTTTGACGAGAAAGAACTTCAGTATGCGTCAAAATCGCTCGGTATCACAACACTTGGTGTATCTGGTGAAACCTTGAAAGGTCCTGCTTTCCAACCGATAACGGTTAAGAATTGGAGAGAATATCAGACTTACTTCGGTGGCACAAGCACCGCAAAATTCAAGGGAAGCCAATATCCAAGGTATGAATTACCGTACATCGCCAAGTCCTATCTTGAACAGTCACAACAGCTCGAAGTCGTGAGAGTGCTCGGTCTTTCAGGCGTGAACGCAGGTCCTGCTTGGGTTATTACAGGAACCAAACATATCCTTTACAGCGGTCTTACCTATGTTGAGGTTGACTACATCCCTGAAGGTGAAACTCCTGTACATATGGATAAACCTATTGACCCGAGAGATATAACCGACGACGATACGCAGTTTCCTCCATATATTATGGATGCAACGGGTTCAAAATGGCATACCACTTGCAGTGAACAGCCTGCAGGTTGGGAAAATACCGAAGAATTCTTAGATGAACATGTCTATAAATACGACGAGGATACAGGTTATTACGTAAACCACAACGGTGAGGAACTTCCGAACAATTTGGATGAACTTGACCAAACAATGTTCGCCAAGGTTGTGGAAGGTGTAACTTTCTACTATGTGAAGGTTGATGTGTACACCTATTATAAGAAAACAAGAATGAGCAACATTCAGCTTCAGAATGAAGACATCAACAATTCATATAATAATATGGTTGTTGCAGTTCTCCGTTCACGTGGTGAACACAAGAGAGCCGCTTTCGTGAGACATCCAACCCCATCGGACATCGAGAACGGTGTTTGCGACGACGTGTACGAGTTTGACGGTATCGAGTATCTTGCGGATGAGGTTACACTCGAACCCACAAAGAGTTTAAAACTCGGTTCTTCATGCAACCCAGGTTATTCAAGCACAACAGGTGATTTCACGGTTGACCCTTATAACAACGGTACTTTCACTGTGGTTGTCAAGACTAACGTCGGTGAAGAGAAACGCTACAACGTTTCGCTGAACGAGGGTGACAAGAACTACATCTATAATGTTTTTGGCGGCAACCCCGAGGAAGGTGACACTGAAATTTACGTTGAGGAACTTTACGATGTGGCATTGAAACAACTCATCGCATCAGGTGAAATCAATGCTATCAACAGCGAGGTGTTGAAATATCCTGCAGTTTACATTGTTCCTAAATTCGTTGATGTTGACGACATTATAGACGAAGACAACGTGCTTACGAGAAGTTTTATCGGAAAACGTTATCTTTACAGCGACAAGATTGCTGACGGACGCGAGTTCCCGATTCGCTATTCTCTCGACAAGGGTGCCACATGGTTTGAGGCTCCCGGTATCACAGGTATGATTTACTCCGTAATCTCTCATACCAACCCTGATAATGGCAAGAAGGTTTACTTCTACGGTGCTTATCTCGCCAATGCCGATTTCACTTGGGCTGAGATAGACAAGGAAGACGTTCCTGATGGAATAGAATGGATACCTTGTTCACAGGATGTAACCGACGAACAGCAGAACTGGTTTGAAGAAAAACCTGAGGCATACGCTTCATCTCCTGAATACATCAGAGTTGGTGACATCACTTCAAGCGGCAGCGGTTCAGGTAGCGAGGAATATCAATACTTCAAGAAAAAGATGACTGATTGGTATCCTTCAGAGGACAGCAAGAAACCGACCGAGTACCTTACCGTGTTTGACTACACTACCGATGTTGCGGAGAACAACAATGTTCTCAACAACTGCGTGAGAGTACTTGCTGACGATATGTTCTATATCTATACCAAGATAGGAAATCCTCATTGCGACAACAGCAGTTGCGAAACTCCTGACGTGTATCCTATAACTCTTGACTTCAATAACTATAAGGAATCTTACAGATATGCTTCAACCCCTTGGTTCGTGTCAGAGGTTAAGGGTGACGCAGAGAATGTGGAACTCCACAAACTGTTCAGATTCCACACCATTTCCGACGGTAACAACAGTACCACTGAGTTCAAGGTCTCTATCGAGAATATTGACCCGACTGCAGGTACATTTGACGTTGTCCTGAGAGACTACCTCGATTCGGACATCAACATGACAACCATCGAGCGTTTCAACGGATGTAACCTCGTTCCTGGTTCAAACGACTACATTTCTCTCAAAATCGGTTCGTTTGACGAGCAGTACGAGCAGAAATCCAAGTACATCACCGTTGAGGTTATCGAGAACGACACAACCAAGACCTCTGTTCCTGCAGGTTTCCTCGGTTATCCTGTGAGAAACTACAGCGGTACAGGTGTCAAGACCCGTTCATACAAGTATGTTGCATGTGAGTCAGGTGAGGTCAGCGGCACTCCCGTTCATATGGATGCAATTCCTTCGGCACAGACATTGACTGACGACAGCCCCGAGTTCATAGAGGTTGCAACCGATTACTACAAGAAGGTTGACGCCCTCTCAACAGAACCTGTACAACCTTTCTTCAAGTATAATATCATGATTGACGACGAACTGAAGCCAAAGAAACAGTACTTCGGTGTTTCCGACTTGGTCGGTATCGACAGCGACGTGTTCGCATACAAGGGTGTTGAGGCTTACAACGGTGTTCCTCAGGGACTCACCCCTTGCTTCCACTTGGATGCACGTATTTTCAACGGAACTCCTGATGCTGACGGTTACATCTACTCGGATGGTCTGAAACAGAAAGTTTCTGTGGATGATATAACGGGTTACTCATGGTCGACCGTTGCCAAGGGTGAGGTGACCAACGAAGGTATCGAACCCCGTATCGGTGGTGACGACATCATGGCAGGTACTATCTATGAGGACAAGAAATACCGCAAGTTCACCGCTGCTTTCTACGGCGGTTGGGATGGTTGGGATTACTACAGGACAAGCCGTACCATCGGTGATGAGTACCGTTACAGAGAATACAAGGGTGCCATCAACCCGACAAGCGGTTACGGCAAGATGTTCAGCGTAATCAAGAACGCTGAAAGCATCGGATTCGACAATGGTGAGAAGGTTATTACAAGTGACTACTACGCTTACCTTGCAGGTGTCAGACAGTTTGCTAACCCGAAGACCATCGAAATCAACGTTCTTGCAACTCCTGGTATCGACTACGTCAACAATAACCAACTCGTTAATGAGGTTATCGACATTGTTGAGGATGAGCGTACCGACTGCGTGTACATCACCACCACACCTGACAAACCTTTCGGTGCATCGGATGCTGAAGAGGATATGTACACTCCTGACGAGGTTGCTTACAACCGTGAGGACAGTGACATTGACTCCAACCACACCGCAACCTATTATCCTTGGGAAAAATACTTCGACAGTGCCAACAACCAATACATCTACCTCCCAATTACAAGAGACGTTGTTGCAAGCATCGCTCTTACCGACAATATCGCTTGGCCGTGGTACGCTGCAGCAGGTTGGAACCGTGGTAACCTGTCGGGTATAAGACCTAAGAAAAAACTGAAACTCTCTGAACAGGATACCCTTTACGACGCAGGTGTCAACTTCATCAACTCGTTCGCAAACGAAGGCGACAAGATTTGGGGTGACAAGAACCTGCAGATTAAGGACACTATCCTTAACAGACTTTCGAAACGCAGACTTCTGCTCAGAATCAAGAGGCTCCTTCAGAACGCTTGTATCGGTCTTCTCTTCGACCCGAACGACGTTCAGATGTCCAAGTCTGTCAGAAACAGCGTTGAAAGCGTACTTGAGAACGTACAGAACAATAGGGGTATCACCGACTACCGTGTTGAAATCGACGACTCGCCCGAGACGCGTGACAAACTCGGACTCGGAGTTACCTACTACATTAAGGCTTCTCCTCTCTTGGAGTGGATACAGTTCACGAGTGTTCTGACACCTCAGGGCATGGAGTGGTAAGAAATTACCATAACATAACGAAAATAAGCGGTAATGTAAAAATTACCGCTTATTTTTTATTAATGGAGATATTTTTTATTAATGGAGATATTTATAATAAATAAGACACTAAAAAATTATATATGAAACAGACTATCAATCTTGACGAAAATAAATTCCGTGAACTTATCAAGGAAAATGTTAGACAAATTCTGAATGAAGCCGAAAACGGTGGTTGGGTTGTTGAAACAAGTGAAGCTGAAGAAGCTTATAATTTTGCGGCACAAATTTTAGGTAATGAAGAACTTAATCAAGCAATTGTCAGGGCAATGTCAAATGAAACACTTGCACAAATCCTTGCATACCTTTTCCGTATGTACAACCTGAAAGAATGGGGAGACTATAAAGCGAAAATGGATGGTTTAAATGATTATGAAGAAGACATGTTTATCAATGAGACACTGAACGAATATGAGGGTATGGATGACAGTTGGAGTTACGCCGCCGTCTTCGGTGAAAACCAAAGGGATATTTACGACATGCTTTGGCAGGTTAAACTTGCCCTTCAGAAAAAAATCAAGAGGGGTGTTGAAATTAGAAAAGACATCCTTGCAAATTCGTCGGTAGTTCGCAGGGCTGCGCAAATCACCTTGAAACGTTTCAATGAATACAATAAAGAAGTGGGTGAAGAACCATTCGATATGGATAATGAGGTTAAACGTGGTTTGAGAGAATACTATGCAGAGAAGATTCTCAACTGGATTAAAGAAGAAGAGTGGAATAAGCAAAACCAATCAACCGACGAGACTATCAACGAGACACTGAAAAGGATTTTCAAAACAATCAAAAACCAATAACAGTATATTATTTCGTATTGTAAACAAAAGCGGATTTTTCAATCCGCTTTTTCTATTTTCGCTATGTGGATGTTACACTAAAAAACTACGGCTAATTGAGACAACCGCCGTAGTTTTTCGAAATATGTAAACAGACGTCTTAGAAAGTCAGTATGCAGTATGTGGGCTGAAGTGTCAACTCGATTGTTGCGAGGTCATCCGAGTTGTAGTCCAATTCACCGAACTTTGCGTCGGTTATCTGACAGCCTTTCAGTATCCACTGCGATACAGCTGTACCCGTCGGGTCAACCATCTCAAGGATAAGGTCACGCTTGTAGGCAACTGCATAACCCATACGTCCCGTTACACTCTCTGCGTGGAGACGCACCCATTCCATGACAGCCTGCGAAGCTGAAGGTCCGATTGGGTCTTTCAACGAAATCGAAATGGTGTCCCATTTGTAACGTCCCGCAACATAGGTCGAGGTGTTCATGAAGGGTATCTCAGTGTTTCCGATGTTGATTGAAGGTCTCGAGGCAGTGCTCACCCACCACTCCTGTATTCCAAGGTCGGAAGGAAAACGAACCAAAAACCTATTTTTACGTAATGGTTCGTATTCAATGGGCATTTTCAAAATTAAATCGTTCATATTAAAAATTTTTTAGTATATTTATTTCTGTAATTATAAATATCACAAAAATGAAAAAAGAAAAAAATTTAGAAAAGTTTATTGAGAAGTCAAAAAAAGTTCACGGAGACAAGTATGATTATTCTAAGGTAGAATATGAAAACAGTACAACACCTGTATGTATAGTTTGTCCCGAGCATGGCGAATTTTTACAAACACCCGTGGTACATGTAAAGGGTTTGACACAGTTAAATTGAAAAATAAGAAAAAATATGAAACTTTTATAAATAATATGTAAACTTTTTCTTTTAATGCAATATTTATAATATGGAAAGAAAATTAAAACAAGCAATGGAGAACGCACCAAACGCAAAATATAAAGTTGTTGAAGTCACCAAGGACTACTACAAACTCGAAAACGGTGACATCTTCGAGCATACTTTCGATATAGACAATAACATCACTGTCGAAGAGTTCCAAGCAATGCTCGACAACGCAAGAAAAATAATGGAGAACATCATCGATGAATAACGGTCTGCTTAACATAAAACAAGCATCTGACTACCTTGGTGTGTCAAAAGACACATTGAGGAAGTGGGACAAGAACGGTAAACTTAAACCACTGAAGACAATCGGTGGGCATCGCAGATATTCCGTTCAAGACCTTGACAAGTTTGTCGGGAAAGAAACTACGGAAGAACGGGCAACCGACGTTATTTCGTGCGCTACATATGCGAGAGTTAGTTCAAACGAGCAGAAACAAAAAGGCGACTTGGATAGACAGTCGCAAAGACTCTCCGAATATTGTGCAAAGCAGAACATCCACGTCACGCACATCATAAAGGATGTTGGAAGCGGATTGAACGACAACCGAAGTGGGTTCAACAGGCTGACAGACCTAATCATTAGCGGTAAGGTTAATATGCTTGTGATAGAACACAAGGACAGACTGACGAGGTTCCAGTTCAACTTCATCCACAAGATGTTCGAGAGTTACGGATGTAAGGTCATTGTGCTGAACGGAATGGACGTGAGCAACACCGAGGAGTTGACCGCAGACATGATGTCTCTTTTGGCAAGTTTCAGCGGGAAGTTCTATGGTAAACGCAGTGCGGAAAGAAGAAAAAAGAAGCAAAATAAAGATGAAAATAAGATTTTATAACACACCGAATAGTTGGTGGTATGTTGGAATGGGATATAGAAAATACCACTGGTTTTATATCAGTTTTCTAACAAAAACAATAACCCTCTATTGGGGAAAAAACACAAAATACATACCTTGAAATGTTAAGGGCAATTAAAATAAGGTTATATCCAAACAGGGAGCAGGAACTGAAACTCAACAAGGTTTTGGGTTGCTACCGATTTGTCTATAACCAAATGCTTGCCCTTAAACAGCAAGAATACAACGAAAACAAGAAATCATTGGGACTTACCGACCTTTCGAAACATTTTCACGGAACGTTGCTGAAAGATGAACAATACGCCTGGTTAAAAGAACAGAACACCAAAGTGATGAAGCAATCCATAAGACAGATGCTTTCGGCGTATGACAAGTTCTTCAAACAGCACAACGGATTCCCGAAATTCAAATCAAAGAAGGATAGACAGTCGGCGTTGTTTCCGTTGGAAGCAATATCGAAGGGAAACAAATTTGACGAAAGAAAGATAACATTGACGCAACCATTAAAGGATATTAGGTTCAGATGTTCGGACCTTTACTTCAAGAGGCTTCAAACATACAGGGATGGTATAAGATGTGCTACCTTATCGAAAACCAAGAGTGGTAACTACTTTTTATCCATACTTGTTGAATTGCCACAAAAGGAAGCCGTGAGATTTGGACAGACGGATGCACATGTTGGCATTGACCTTGGAGTCAAGGACTTTGTAATCACAAGCGACGGAGAGGTGTTTGAAAATAGGCACTTCTTCAAGAAACAAGAGAACAAGGTTGCGAAACTACAAAGGCAATTAAGTAGGAAGCAGAAAGGTTCGAACAATCGGAACAAACAGCGTGTTAAGATTGCAAAGGCATTTGAGAAACTTACCAACCAAAAGGAAGCGTACATACATAGTGTGGTGAATGGGTTACTTGCTTATTATGATGTCATGTTTATGGAAGACTTGAATGTGCAAGGTATGTTGAAGAACCATAAGTTAGCCAAGGCGATACAGGAGATTGGGTTGTATAGGTTCAGACAGATACTTGAATACAAGGCAATGGACAACTACAAGGAAGTGGTGTTTGTCGGTAGATTTTATCCAAGTTCGAAGACATGCCACAAGTGCGGCTACGTCTACAAGGGCTTGACCCTTGGCGAACGTGAGTGGACTTGCCCCGTGTGCGGTGAACATCATGAGAGGGATTTGAACGCTGCGATTAATATCCTTGTTGAAGGTGAAAGAATAATAGGGTCCCGTAGACCCGAATTCACGCCTGTGGAGAACCCAACCGTGGACGAACGCACGGAGACGTGCCTAAGAAGCGGCGGTTCGTCGAAACAGGAAGCGGAAACTGATGGGAATCACAGGTTTTCATAGGTTTCCGTGTACGGTTTTATAAGGTATGGGATTGTGGTCTTTATAAGTATATTTGGAAAAAACAATAAAAAAATTTATTGAAAATATTGTTTTATTTTATTTTTATAGTATATTTATAAATGAATAATAACTTAAAACAATAAAAATTATGAATGAAAACAAACTTTTAACAACAAGTGAAGTTGCAAAGAAATTGGGTGTGACGCCTGATTGTATCAGAAAATGGGATGAAAGCGGTGTATTGAAAGCCGATTACACAACTGAAGGTGGACACAGGAAATACAAGGAGTCCACGGTGAACGAATACTTGGAAAAAGATACTTTGGGTAGTTTTAATGTAATGATGACAAATGTTAGGGAGGAATGGGCAAAGAAAAAATATGTAGATTTGTCAGAAAAAATTGAGGAAAGAACAAATTCATATTTGACTGATGAAAAAAACAAAACATGCATGCCTGTTGTGAGATTGGGTGATGATGACACTATTGCCTTAGTAAAAGATGGTTTTATAGTAAGAACCGGTTTTTACCTTTCCGGACATCCTTTTTTAAGCGACGCCAAGTATACTACTGACATGAAAACGCGGTATGAATATATGTCAGCTTTAAATGGTAAATCTAATCCTACATTAGAAAAGTGGATGGAATATGATATTGATAATGTGTGGGCATATATAAATTGGGAGTACTATACTGTTAAAGATTTTTCTTTTCAAAGATTAAGTTCCGAACAATTCATAAAAATAATTTTAGAAGAAAACTTTGAGGGGATAATTCATAACCATAAAGATGAATTAAAATCAAACAAATATTCGGTTCAAGGATATGAAAGGTATATCACTTGTTTTGCAAAACAGGTGATGGATTACTATCTTATCAAACATCATGATGAGTTCGATTATGATAATGAGGATTTTCGGACATGGTTTAAAAAGGGAGACTATGCAGTACTTCGTGTTATTTTTAAAAGTGGGATTTACACATTCCGTTTTGAAAATAATTCATCCAATTGGATGAGCATTCATGTTTTTGATGAATGTAAGTTCAACAAAATAATGAATGCTTTTAAACATAATCTTATAAAATGTGAACTTTCAGATAGTAGAGTTGGTTATGTGGATGATATTATTGACGAGGTATTCGGTGACGTGAAGGAAGATGAAGATAGTGAAAAAAGTGATATTATTGTTGATGCATCATTCATGGCACGTGTGGAGGGATTCAACCAAACGGTTGATATAAGTGAGAATGATATGTTAAAATTAGGTGATAAAATGAATAATTTAGAGTGTGTATTTTTGGATGAAATGAGTAAAAATGGCATAGTATGTGTAGATGATACAACCCCCATTTCATTTGCGCTCGGGCGGACTGATAAAAAAACTGACATCGAGGTCGGAGGTTTAAAGAAATGGCAAACAAGATTACATGTAAAACATACCAAGGAATATGATAATGATAAGCAAGCATATCTTCTTAAAGCATTGAAAGAGAAACTTGATACATGCAAATACCTTGTATTGGATGAGAACTATGAGACCAAGTTTATCGAACCTAATACAGATTTGAATGATGAAAACAAGGTGTGGAAGGAAAATGAACTTAAACATCTTGACTTTCCCATCATACATGAGTTTAAGGACAATGCAGAACATAATAGGGTTGTGAGACGAGTTGTATTTTGTCCGTGCTGTGGTAATACCCTACATAGCAAAACCCCAACGATGTACAATCCTTTCTCAATGGAAAGTCAAGCTGTGTGTGTATGTGACCGATGTGGAAAAACAGTCAAAACTGAACATGCGTATCCTCGTCTTGTATTTAAAGATGTAAACGGAGATGACTTGAAAGTTTGGATGTAATTGATTAATAGGTATAAAAACTAAAACCCTCCTGAAAAATCGGGAGGGTTTTTTTATGAGAAAAAAAGAACTTGTAAATTTAGATTAATCGTCATGCCAATCAGTGTTAGAAATATAAAGATTTCTTATCTTTCCACGACCACCGAATTCAGGAAAAAACCACTGAGGACATAAAACCAAGCGATAACCGTTATTTTTGTTATCAAAATAATATGCCTGATGCGGGCGACTTGAACCACTATATTCATAGCCTTCTTTATTAAGAAGTTCTCCTACTTTATTAAAATCTACAATTTTATCATATATTCTCTCACCATTAAAGAGCGTGTTCTTAATAAGTCTTATCAAACGTACTTCTTCATCTTCGTGGTCTAAAGCAATTTTAGCCGCCTCCATTTCAGGGTCGTCACCAAAATCAGACATCATATTGCGCGGGTCAACACCAATATTTTGCAGTGTATTGACAACACCTTCCTTAATAATGGTTTTGAGTTCATGTTCATTCAATCTGATAATCTTTTTCATTACTTAAAGAATTTTAGGCTTATTTCTGTCCGTTGCCTTTTGCCTGTGTCTCGATAGGTTTATCAACTGTGGATAAAAGTTTCGACAACATTTGATACTCAGCAGTTTCAGGTTTTTGTGCGAGTTTTGCAAGTCCCTTGATAACTGCAAGACGTATGTTTGAAAGAATTTCCTTAACCTCAGGGTCGGCAACCTGTTCACTTGGGACCTGTCCCTGTATTGGAGTCATATCACCACCGTTATCCATAGGTTGAGGCTCATCCATTGGTTCATTCGGAAGCGGGGCTGTGTCATAACCCGGGTTGTCCGTTTCGTTTTCGCTTGGTGAGTTGAAAACCATTTCCATCAGGGTCTGTCTTCTGTTCTTGGCAGGTTTAACGCCGTGCAAATCCTGTCTCAGTTCGTTTATAAGTTGTCTTGTATTTTTTGCCATTGTGATATATGCTTTATTTGTTAATTATTTTCGTTTGGGGTTATATCCAATGCACTCAAAGCCTCTCCTATAATATCTTCTCTTTTGGAAATAAGTTGGTTGAGGATGTCACGTTTTTGTTTGTATTCCGCCAATTGTTCTTCCGACATGTGGGAAACACTGTCGTTCACCATGCCCATCATGCTTTCGTTTGAAAACATCTCACTGCTGTATATGTCGATAAGTTTCTGACAGAGTTCAAGTTGGTCAAGTTGTTCCATAAATTAATAAATGTTTTATATTATAATAAATATCGGACAATTAATATTTTGACAGTTTGTCAAATGTTGCGAGAAACTTGTATTTGGCAAGGTCACCCTTGAAGTCGTCTATTGCTGATATAATCCCCTTATATTCATCTTTATTGGAGAATGTATTGGAGAGTGATGTGAGGATGTCATCCACGTATTCGCAGAGGTCACCAATATGTTCAGCGTTCCTTATGTCATGTTTAAGTGAGAAGTCACTGAAGGCAGGCTTGCCGTCGGTTCCGAAAAACTGTTCTGCAAGTGTGTCTGCAAATTCCACGATACCGTCCCTTACCTCGTCACACAGTTCGTGTTCGTGATTGGTGTCGGTTGAGTAGTGTATCATCTTTGTCATGTCGGCATAGAGGTACAGTTTCATTATCTCGTCGCAAATTTTCTGTTTCATTTAAATGTGTTTTTATATAAATATAGTGAAAAAACAAAGAAATAACTATATATTATATTAACATTCTTTTATTTTATGATAAAACAGCCGTCAAGAAAAGGTGCAAAGAAAAAGGTCAGGAAGCCCGTGGTGAAAAAGAAAGGTGGGACTCGGAAAAAGAGTCAGGATTACGGGGTGTCTAAACTCGAGTCCGACTTTGCCCACAATTTCCTTGACAAGATGAAACTGAACTACGTTTATGAATACGAGGCAAAGGAAATAGGGAGATTTTATGACTTTGCGATAGTGGCGATACCCACGAATGTTGAATTGATAATGGAGGAGAAAAACGGCGTTTCGGCAATTTCACAGAACAGGAACGATGTGCGTGTATTGTTTCTCTTGGAAATTGATGGTGACTATTTTCACTCCAATCCCAAATATTTTGGCAAAAAAGATTTGTCTCCTATGCAGAAACACAACAAGTTTGTGGACAAACTCAAGGATGAGTGGTGCGAGAAGCACAAGATACCGTTATTGAGGATATGGGAGGATGACATACGGAATAATCCCAAGGCGGTGTTCAAGATGATTGATGAAGTAATTGAAAAGTTGGACAAACTTGACAGGATAAAGGCAAATATAAACAAACCGCACAGAAAACGTTGAAAAAAATAAACAAAAAATATAAATTAATAATAAAAGCATCATACAAATGGAAATGGAACCTAAATACAGCATGAACGACATCGTTTATTTCACAAACGAGAAGGGTAACTATTGTTGCGGTGTCGTGATTGGGATATACAACGTTGGATATTGCGTTGTGTACGACATTGAGATAAACGACGACTACCTCGGATATGTCGTGAAGCGTGGTGTGGACGAAAAAATGATGAGTGTGAAAAAATAACGGATAAAGAAAGAAAATGTATGAACGCATGTAACGGAAAGGATTCGACAATTTCACTCTTGGTGCCGTACAGCAACGGGGACGCCGAGAAGGGGTTTGTATATTCGGGCGGTGACATAACCGAACAGCAATACAGCCGCATGATGATAGACACATACAACAAGTACAAGGACGGTGTGCGTGAGATGTACACCGAGCGTTGCGGCTACAATATGGCTATCAACAACTTTGACAAGGAGATTGTGAAATATACACAGCAACAGTTCTTCTATGACGAGACCAAGGTGAACATATACAACGGTGACGGCTCGGCGATGACGATTGACGAGTTGATTGGGCACTTTCAGGCTGAGAGACCGTTCATCATGGTCATTAACATGTACAAGATGGGCGATAACAGTTCACTTGAAAGTGATATGAAGGTATGGATGAGGGAATGCCTTAAGATTACGAGAAATCCGATGTTCAGTGAGGTTGAGAAGATACAGTACCTTTCCAAGAAAAACATGAAGATAAAGTTCGACGACGCAAAGTCGAGTGCAGTACTTTACAACTGCAAGATGGTTGACGTGAAGAACAACACCACGTTTGTTTTCATTGTCGAGAAGATAATATTTGTTACAGACGGAAAATAAAGGAGAAAAAAAATATAATAGAATATGAATGAAGAAACAATAAAAGATGTTTCGGATGAAACGATAAAAAATGTTTCAGATGAAACAAAAGAGGTAACCGAAAACACATCGTTTGCCGAATTACCGCTAAATGATTTTCTAAAAAACTTCAAGTTAGGTGAAGATATAAAAAAAGAATATAATATAAACGGTAATGATACAACAAAGAAGAAAAAACCATCATTATTGATAAAGAGTCTATTGGAAAAGTGTGATTTTTTATCAACACACAGAAAGAAGCAACATAGCCCTGAATTAGAAAGAATGAAAGAACTGAACAGAATTCTTTGTAGGGGGGAGAAATTTGTATCATTAAAAAGTAAACTTGTTGATTACAGCAACGAAATACAAAGACATAGTGATGAAATTGCCAAACTGACAAAGGAACAAAACGAAAAAATAAGACAATTTATGAATAATAATAACGATATATTATAAATAAAATGAGCATAATAGACTATTACAGGGAAAAACTCGATTCGGAACGTGAAATCGAGATACCGATGACCGACGAGGAGGAAATTGCCGCACAGGGTGAGTATGACAGATGGAAACAAGGTAACAGAAAGATTGAGGAGGACATTGACCGCTTCATGAGAAACAAGATTGGTGCAATAACCGCAATCATGGAACTTAGTGACAGGATGCGTGTGGTGAACGGTGACAAGGTTGTCATTGATGATAAGAAGAAAGACGAACCGAGAAACGACAACAGTGAGGAGATACGACTCCTGAAAGAGCAGAACGCACTGCTTAAAGAATTATTGCTTAAAAATTCAAACAACAATGAATGCAACAGATAAAATGAATCATTTTGAATCATCATGTTCCGAGGATTTCAAGAATAAAAAGAAACAGGGACAACGTTCCATTGAGGAAATCAAAAAAGGTTGTGAAGAAAACCTTAAAGACGTGACCAACCAAATGCTTGCAGATATTCTTTCCAAATATGCTGACAAGTTGGATAACACACGGAAGAAAATGATAGAAGAAGCAATGAAGGAAAACGAGGAACTTGACGAGTTTGCAAAAATACAGCAGAATACTGAGGACAGTTACAATATGATGAATTTGCAACTCGGGAGACTTTGGGAAATAAGGGAAGATGAACCGTTTTTCTTCACAAGAAAGATGTATGACATCATGACAAGCATCGGAAACAGGAATACCAACACCCTTGTATTGAAGACAAGGCAGTGTGGAATGACCACATTGATGTGCATGTACACACTCCTGTATTTCAAGATGCACAGGAACGAGGGTAAAACCGTGTACATTGTTTCACAGAAAAAAGCACAAACAACATGTATCATATCAAAACTATCAAGATACTATGGTGAAAAGGATATGTTAAAGTCATCAGACCGTGGCTGCATTGTTGATGAGATATGTGGTAACTATGTGTGCTATCTGAGTTCATATATGGATTTAAAAAACCTCAAAATAAACGAACCCGATATCGTTTTCTTGGATGAAACCGCCTTTTGGGGCGCAAACGAGAAGAAAAAATGGGAAGAATACATTCATAGTTTCAAGGAATACCCGAAAGTTGTCGAGACAACGACTATCAATCCTAAAGACAGGACGGCTTTCGATGAACTGATGGTTCCCAAGACAGGTGTATATCCTTATATGCCTGACATGTGCCTTGACACTGTTGACGGTTCTACAAGTTATGACGTGTGTGCTCCTGTTGAAGTGTTCTTTGTCAATTGGTATGAAACACAGTGGGGCATAAAGGAGGGTATAACCTTCACGAGGGATATAAACGGCACCGAAATCAAGATACAGATGCAGGCTGACGACGTCAAGAAGATGCTTGTCGAGCCAAGCGGTGTCATTAAGACATTGACACACGAGGGGTGGAAACTTACATCCCCGACATTGGAGAAAATGATGTCTTTACGTGCCTGTAATAATGAAGATGAAAACATTGAACGCAGTTTTAAAGACTTGTACAAGAATACAATCATGAAAAATGCTTCACGCTTGACTAAAAAAGAGGCTCTTGAAATCACAATGGAGGATATTATCTCGATTTTCACCAATCCCTTGTTCTGGGAAAGCGTTTTTGAAAAAGAAAAATAAACTACATATAATTAAAATATAGACTTATATGGCAACAAAAAAGGAAAAAGAGGCAAAACAGGCTAAACTCGACGAGGAAAAATACCGCAGGAGTAGTCAAATCGCCATTATCAAGGCATCCAATCAAATGATTGAGGAAGCCAAGGAGTTGGTTGAGGAGAAACTTGGCGGTGACGAGCGCCAACTGTACAAAATGCGCAAACTCCTTGACGAGGCACAGGACGAAAACCTTTCAACAGGTAAGAATTATCTCCAAGCCACACCCGAGGAGATTGAGAACAGTGTGTATACTGAGGCAAACGACTATTACAAGAACAAATATCAGAAGCATCTTGAGGATAGGGGTGTTACCGACGAGGAACTTCGCAACAAGAGTTACGGTACGCCTGTCGGAAGCAAGGCTCAGGTTGTAATGAGTGCCGACAGCAAGAAAAAGGAGGATAAAAAATGGTATTCGTTCATGAAAACCAAGTCCGAGAAGACCAAGGACGGTGAGGAAATTATATCCGAGATTAACCAAAGCAAGAGAACCATCAAGGGTGAGGGTTACTATGACGATGGTGACGACATCAAGGACGGCGGTGACATTATGAAGGACATTATCAAGAATAATGAGACTGTTTCTGAGAAACCGTCGGTTAAGGAAAAGGAGGAACAGAACAGCAGCATCAACCAAAAGATTGAGGAAAGGATTGACCTAGGTTTGGTTGGTGAAACGAAGGAGTATCCTGACTTTGACCCGTCTGCCGTGAACCCGATGACAAGGTATGACATTATCGAACTCCCGTCACACGGTGAATGCTATGCCCACAAGAAGGGTAGAATCCCAGTTAGGGAACTCACTGCTTCGGATGAAAACCTCATCGCTTCCCCCAACATGTATACCAATGGTCAGTTGATTGACACAATTCTCAAAAGGTGTATTCTCGACAAGAATTTCAGTGTTGAGGACATGTGCACAGGTGACAGGGACGCTGTTGTACTATGGTTAAGAAGTACCGCCTACGGTCCTGAGTATACAATGTCAGCCCGTCATCCTGAGACAGGAAAGGAATATACTTCAACTATCAATTTAGGTGAGTTCAGATATAAGGATTTCAACCTCAAGGGTGATGAGAACGGGCATTTTACCTATTCATTTAAAAATGGTGATATTGCCAAATTCAAGATACTTTCAAACAAAGAGATTGACGAGTTGCAGCGTGAAACAGCGTTGAAATACATTAATCAAGAAAAGTTTATTGTCTACGAGAAGATAACCGCCATTGAAATGCAGGTTAAGGAAATATTCAAGCGTGATACAGCAGATAACACTTTAAATGATGCAATTGATTATATAAAGGAGTGGGCAAACAAGGATAGTGTTAAGGAATATGGTGACACACTTTATACTAATTTCGTTACCAATTCACTTATAAGGAGAACGGTTAGTATTAACGGTAATGATGACCCTGAATATGTGTCAGAATATATAAATAACCTCCGCTTGTCGGAATCACAGGCATATCGCAAATATCTGTTTGAGAATGTTCCTGGTTTTGATTTTTCAGTGGAGATACAAATTCCTGAGTCCGACGGAGGTGGCTCGTTTGAAAGTACCTTTCAATATGGGAATTATATATTTATTGCTTAGTCATATCAATGAAAAACAGTTTAAATATGATATGTGGCTTTGTCACGCATACATGAAAATGAGAATGGAGGACATTTATAATCTCCCCGTAAGCGACAGGAAGGATTTTATAAGGATACACAACAAGGTTACAAAGGAACAGAATGAAAAAATGAAAAAATAAGGGGAAAGAAATTCCCCTTTTTTATTTATTGGTATTTATTATATAGAGAAATAGCAGATACAATATGGCAAAAATAGATGATGAAATATCAGAATTAAAAGATGCAATAAAAGGTCTTGATAGGTCACTTAATTCTTTTAACAAAGGTTTTAAGGATAATGTTAAAGATTGGCTTACTGGCGGTAAAACCAGTGAATACCAAAAGAAATTGGGTGAACAACAAGATTTATTGGATAAGGTAAAGGAATACGAAGAAAAAATAAAAAACACAAAAGAAGGAAGTAGTAAAAATAAAAAATACAAAGCCCAACAAGCAAAAGCGAAAAAAGAAGCTGAACTTGCAGGTAAGGAAGCCACCCAATTAAAGAAAGCAGGAAACGCTGCTGCAGCAGCAAAAATAGCGGGCATGGCTACTGATATTGCTAAAAAAGGTGCTGATTTATGGCTTAAAATGAAGGAACTTGATATAAAGGAACAACAAATCAAGTTATCAGCCGCTACAAAAATAGTTTCAATGCAAACCGCAATGTATGGAAAAGCGGTTAGTAATGGAATAAAATCAGGTACAGGAACAATTACATCAAGTATAAAAGAAAATGTTTACACAAGTATGGATAATGTTCTTGAAATTGGTAAACAGTCTTTAATCAATTCAGTGGAAATTTCAAAAATAAATTTTGATAAAACTGCTGATTTATCAATAAATCAGATAAATAAAAGCGTGGCTGTGGTAGATGCGGCTGCAGGGGCAGTATCAGGGGCTTTAAGTTCAATACCTAACCCATATACAGCAATAGCAGGTGGATTAATTTCTATAGGGCAAGCAATTTTTGATGCAAAAAAACAAAAAGAAATTATGCAGCTTGAGTATGCTAAGGAAGTAATAGGTATGGAAAAAGACCTTGAAAAACAATTTATGGAAACAGTTCATGAATTGGTATCAGGTTTTACGGCGATGATTAAAAAAATTGATGACAATTTAATGAATTTGGATAATCAGTCACATTTTATTGCCAGAAATTTTGGGTTTTATGGTAATAGTCTTGAACAATATACAAAGGCAGCGGCAGATATAAATGTACAGATGGCCGGTATTGGTAAAACATATGAACAATTTAAACAATCACAAGAGAATTATATTAAAGAGTCGGGACGTAATGTTTTAATGAATGGAAACGAAGGGTTAATGACTTCATCACTTGATATGTTGTTTGGACTTGGGGATGGTGAAGCAAGTCAATTAATGGGGGCAATGAATGTTTTTAATACATCCATAGAAAGTGGGTCGGATATAATGTTTGAAATGTATAAAACCGCCAATAAGATGGGTGTGTCAAATCAGAAATTTGCAAAGGATATGCAGAAGAACCTTAAACTCGCCGAAAAATATCAATTTAAAGGTGGGGTTAAAGGTATGATGGATATGGCACTTTGGGCACAGAAGACGAGATTTAATATGGATAGTCTTAGTGGTATGTTGGATAAGATGCATACGGGTAATATTGAGGATGTTCTTCAGACAAGTGCTAAGTTAAACGTACTCGGTGGTGCCGCAGGAATGCTATCAGACCCGATGTCAATGCTATATAATGCTTATATGAATCCTGCTGAATATGCTAAAAACATAAATAAAATGATAGCGGGATATGGTTCTTTTAATAAAGAAACGGGTGAAACCACATTTAACATAGCAGAACAAATGAGAATAGAGGCAATTGCATCGGCTACGGGAACGTCAAAAGAGGATTTAATGAATCAGGCGAGACAGGCAAATAAAGAAAAGGTTTTAAAGCAAAAGTTTGGCAATCGTTTTAGTGGGGAAAAAATGGATTTATTAACGCAACATGCTACTTATGACCAAAAAAATAAAAAGTGGGTTATAAATGTGATGGGTAATGACGGAAAAGTGACACAAAGAAATGTAGAAGATTTAAGAGAAAATAGTGAAGAGTTTGAAAATATTTTTCCGAAAGACACACAGGAACAACTTGTAGATGTTGCAAAACGAATACTTTCTTTAAAAGAAAGAGAGGTTGCAATAGACGAAGGAAACCGAGCAGAACTTATGAGGGCAACTCAAGGTAAACAGAAAGAGGAAACCTTGAGGCAACAAATGATAACACAAGGATATAATGAAAGAAATTTTGGTGATAATACTAAAATTTTGGAAGGTGGGTATGAACAAGCAACAGAATCATTAAGATTAAATTTAAACACATCTGAACAAGTAATTAAAAACCAAGAATTAATTCAAGGGTATTATGAAATGAGTAATCAGACGATGCAATTAATGGGTAATAATGTTGAAAAATATACAGCAGCATTAAATGCAACATTGAATGGCAACCAAATAGATTTTTTAAATGTATTGGGAGGTATTCCTGGTATGGGAGATAATGTAGCACAAATTAAAGATGCTTTATTTAAAGTGGCAGGTATACAAGGAACTCGTGAACAAAAAGCAGGACAAGCAAAAGCAATGGTTGGACAAAAACGTGACGACGCTTTTTATAAAAAACTTTCTGAATTATATGATGTGGATAATGATATGTTCAGTACAAATTGGGGTACAATCAAACATCATATGGAAAAAGGTGAATGGGATTTAAATGAGAACGGTGTGTTAATTGATACAAAAACAGGTCTTCCTTTATATTTGAACAATGTATCTAAAGAGGAAAATGCTATAGATTATGCAAGAAACTTAAATACATTTGGGCATACTATGGCGAGAGCTGGAATAATGGGTGCCGGTATATATACAGCAATACAAACCGGTGGTGCCGCAGCACCGGCTGCTATTGCTGCTAGTGTTGCGGGTAGAGCAGCATATAATAAAAGTATGGCAGTACATAAAGCCAATGACCTCATCATTTCCCCACGAAACGGGGGTATGTTTGAAACTGACCCCGAAGACACAATTATGGCATTCAAACCTGGTGGGTCATTAGAGAAGAGTGCACAGAAAAACGGTGGTACAGAAAACATCAACCTAACAGTTAATGGAACCTTAACATTATCAACGGGTAATCAGAAGATAGACCTTATGGAATTGGTAAGAAATGACCCTGATGCTTTAAGAAGTCTTACTGAAAAGATACTTCTTGAAGCAAGTTCAAACAAGTATGGCGGAAGACACACCTTCAATGCAAGTAGGTACACAATATAATCATATAAACAATGGATGGTTGTGAAACAGACAATAAGGTTAACAGAAAACGAGTTGAAATATATTGTAAAGCGTGTTCTACATGAAATAGCGGATTCCAATTTTAACGTTGGGCCTGTTTTTCATTGCGGAAGCCCCGTTTCCGAAGAGGAATTCAGGGATGTGATATGGTTTAGCAACAAACCGTTGACCGATTTCGGTGAACCTCATGAGTATATGCTAAGGATGAATAACCCCTTGGTTGTGCCGCCATGTTTCACTACGTGGACAGAAAAACTATGGGGCTATTGTTGTGATGAGGATGGAACCCCAAACAAAGACATAAACGACCCTCAGTTAACAGAGATATTGCCACCAATTATATGGGATATGGTACAGAAATCTGATGAGGAATTGGAGATAGGTGATGCCCCATATATTCTTGCTGATTTAAAAAAAGAAGGTAAAGTCAATTATGACGGAATGATTATAAAGAATATAGGTGAAACATGTTCAGGTTGGGTTGATGTTGACGATTATATTGTTTTTTCACCACAGCAGGTAAAAATGATAAGGTAAATACTTATATTAAAGGTATAATAGCGTAATATGGCAAAGGTTGAACAGATAGTAAACAATGTGACAGGTGCGATGGAGAATATAAACAGCACCTTCAACAGTATAGCCAACTATACAATGAAGGGCAGTGACGACAGGCAGCATGGACTGATGGGTCTTATCATGGGTCCTGTCTACAGTCTGTTATGGAAAGACCTGACAGTATTTGTTGACTCAATGTTAGGAATAAACATAGGTGACTACTGTGACTTCAACAAGAGGAATTACGGCTACATGACTCGCCTGATGCTCATCAACCTTTGGGAAAAACAGACAACATTGTCAATTCTTGGCGATAACGCCATGAACTTTGGTGATGGTAACTCAATCTCAACCCCCGCACAGAAACCTGCATATACGCAGGGAAACTACTATGGTGACTTTGTAAATGAGATACACAGTAATCCTGACGGTGTTGATTCCACAAGGGCAACCTATGCAAGAAACGAGAAGACAAATCCGTATCGTGAGTATTACAATCTGTATCCCGATGAACTTGACAAGTTTTCAGGTGAATTAAGTGATTTAGACAAGTGGGATACCCAAAACCCCAATTCCATACTATATAAGACCAAACAACTGTTCAACCAACGTAAGATAAACACCATTATATCACGTTTCGGTACAAACGCGGATGATGACTCATCCAAATTGACATATGGTGGGCAGGTACGAACCGACTATGGTGAGTCACACGGTAGGAACCTTTTGAAGAAGGGTGCAGAGGAAAACAGGTCATCCTATACTCAAAATGGATATAACAATCCGTACTGCAGGGTATGGACACACCATCACCAATATGACAAATACAGCAAGGTGATAAGACCGTTCGTGTTTCAGGATGCAAACGGTGACCCGACAGGCAATTTTGTTGCACCGAAGGAGTTCCATAAATGGAAAGATGCTGATTGGGCAAACGGAAACAATGGGGAATATGCGTGGAAAAACAGTGACAGCACGGGTTGGGACAAATCGGTACTTAAGGATGGCATACTGAATATTGCCCCCAAATATGTTAATGGCGGTGCATCGAATGTGCATACGAAAGACTGTATGTTCTCAATCGAGAATCTTGCATGGAAAGACTATGACCCATATTCATTTGAACAGGCGCTTTCATGGGAACAGAGAGGACCGATGGGTGGCAGGATAATGTGGTTTCCCCCATATGGTATTACCTTCCAAGAAACCACGACGGCTAATTGGAACAGGAACACCTTCATAGGAAGGGGTGAGGATGTATTTACCTATACCAATACTCAAAGACAAGGAACGCTTCGTTTTATCATGCTGACAGACCATCCGTCAGTGTTGGACTATGTGTCTTGGCATGAGGAAGGACAGGAAAATGTGAAAGACACTGATGTCTTGAGGTTTTTGGCGGGTTGTGATTCGGGTGACGCAAATGACGAAAACAGTATCCTGTCACACGCAAAGCCAACGCCTTTGACAGACGAATATACACAGATATGGCCGAAAGACACACGAATAATAAAGGCAGATAAGATACCTGTACCCGAAGTACCGCCACAGAGTGTTGAGGAGGTGAATTTTGCGGTATTTTATCCAAACAACTATTCAGGTATGTATGACAATAACGATGATGAATATCCTATCAAATATCTTTTGGCAGGATTAAACTCGGGACAGGATTTACAGGGTAACCGTGAGGAGATAACACTTGGAGAAGGTAACGGAAGAGGTTATGAGATGGGTGACTCAGGTATAACAGACGAGGCAAGTGCAACGGCTGATTCCAAAACCACATATATAGTTGGAAATAAGTATGCTTGGTATCAAGGATGCAAGAAACCCTATGAAAGGGATGAGAAGAAACATTGGTTTTACAGGATTGACGGTGAATACAAGGTTCCAACTCAAAAGGGTTATTCAAAACAATCTATATATGCCAATACATATGCACAAACGTTGGTCACTAAGAGTGATTATACAGATTCAAAATCATATAAACTCAATTCATCTTTAACCAATTCCAAAGATTTATTTAAGGATGTAAAAGAGGAGACAGTATACACATTTACCGAGGTTGTTGAGGCTATTGGAAAAGTGTGGAACTATGAAGAATATGTTAACTATACGCACCAATTCAATTCAAACTCTGAACGTGTGGATAAACTTGCACAACTTTTTTCCGAGGCGATGGATAAAAGTGAGGATAAAAGTAAATTAAAATTAACCGATTGCACTTGCGATGGTATGTCCAATGCTCAAGGTGCAAACAGTTCTAACGAAACTAATAGAGAAAGAAATAAGATACTAGCTGAAGAGAGAGGTAAAACTATACAAAGATGGTTAAAATTATTCTTTAAAAATGAAAAGATTTCTTTTGGAAAAAGTATTGCAGACCTTGGTCCTGAATATAAGAATAGTGGGGTCAGTGAATTAGGACCTAAACTTTATAGAAGTGCCAAGGTTAAGATGACATTCAAAAATGAGGTTCAGGAACCTGCTAAGAGTGAATACGATGACTACGTCGGCTACCATAAGACAAACGAGTTGGTGAATGGTAAAAAGGTGTATAAAGACAGTCAAGACCCGCCACAAAAATGGATTGAGATTGAGGAGGGTAAGTTCATTAAATACGACAACACTGCGGCTACAATACAGTCAAGAGTGAAAAACGGTGACTATTCATTCAATTTGACTAATGTTGATGATGGCGTAAATGACAAAGAAGGTGCATCCGAAAATAATATTTATAGATTTGACCAAGAATATCACTTCTTCAAGAAATTGGAGACTGACAAACCGTTTATATATGATAGTTTAATGAAAAAACTGCAGTATTTTGACCCTGCATTCCATTCAATGACACCCGAGGGATTCAATGCACGTCTTACATTCCTTCACCAATGTACAAGACAGGGTGCAACTGTTGCAAACTCAGACAGAATGGGTGGTGCAGCAGGTAATTTGGCATTCGGAAGACCACCGTTCTGTGTGTTGAGACTTGGAGATTTCTATAACCAAATGATTGTAATTGACAGTATATCCCTCAACTATGATGTCAGTGGAGGTATTACTTGGGATATGAACGAGGAAGGTATCGGTGTACAACCAATGATTTGTGAGGTTAATATCAATTTCACATTTATTGGCGGTAGTGATATGACAGGTCCTGTACGCAGACTGCAAAACGCAGCGACATTCAACTATTACGCAAATGCGAGATTGTATGATAATAGGGCTGACAGGATTTCCTACGGTTACACCAATTGGATGACAATGGGTGGTGCAGGAAATAATGAGATTGACAAGAATGCTTCTTACTATTATGGTGGTTCTATGTACAAAGACGAGGATACAAGGAGAGCCGAGAGGATTGCGGCTGCTGAAGAGAAAGTTGGGATGATGAATAAGATGAACCGTGAAATAAAGTATTGGGAAGACAAGCAGGCAGGCAAACCTACGTTTCCGTTTGTACCGTGAACTGTATAACCAAAAAATAGTATATTTACCTATATATGGATACGTATGAATTCATAGTTAGGTCCAAGGCAATACACGGAGAATGGAAAAATATCATATACAGGGTTTCAAATCTTCCACTGTTTATATTGGTTGCTTTTATAACGAAAGTATGGTAGGCGTTATGTCGTTTTTAAAAACAAATAAAAACACCGATGAATGGGAACTGACAAGATTTGCCACAGATTATCACTATTTATGTTGTGGTATTGGGGGTAAATTATTCAATTACTTCATCAAGAATTACAACCCTGAAGAAGTAAAGTCGTTTGCTGACAGGAGATGGACATCTGTAATTGATACAACACTCTACACAAGGCTTGGTTTTCAAGTGGACAAGATTTTACCGCCTGATTATTATTATACGAGCAATAAAGGTGATTTAATACATAAGTTCAATTTTAGAAAACAGAGAATGAACAAGAAATATGGTTACGATTTGTCATTAACTGAAAGTGAGATGGCGCATATGACAGGGTATTACAAGATATACAATTGTGGGTTGGTTAGATATGTGTGGAGAAAATCTTAACAATTTTTAACATTAAAAATTTGGTCAAGTAAAAATTAAGTGTTACCTTTGCAAACGTAAACAAACAAATGGTAACACTTAAAATTATTGTATTATGAAAAAGTTTTTTATTTTTGTCGTCGGACTTATCCTTGGATTTGTTTTCTTTGTTGCTTTCTCGAGTTGGGTTAAGGCTTTACCTGTTGATGAGGAAACAACTACAACCGAAAATGAGGTAAAACCTACAGATGAACCAACAGTAGTTGAGGAAATAGAAGTAGTGGAGGCTGTTGATTGTGAGAAGTTTGAAGATGAAGAGGAATGTTTTACCACCAAAGAGAAAAATATCAAGTGGGTTACCGCTAAAGCTATAATAGATTCTGAAGGCAAAGTTTTTCTTAAAATAGAGGGGGAAACGGTTGAAAAAATAAAATGTGTTGCAGTGCACTATAAACTTTATACATATAACGGAAACTATGTAAAATTGGGAAATGGAGAAAAATATAGACCAAATGAAACCGATGTGGATGATATGGTGGGTCAATATGCTTCAGATTCTGATGGAGATATATTTTTTAATCTGAATAGTGAAGAAATACCAGCATCAAGTGTTGACAAAAATATTCTGAATAACATAGCAGGTCTTGAGTTATCCGAAATTTATTTTGAATACCCCAACGATGAAGACTGTGAAAAATATATTCAGAAAGAATATAAAAGAAAACATCCTGTGATATTGAAATAAACGTTTTTATCTATGCTTTTTAAACACAGTCGAAAGGCTGTGTTTTTTGTTTTCACAAACCCGAACCGCTATATTTATAATATATGGAATACTACGACAGATATTCATCGTTCAGAAGCGGCGGTTATGTAGCCAAACCCTTACCGTTCCTCAAGATAAAGGAGAGGAGTACTGATATTTACATAACATTTGACAAGGATAAGATGAGGATGGACACCCTGAGTTACAAATATTATGGTGACCCTAACTACGCATGGCTTATTCTTAATGCCAATCCAACATTGTCTCCTTACGAATACCTTATCGACGACGCCACGGTTATGAGGATACCTTATCCGTTAGACAGTGCTATAGAGAGGTATGAGGATTCAATAAAATCATATATGGCGCTTCATTGAAAAACAGGCAACAAAATAGTTATATTTAATAGATTAATTATAATAATTTTGTTGAAATACAATCTTAGAGGTGTTTACAACATAGATAACATATATTTTGAGAGATGCCTGTTAACGAAAACGAAACACAAACCCCCGATAGAAAAAACAACCGAATTGTTTATGTTGAACCCAATGATTTTGAGGGTAGAATAAACAATGTACCTGTTACTCCTGACTATACAGATTATTGTATATTCTTCGACTTGATTGCCGAGGTTACTTCCCGTATGACTTATAACCAAGTGGAGGTAGTTGAAAAAAACAGTTCCACCAAGAGAACATATATATTTTCATGGATGACACGCAAGACGGTGGAAAATGCGGAGGGTGAAAAACCGACAAATTGGGTTTCATTCATGCACGGCGATGATGCGAATGAATACAAAAATAGGATAAAGCAGAACTATTTGACAACATACTACACAGACATCCACCTTAATGAAATAAGAAAGAGAAACATATATGAGGGATTGGGTGTTGAAAGTGTCAATATAACATATGAAAGCTACTATACCCCCACAGTCAAGATACGTTTTATCGACGTGAGAGGTTCTTCTTTATTCGGGCGCGAGGAAATTCTCCATAAAGATGATGAACTATTACCAGGTGATTCAATATGGGGAGGTTTCTTTACCTATCCGTATCCCAAGTACAAACTGATGTTCAAGGGGTTTTACGGTAAGGAAGTGACATTACACCTAACATTGTTGGATTGGAGGGCAAATTTCAATTCAAGTACAGGTAATTTCGAGATAGATGCAACGTTTATAGGTTATGATTTCGGTTTGATAGCCGATATACCGATGGCATATCTAATAGCGGCACCTAAATGTCGCTATGGTAGCAGTGGCAAGGTTTATTGGGAGAAACATAAAAACGATGTTGCATGGCAGCTGTCAACCAAAAGTGGGACAATGCCCCCAAAGACACTACAAGAGATTGCGGATAAGATAAGGGAGGCTGTACAGGTAAACGAACAGCAAGCAAACACTGAGACAACAGGACAGTCTTCTAACGGTGGTTCATCGACGTTGACTGAAACATTGAATGATTCGGCGAAGGAAGAAGCGCTGAAAAGTTTAAAACAAGAGTTTGATTATTATGCGGCTGAATGGATTAATACTAAAAAATATACATGGTTACACAAAGTTAACGGTAAAGCAGTATCACAAATTTCTTTCACCAAACGTGAAAGTGGAAATGGATTCTGGTATAAGGATGATAATGCAATGTTTCCTACAGTAAAGGATTGGCAGGTATATGGTGATGATGTGGTAAATCAGGCTTATAAGAATTATGTTTCAAGTGATTTTTTCAAGTATTATGCACGTACCGATTGGAAGTATAATGTAAAGGAACATGATGTAATTAAGAGAAATAAACGTGTGTTGAAAGAGAAAATAGAAGCATACAAAACTTTATGCCCGAGTAGTGAACTGTTTAATGATGGTGCTTGTCAAGATTTTGTTAAAAAAGTTACTGAAAATAAAGAAACTGAGTACAAAGCATATGATAATGAGATTGAAAGGTTTTGGGAATTTTTGCAGAAAGAGGTTGTTTCAACAACAACATCGGTTTCGACCACGAGTGGGGCAACTTCTTCGGGTACCACCACCTCTTCAACCACACCAACCGTACCCGATAAACAGAACATTGTTGACATTGCAGGGTTTTATCCTGTTATAGGCGACGTATTCAAACTTGTGTATTGTCACCTTGAAACCTTTATGGACATGATGTATACCTGTTGCGAAACTATACACAATCAGTTGAAGGATGGTGACAGGACTATCAAGAAACTTGGGTTGAAGTCAAATGATGAGATTAATGTTGTATTTTCATCAAACATGGGTGAGAATGAAAAGAATGCAGGTGTTCCGCCGTTTCCGATGGTAATTGTCCGTGAAAAGGATAAGAAAAACAATGGGGCAAACGAAGGTGAGGCTGATGTTGTTGAAACATTGGAATGGGTTGGAAATATCAAGGGGAAAACGGTTGATTGGGAGGAACAGAAACTTGTGGAAGCGTTAGTGATGGCGGTTGAGTCATGGCTTGGAAGTCAAACATCCATACCGGCCGAATCAAGCGAACCTTACAAATTCTCAATATTACCGTGTGACCTCAATGACCCGAGCATATCCCCTGTGGCACTTGATGCAACAAACGGCGTGGGTAGTCTTGCGGGGTACTTAGGTTATCGTGTAGCATCTATATTCGGTATAAGTGAATATCCTGAGAAATACGCTGAAAATATCGGTAAACTTGAAGCGTTGTCATATTTTGACGGTTGTGGAAGCAAGGCGGCCATGGATTTAAGATTCTTTGACCAAATAGGAAATGAAAATGTAGCCGACAAACTGTATGATATGGCTTTATGTAAAGATGATAATTCACGTTACGACTTTGAAACGGTGAACAATCTTAAACTGTTCAAGAAAACACCACAGATTAAAAGACACCCTGTGTTAAAGGAAAGTGGGGAAACGCTACAGTTTGGGCATGTTGATACTGATGATGATACCTCATTAATCAGAAGCCGTCTTGATAATTGGGATGTCAAGAAATATTTTGACTTTAAGGGTGCCGATAGCAACAGTTATTTCAAACTGACAAAAAACTCGGATGCAAATTTTCTTTACAAGATACCTACAACAGGAATTGTAAAGATGATAGGTGACAGTTCGATAACAAACGAAAATTATGTAAACAAGGAGATGTTTAACGTTTGTTATGGCGGCATGTATGGTAACGGCGGTGACTATTATACCAAATTTGTTGAAGTGTATAATACACTTACAAAAGGTGAGTTTGCCTTGCATGGATATAAAGGCAATGTTGATGTCTCCGACCTGATTAATTCAAAATGGAAGATAAAGCAGGATAACATTTTTACAAAAACCTCACAAACTTTTATTCAGCCGTCATATAAAGAGTGCGGAGTAGAGGAAAAATCTCTTTTCAACAATGATGGGATGATTTTGAAGGCTAATATGTTAACATTGGCAGATTTGAATGAAAAGTTGAATTCTAAGATACCGAGTTATGATAATGAAAAGATGTCATATGACTCCAATGATGTTTTTGTTCATCAAACTAACATTATCATAGATGAGGGTGTAAAGAACACGTACAACGTTTTCGGTACACCTGTTTACTATGCACAGAACAATGAAAAGGATGAGACAGTTCGTGAAGCATCAAAAGCATTGATATTTCTCTTGTCAGTAATGAGAGGTTATGGTGAAGCGGCTTCCAATGTTATAAAACATGTTTTAACCAACAAGGATTCGTATATAGAGGGTATTCCTTGTGGAATAATGCTTTTCATAGGGGCACTTCTATACAGGGATAGGTATATCAGTGAGAATAAGAAGGATTTGCTTAAAATTCCTGACAAATATAATGCGTTAGGATTAGACAATATTCCATGGTTAGATAGGTGGTATTATGGTTTTGTGACAAAGGGGTGTAATACACCTTACAAGAAGACAAGTGAACTTATAGGAAGCGATATAATTGATGTTAATGTTAAAAATACATTTATTGACCGTTTCTTAAGTTTTGTTGGTGGTGATTGGAAGACAATAAGCGAATCTTGTGAGTTGAAGGAAGTAGGTGGCAATCTTTTAACAAATGAAAATATTGATGAAAGAAATAAGAATTGTACCGATACCATTTTTTATACCGAAGGTGAAGATATGTATTCAGTGAAAGGCGTTTTTGATAATTTCAAGGAAAAGTATTCATACATCAAAAAAGCGCCTAGCGGATTCCATTTGTATCTTTCTGAAACCAATCCTGCACAGACAGTACTCAAAAGTGTGTTCGTGAATTATGTGGTTATTGCAAACACAGGTGCAAACCTTTCAACTACAAAGAAGACTGTTGGGGTTTCAAAGAGTGTATTCAAATCATATCTTAACGGGTTTGTTAATCAGCTGCAGGATATAAAGAATGCCGAAGTCACTTCTACCGATACAAAGGAGACCGATAACAGTTCAGATAACAAGGAGGGTGACATTGATATTAAACTTGAAACCTACAACAATCTCCGTAACATTTGGGAGAGATGGTTGGTAAGCAATCCACGCCCGTCACAGGGATGGGGAAAGAAGGAACCGCCGATTTCTAACGATTCTTCTATCAAGGGTATGTACGATGCTTACAAGAAAACAGTGGATGTAGATGTACAGAATACAAACGAGAATATGGACTTCTCTGTAAGGCATTTCATGAACAACACGTTCTTCCTTGATTCAATGTTCAGGAATGTATATAAGAATTTGCATATAAACTGCGAAATATTGTTGCAGGCCATTGATAACTCAACAGAAAAGATGGTGTTTCAGTTTTTGGCTGATATAGCAAACAATCACCGCTGTCACTTCTTTGCTTTTCCCGACTATTTGGGATTCGGCGGACAACATAGCGACAGTGACAGAATGTACGATGCAATGCAGACCATTTTTGAACCGAAACCATTTTCGAAAATTGGTAATTTTGATTCAATGAACAAATTGTTTGTGATGTATACATACAATCCTTCTGAAGTAATGGCAAATCAAAACAGTTATAAAAATGACAGTTTCGATTTGTATAGTAATGGGGATGACAATCGAATAATGGATACATTCAAGAGAGATACCATAGGAACTACAGCATCACAGAGACGGGAAGGTGAGACGGACGAGGAATATGAAGATAGAGTAAGGATGACAAGGTATGGATACCATATACCTTCGTTCGGTATTACATTTGGTAGGCAAAATAACCATATATTCAAGAATGTCAGCCCTAGTATGAGTAACCCGATACAGACCGAACAATCAATTAAAGCAATGTCTGCAATAGCGCAGAAGGGAAAGGGCGGTGCAGGACACTCAGTTGTATTTCATGGACAGGATTTGTGGAATATATATTCGGGCTATTCATATAATTGCAAGGTGGATATGATGGGCAATGCACAGATTATGCCACTTATGTATTTCCAAATGCTTAACATTCCGATGTTCAGGGGCGCGTATATGGTTTTCAAGGTGACACATTCCATGCGCCCTGGTGACATGACAACGTCAATAGAGGGTATGAAGATGTCAAGATATACACTGCCGTGGTGTGAGGAATGGTTCACTGATGTCTATTTCGACAAGGATGGAAATATCATTTCGAAGGAGGAATATTATAATTTACAGAATTGTGGGGAAGATGATTTAGATGTTGGCACACAATATTTTGCAGCAAAGAAAAGTGAAAAGGCATTGGAAATTAATGATGGTAAACCGTTAGGGAGTACAAAGAAGGATTATACAGAAACCGAAGCTTATAGTAAAACGGTAATTGCAGTTGTACATGTCAGAACGGGAAAGGATAAAGAAGCGTATGCATTGTTAAGGGTACATAAAAAAGTTGCAAATACAGTTGTTAAAATTTTTAATGAAATATATACAAAATGTCCTGATTTTTATTTCTCTATAGATAGAGCGGAAACAAAACAATATAACGAAGCAAAGGTTTTGTCTGATGCGGAAAGCGAAAAAATTGGAAAGATACAAACAGGTACGTTTTATGCTTATAGTTACAGAAATGTATCAGGTAAAGGGTGTTTATCCAATCATGCGTATGGAGTTGCAATCGATATTAATCCTGCAAACAATCCATATACAAAAAACACTTCAGAATTATCGAAGTCATATAATAAAAACAAGTCTGTGAGAAAAACAAGTGACGATGTAGTAAAGATATTTTATGATAACGGATGGGGATGGGGTGGAACTTATTATGACTTTATGCATTTCAGTTACTTCAATGGTGCTTAATAAATTATAAAAAATAAATAATTATGGCTTGTGGTTCAGCGTCAGAGAACTCATCATGTGTAGGAACAAAGACAATACAACTAACCGATGAGGAAAAAAAGAACAATAGAATGATTCTTCTGAAGGTTCTATTGGATAACGGATTCAGTTGTGTCGCCGCTTCAGGGGTAGTGGGTAACATAATGGGTGAGTCAGGTGGCAATCCAACTGCATACAACTCTTGTGATGGAGTAGAATGTACACCGAGTGTGGGTATATGCCAATGGCATGGCTCAAGATACACACGACTGAATGATTTTGCCAATAAACAAGGTAAGCCGTGGAATGACATGGAACTACAGGCACAGTTTATGATATGGGAATTCAATAATACACATAAAGAGGCCGCAAAGAAGATAAAGGAACAAACCACTCCTGAAGATGCTGCTATTGCATGCTGCATTTTTTACGAAGTTGCGGCTCATTGTCACAACCCTTGGAAGACGAACGGAAAATGGGATTGTTCTAAAAACAGAAAACAAGCAGCACAAGAAATGTATCAAAAATGCACAAATCAACAATAAATTAGTATATTTACATCAGCACTGATGTAAGACACGAATGAAAAAATATTTGGGAAACATAGTAACCGCATACAAAAGGGAGAAGTTTTCTCCTTTTTTTAATGTGGTGAAGGACATGCAGGAAATTATAGACGGATTACCCACATTGGTAATCGGCTTGGAAAACGCAAGGAACGAGATAGACGGGTTCACGATACTGAACAAACACTACAATGACAATATGTTGTGGTGGACATACAAGAAGACGGAGCGCAAGTATGAGTTTGACGAGGATATAGTTTCATTTTATGATTTCTGCACAAACACGTTTCTTGAAAAATACAGGTATGTTTATATTGACATTCCCAGATTCAGGTACAACAGACTGAAAAAATTAATCAATTATATCAATTCGCCGATTGACAAATTATGTTTCCAGACAAGAGACAATAATTTTCTATTTATCTACGACACTTTATCCAATAATGTGTTTGGACTTTCCTTGACATTGCTTGAGTATATCGGAATAGAGAAGGGTAAGGTCATAAAGAGGGTCAAGGCGAACCGTATGAACAGGTTTGTATACGACACGTCGTTTATCGACCAAAGACTGAGGGGTGTGATAGGTGCCAATACACACTATATTCTTCCGTTGGCGGAAGTTTTTCTGAGTGTTTGATATTTATATATAATAAAAGTATACTATTATGTTTAAAGTGAGAAACAAGAAAACCTATGCAAAACATGTAAGGAGGAGACCCGAGAACATTGTTAAGCCGACAATTAAGACAAATGTGAGTGTAAAGGTTGAGAAGAAAGACACCAAGTTGGTTGACGTGTTGTTGGAGAAAAAACAGATACTTCCCAAAGAGGAGAAGAAGGTGGAGGAAGTAATGGCGGTTGTAATGGAAGAACCTGCAACCACCATTGAAGAGGTTGTGGAGGAAGAAAACAACGGTGAGGAAACTCAAAAGCCCGCCGTCAAGAGGAAAACCAGAAAACCAAAAACAGAAAATAACGAAACAAAAGAATAACATTATGGATAAGAAACTTAAAGAAATGGAAAACATGCTTGGTATAGAGAATACCGAGGAAACCAACGTTAAGGTTGAGAGAAAAGAGAAGGGCCTTTATGAGAGAACCACAAAGAAACCCGTTCTTATAACCGAGGATAACAAAGTAATGCTTACCGACTAAAAATAATTAAACAATGGGTACAGATTAAAAATGGATTATAAATTCATAAAAGAGAATCATCTTGAAGAGTCTGTGAACAGACTTCGTAAGATAAACGAATATGTTGTTAATCCCTATACAAGGGAAGTTGATGACCCCAATCAAGGTCAGCAATCCCCAATGGATGGTGGTGCTTCTGATATGAACCAAGGTGGTATGCCGCCTCAGGGTGATGGACAGGCACCTGATATGGGACAGCAACCTCCAATGGACGGTGGACAAAGTGGTGACATGGGTCAAGGACAACAGCCCCCAATGGATGGACAGGCTCCTGATATGGGTGGTGATGCAATGCCACCTCAAGGCGGTGAGGATATTCCCGTAGGAACAGAAGTTCCTGACAATGGTGAAGGTGAAACCCCTGAAGGTGACGAGACAGTTGGTGAAGACGATGAGGTTATTGATGTTGATGAACTCACCAATTCGCAGGAAGCCGCTGAATACAAAATTGACGGTGTAGATGATAAACTTTCCAAACTCATGGGAATGGTTTCAAAATTTGAACAGGCAATTGAGGCAAGTGACGCAAAGATAGAAGACCTCAAGGCTGAGTTCGAGAAAAGAAACCCGACCAATGCGGAACGTATCAATATCCGTTCAATGAACAGTAAACCCTTTAATGTCAACCCGACAGAGTATTGGGATGAACAGAGAGAGAAAAATCCCAACTACGATGTGATTTCCGACAACAGTGTTTCTCCAGACAAGGAGGACAAACTCTATAAAATAACTGATGCCGATTTGGGTGATTTCACCTCAGGTGACTTGGAGAGGAGTTTCAATAATTTCCCGAAAGACCTGAAGGATTACTTCAACTAATCGAGTCACAATATATAATAAAAAGCGAACCCTAAAAAGTTCGCTTTTTTTTCGCGTTTTTTAACAAAAAAATAGTACATTTGTTTTGGATGAAAAATGGTTTGTGAGATATTTATTATATATACGATGCAAATAATAAAAAAACTTTAATAATATGTCAGATTACAATGAAAACACTCCTTTCAACGAGGAGGAAAAAGAAAGAAGAAATGAAAATGCAGGTAAGAAAAAATTTGACCCGAAGAATTACCTTAACGTAAAGTTGGAAGAAAACGAAGACAAGAGGGAAGTCAGGATAAGAATTATCCCCGCCCAAGCAGGTTCCAACAAAATTTCCACAGACATTCACATTCACAGCCTTAAGGTTGACCCGCAGATTGCAAAAAGCGGTTTCAAGACCTTTACTTGTTTGAATGACAAACATCTTGAAGGTCAGCACGGTTGCCCGTTCTGTGAGATGTTCGATGAATATGCTGAGGAAGCGAAGAAACTCAAGGACAAAGACGGAAACATCGCAAACAAGGAGGAATGGAAGACCCTTTGGAAACAGGCGTTCAAGTACCAACCCAAAATTGCTCACATCATCAGGGTTATCGACAGAGACCATGAGGATGAGGGTGTCAAGTTTTGGCGTTTTAACGAGTGGGACAACGGCAAGGGTAGTTATGACGAACTCAAGCGTATCTACAAGCAGTATAACGAAAACGCTGCGATAGAGAAATACGAGAATGAGTTCAAGAAGACCCCTTCCAAGGAAGAACTCGAGAACTATATGAAGACCGAGGACGGCAAACTTATCAGTTTCTATGACGTGTTTAATCTCAAAGACGGTCACGACATTATACTTACCCTTACAAAGGGCGAGAACACAAAAGACAGGACTGAAGTTTCAATCGCAGCCGACCTGAGGGCAAAACCGTTGTCCTTAGACGAGGAACAGGTTGAAAAATGGATAAACGACGAAAAGACATGGCAGGATGCCTATGCTGTCAAGAATTACGATTACCTTAAAGTTGTTCTTGAAGGTGGCATACCTGTATTCGACAGAACTTTAGGTAAATATGTGTCGAGGGAAGAAAAGGAAAACAATGACAAGCAGGCGGAAGCCGAGGCTGTCAATGAAATCAACAAGGCTATCAAGGATTCCGTGGAATCAGAACCTACCGATGACCTTCCTTTCTAACAAACTCACGGGGAGAGTGAATAAACTCTCCCATTATTTACTTAAAGTTAAAAAAAATGAGCAAATTATATTTTGAATATAGCCCGATGAATAGTGGCAAAACCGCTACATTGCTGATGAAGGCTTATTCCTTTGACAAGAATGGGCTTGCTGTGATGTGCATGAAGCCTGAAATCGACACACGTGACGGTTATGGTATGATAAAGAGCAGGGTTGGCATTGAACGTAAGTGTTATGTCATTGGTAAGGATGTAACCGACCTGTATCCCTTAGTTCAACAGTACGCTGCGGACAACAACAATCAGTTACCGTCATGGATATTGATTGACGAAGCGCAGTTTTTGACTGAACAGCAGGTTGATTGGTTTGCGTGGTATGTTGACAATATGGATGTGAATGTCATATGCTATGGTCTGAGAACCGACTTTCAAGGAAAACTGTTTGAAGGCAGTAAAAGGCTGTTTGAAATGGCGGATTCGATAAACGAACTGAAACTAACCTGCAGTTGTGGGCGTAAAGCCATTATAAACGCAAGGGTTGATGAAATGGGGCGTGTTGTAACTGAAGGTGAACAGGTTGAGATAGGCGGTAATGAGAGATATGTCTCAATGTGCCGCAAATGCTATAATAAGTACAAAAAAGACAATTGCGATGTACGAGAAAGATAAACTCCACGTGGTCTTCTACATTGATGTAAGCGGTATCAGTGACTTTGATGTACCCGCCTACGTCAGTGAGATTGCAAATACATTCAAAAGCGCTGACAACAGTGTGGTCAAGTATTTTATACCGACAACAAGCGGTGAAACGAGGATTGAGGTGTTGCCCACATTCAAGCAGTTTATTCCACAGGAAGACCTTGACGATATATTGACTGAGGAACTGACACCGCATTTCGATGAGATAAAGAAACGTGTGTTGGAACGTCTGTACGCCAAGGATGAAAAGAAACTTGACAGTAACTGTATATAATAAAGAAACACTTGACGTGATTAACACAACAATTTCAAATATGTAAATATAAAGTTATAAAACTGTAAACTTATGAAAAATCTTTTAGAAAAAACGTATGTTACAATGATGACAATGCTCGACAATTTTGAACGGTGCAAAGAAAAAATTGAAAGTAACGATGATAAAGATGATTGCCTTTTGGCGATTGAGAGGGCGATTAGTGAAATAAAAAGCCTTGAGGATAAGTATGTGACAGTCTTGGATAGTATCAAGCCCGATGATAATACATTACCAAAAATAAGCGGAATAGAAGGTTATGAAGCGTTGCCTGAAATATGGATTAGGGAACTGAAAAAAGGTGACAAAGTCAAGTGGACTTGGAAAAGACCAAATTTTGAAGAGGATTTGGAATGGAGGGTAGTGTCCATAAATAAAGTCTATAGCCCTTACAATTTTTTACCCGTTATTGCCGTATGTATTCACAACGACAAGTATAATGAGACAATCAAACTTCCCGACAATTTTGAAAATCTTAGACGTTTAGATGATAATGGCAATGAAATACCGATAGCGTTATTTACACCAATGTTGGAAAACGAGGTGTTGACATATCCTCCACATACACATAAGAGAATGACACCCGAAGAGGGGAGAAAATCCTTTGAGGAGTTTGCTAAAAAACAGAATAAAGAATAATGTAAACATATAAATAATAGATTTATGAAACAAGCAGTAAAAAAAGGTGCGGGAGTCAAGACAAGCGGTCTTGCCGCATTCAAGGCAAAAAAAGGGTTAGGCTATCATGAAGGTGATAAGGTAACGACAGTATCAAGCAATGCTGACAAACCAATGCGTTGGCTGCTTATGCCCGAGGCATTCACCGATGCGCTGAAAATCCACATCCCTATGAATTATGTGACATTGGTGGTTGGTCATTCCAACAGCGGTAAAAGCACCGTGTTGAACCATGCCATTGTAGCGGCGCAGAAGCAGGGAATGATTCCCGTAATATTCGATACGGAGAACAATTTTGATTTCACTTATGCAAAAGACATGGGTATGGAGGCTGAACCTGTATATGGTGACGTTGAGGTTGAGGTTGTCGACCCTGAAACAGGTGAAGTGTCATATATAACCGAACGAAGAATCGTAAACTATGAGGGAAATTTCCTCTATTTCAACAATGCAATCCTTGCCGAAACCTACGGCAAGAATGATTACAGTACAGGAAAGGAAAACCCCAAGGGGCGTAAGGTTGCTGTTATTGAGGACATTGCCTTCTGTATGAACGAACTTCTCACCGCACAGGATGAGGGTGAGATTGAAAGCGGTTTCGTCTTTATTTGGGATTCAGTTGGTTCAATATCATCATATAAGAGTTACAAGAGTTCAACCAACAATGCAATGTGGGATGCGGGCGCAATATCCGTTGCGTTCAATGGTATTGTGAACGACAGGATACCACGTTCCAGAAAAGTGTCCTCAAAATACGATAACACTTTCATTGCATGTAACAAGGTTTGGCTTGATTCAATGAGCAACCCGATGCCCGGTGCGCCTCCGTCATTGTCATTGAAGGGCGGTAACGCTCTTTTCTATGCAGCACGTCTTATTATTCTTTGCGGCGGACAGTTGAAGGCGGGTGTCAAGAAACTCACAGCCACTTCGAAGGGGCTGAACTACAACTATGCCTTGCAAACCAAGTTAAAAGTGCTGAAAAACCAACTTCCAAGCCCATATACAGTTACATATGAAGGTGATGTGATTTGTACACCTCATGGTTTGATAAGTACAGACAAGACCGTGCTTGACAACTACAAGAAAAATCATGTGGCCGACATCCTCAAGCACCTCAACGAGACATCGACTAACGGAGAGGTTGTTACAGATGCGGACAGCATTGAGTATGGCGAGGAGGAAGAGACCGAGGTATGAAGATAATTTGGGGTGGATAAAAAATCCACCCCTTTAATAACACTATAAAAATGTATAAGCGTTATGTTCACGAACAGAAAGAAGATAAAATTTGATTACTGTACTGATGATGAATGCGCTATTTTGCTGAATGAATCGAGGCACCGCATGGATTTCCTTGATAAACTAAAGGATAATATTTTCATAAAAATTAAGGAAAGTGTGGATGTAATGCTGAATGAGCAAAAATTTGGCAGTACATTTGTTTTTGATGAAGAAAATGATTTTTTTGGGAGAATGTTCATACATATCATCCTTGTCAAGGTTGATAATATAAACAATGCACGGAATTACGGTGGTAATTATTACAACGAGAAGGAATTGACAAAAGGGAAACTTTTTGAAGTTGATTTTGAAATAACGATTGGTGTTAATGATGGTGGGCAATACAACGAAAACTATATCAAAACAATAATAGACCATGAAATCACACACCTTTATGATGATTTTGAGTGGCAAGCAACAGGCCACAAACCTTTGATAGATAAGAGCGAAGGTAATAAGGATAATTTCATAAGAGATAACATAAATTCAAACGATGGTATGTTGAAATCATTGGCGTGGTGTCTTTATCTCGATAACTGGGTTGAAGAAAACGCATTTATCAACCAAGCCTATACTGAGTTTTCCAATGTTGGAATGACAAGACGGAATGTTCATACAAAAATTAAGTCAACAGTTGCATACAGAAATTACAACAAGGCTAAGATAGATATGGGCTATTATATTGGCAACAATAGTGAACAGTATCTAAAAAGCATTTACAATAATATACTTTCTAAATATGGTAAGATTGGAATCCCGTCCCCCGCACAAGAAAACAATTACAGAAACAAACTCAGAATGTGGTCGGATAACATATTCAGACATTTCATAAAACGTTACTGTTCAATTGTGTCTGAATATTTAGACAACCTACCTTTGAATCGATAATTTTTTGAAAAAATCCTTGTTTTTCCATCCGAAAAATAGTATATTTGTATTGATAAGTTAATAAATCTTTAAAACTTTTAAGAAAATGAAAAAAATCAGTGAAATTTACGACAAATTGATTGAAACAGTTCAGGGCGTTAATGATGACGTTAAGAAATTTGACGGCGGTAACAAGAGTGCAGGCACCCGTGTCCGCAAGGCTATGCAGGACATCAAGGTTATTGCACAGGAAATCCGTGAAACCGTCAGCGAAATCAAAAACGCTGAGAAATAACCTCAATCAAGGCAGGGATGGGAATGGGATAATTTAATCCCATTCCCTTATTTTACAGTTCATATTGTTGTGCCACGTTGATTATAATTAAAAATGGCAGTCAATCAGCCAATACCGAAAAGGATAATTGAGACAAAGCCTGAAATGGCAGTCAAGAAATACAACACACTCCTTGTTGACGGTTCAAACCTCTTGGAAGTGTGTTTCGCCAAGGATAAAAAACTGTCTTCAAACGGTTTGGAAGTCGGGGCGATTTTTCAGTTTTTATTACAGATAAAACTTTTGCTGCAGAAGGGTAATTTCCGTCATGTTTATGCTTTTTTTGATGGAAACTCGTCAGGTCAGTTGCGGTTTAACCTGAATTGTGAATACAAGTTGAATCGAGACAAGACATTTGAGGAGGAAGGTCTCTCCGACTATATGAAGGAGGTCAATTCCAGAATAAAGTGGATGGAGAAGAAGATTTATAAGAAGCCCAAGCGCACCGAAGATGAAAAAGAGGCGTTTTTTAGACAGAAAAATGTTATTTTGAAGTGTTTGGATGAACTTTTTGTTAGGGTTCTCGAGTGTGAATACACGGAGGCTGATGATTTTATCGGCTATTACGTGACACACAAGGCACCTGAGGAAAGAATAGTCATTATTTCCAATGACAGGGACTTGACGCAGTTGATTTCCGAGGATGTGATTGTCTACATCCAATCGAAACATGAGTTTATCAATACGAAAAACCATACCGAGAAGTTGGGGTATAATTACCAGAATGTTCTGTTGAAGAAAATGATTTGTGGTGATACTTCTGACAACATAAAAGGGGTGAAGGGTGTTGGCGAAAAGACATTGCTGACCAATTTTCCTGAGTTTTGTCAAAGGAAGGTAACATTAGACGAAGTAATCGAGAAAGCCAAGAAAATAAACGATGACAGGGCGGCTGAAAAGAAAGCGCCGTTGAAATGGGCGGAGAATATTGTTGAGAGCATTACCGATGGATGTCAAGGCAAGAAATTGTATGAAATAAATGAAAAGATAATAGATTTGAAAAATCCGTTGATGACGGAAGATGCAAAAGAACTGTTGGAGGGGTTTATGCACACCCCTATCGACCCCGAAGGTCGAAGCATGACAAACCTTTACAATATTTTAATGGAAGCAGGTGTTGACGATTTAAGAGATGCAAGTGTATTTGGGAATTTTTTCACTGAATTTGGCTATGTCATAGACAATGAAAAAAAGTTTTATGAAAAAAGCGTAGCGGAATGAATAACCGATGAAAAAATAGTATATTTATTTTGTCAATTCACATTTTGGTTTAACCATTAAAAATAAAAACAAATGGATAACAATGATATTAAAAAAGAAGTAAAAATCGATAACAGCGCCTACATGGACCGCTTCAGGTTTTTACTCACCGCAAATGATGATATTATTTGCGAAAGGTATTTCAAAATCAATTATTTCAACTATGCGGCTTTCGTTTCGAGTGAAATGAAGAACACTATTGAGGACATCGTCGCCCTTATCAAGAGAGACCTTGTTTCCAAGAGCCGTATCTATGAATGGTACACATGCGAGACACCTGTGAAAATTACAGGGTTTCTCCCCAACGGAATGGGTCTGCAGAACCCGAACAGCGAGTACATTACCTATCCTCCTGTTGAACGCAATCCCGAAGCGGTCGACAATACCGACGAGGTACATCCGTATGACGTGACCTTCAAGTTTGAACTACAGATGGCGCAAACTGTCAGTACCGACAGCGAAGGTAAGCCCACTTTTTCGAACTACAAAAAGATATATGAGGCTATATGGGACGGCACCGTTTATCCGAAAGACATACGTCACAGAGTTGACCTTACAAACTCAATGGCACCCTACAAGAACAGGGACTTGAACTTTATGAATTTTGTACAAACCCTCAATTACCACATGGTAATTGGCAGACAAGACCTTGTGTACGAAATCATCAAGATGATATGTGAGACGTCAAGCGGTGAGGGTAAGCGGTATACCACATATTCGCTTTATGGCACAAGCACTGTGTCACAGGAACAGCCTGTATCATTGAAGAAGGTGGAGAACCGTATTTTCCACACTTATGAGCGTGATTCCAATGAGGCGATTGCGTGTGATGTCTATTCTGACAAGGATGGCATCTTGTGGGCTAAACTTCCGACAGGTGCATATCGCAAGGTTGTAGAGTACAGTTATGACCCATACGGACAATATGTCAAGTCTTGGGAAAAGGCTGTCAGGGAAAAGACCGATGCATACAGAGCAAGCGTTGGTTTTTACGGAAGAAGATAACGATTATTTTAACATCATGGTACCGCCCCCTCAAAAGGGCGGTACTTATTAACGTGAGATTATGGCTTCAAAAACAAAAAACAGAGTTACAAACTTAAGTCTGTTCAGTTACGACTACCAATGCTGCATCCTAAAACTCTTTATGGAGAACTCCGAGTTTGCAATGTCCACCATCGAGGTAATGGACCAAAACCATTTTACGGGCAGTGCTGAGTTGAGAAAGATAGCAGGCATACTGAAAGACAAAATACTTAAGCTAAACAGGACTATTTCATACGAGGAACTTGAACTCTATATTAAATCGACGATAGACGATGCCATTACAGTTGAGAACTGTTTGGAGGTTATGAGACTTAAAATGATGCAGTGCCGTTTCGGACAAGCCGAATTGGATGCCGTCAAAGACGAATATCACAACTTTCTCGTTGCAATGGAAACAATAAAACTCAACAATGAGATTAGTGAGTTGAACAAGGATGGTGCATCAAAGGATGATGTTCTAAACCTTTTTAATGAATACGACAGAAAGACCACGTTTGCGGAAGTTGTTGGTACACCTGTGGACACTTCTCTTGATTATCTTTTAAGCCTTGCCGACGACGACAATTGTGTTGTTATCCCCACGGGTTGTAAACCTCTTGATGAGAGGTTGGGTGGCGGCATGAGAAAGGGTGACTTTGGCATTCTTGTTGCGGGTACAGGTATCGGTAAAACTTGTGTAACAAGCGGGTTTGCTGCATATGCGGCATGGAAGGGTTATAAGGTTGCCCACATAATACTCGAAGACAAGCCTCAAGATATTGACTCGAAATATGCAGGTTACATATTGAATCTGCCCGTCAGTTCATTCAGAGGTAAGACTGCTACCCCAGAAGGAAAGAAAAATTATAAAGAAAAAATGACAAGTATTCATACAGAGTACACATCTAAGATAGGTAAGAATCTTATGACAATACGTGCCATTGACCAAAATAAGAAAATACACAGACTTTCCGTCAGGGATATAGATGTCAGGCTGACAAAACTTGAAAACGAGGGGTTTAAGCCCGACCTTGTAATAATAGACTATTTTGACCGTATAAGATGTTCGGTTTCCAATGTCGAAATTTGGCGCAAAGACCAAATCATTTCAGATGAATTGAATGAACTTGCGGTGAATCATGACGTTGCTATGTGGGTGCCGAGTCAGGGTAACAAATCCACACAAGACCGTTCAACAAAAATCAACATTTCAAACATGTCGGGCGGTTCATGGAAGGGTTTCACCTCACAGATAGTGGTCGCCATGCAGAAGAACGTTGAAGACCTATCAACTAAGGTAGCAACAGTACAATTACTGAAGAACCGCTACAACAACGACTTCACACCTATCGCTATCGAGTTCGACAACGGCACATGCCGCTTCGGTCAGGTGATAAATGACGACGAACCGATTTACGGGGACAGCGATGAAGCAAACAAGATAGCGGACAAGGTTTATGATGAAAACTATAAGTCTAAGAAAAAGAAATAGTTAATAGTAATTTTTTGTAAATCAAATATTTACAAAATTATTGTTCATAACTTTCTGATAACTGAAACAAATAAAAAATTGTCAATATGTATTGGTATTAATCAGTACAATAATCTTAAAAAATTTGTTATGGATAAGAAAATAGAATTAAATGAATGGCTTGATGGCAAACAACTTGGCATTGACATTGTGAACAAGAAGTACTTGCAGGAAGGAGAAACCTTCGAAGAGTGGATTAACCGTGTAAGTGGCGGTGATGATGAGGTAAAGCAACTCATCATTGAGAAAAAGTTTTTACCGGGAGGTAGAATATTAGCCAACAGAGGGCTTTCCAAAAACGGTATTAAATCATCCCTTTCTAACTGTTACGTCCTTTCGGTTGACGACAGCATTGAAAGTATATATGAGTGCTGCGCTAAAATGGCACGTACCTACTCGTTTGGTGGTGGTGTCGGTGTGGACATAAGCAAGTTGAGACCGAGAGGTGCTAAGGTTAAAAACACTGCAAAGGAGACAACAGGTGCAGTGAGTTTTATGAAGACGTTTGATACAGTAACAGGCACCATTGGCCAGTGTGGGAGGCGTGGTGCACTGATGATTTCGATATCAGTCAATCATCCTGATATATATGAATTTGTTGATATTAAGGCAAATACAGATGAAATCACTAATGCCAACATATCAGTCAGGGTAAATGATGAGTTTATGAAAGCAGTTGATGAGGATAGGGATTATCTTCTTCATTGGCCGTGTGAAATGGACATCAGTAAAGATGAATTAGACGCTGTAAGTGAATACAATACGCTTGTAAAGGTTGATACTGTTTCAGGTCCTGTATACCTGAAAAAAATAAAGGCAAAAGACCTTTTCAACAAACTTGTTGTAAACAATTGGGACTATGCGGAACCTGGAATCCTGTATTGGGACAGAATAAAGAGTTATCATTTAATGAGTGCAAATCCTGAGTTTCAGTATGCGGGCACAAATCCTTGTGCCGAAGAACCTCTTCCTGACGGTGGTGCATGCTTACTCGGTTCAATGAATTTGTATCAATATATTACAGAAGATAATCATTTTGATTATGACACATTTTTCAATGACTGCAAGATTGCGACAAAGGCATTGAACGACATTCAGATAGAGGGTACTCCGTTACACCCGTTGGATATACAGACTGAGACCGCTATCAAATATAGACAGATTGGTCTTGGTATATTCGACTTGGCAGGTGTACTTATCAGACTTGGTGTGCGGTATGGTTCCAAAGAGGCACAGGAAATAGCGGATAAGATTACACACACAATGTTGATAGCTGCATTTGAGAAATCTTGTGACTTGAACGAGGAACTTGGTGTTAATGCCACATATGACCATATGTTCGACAGTACTTTCTACAAGGAAAGAATCGAACCGTTTATTCCTGAACAATACAAAGGGAAATATCCTTTGAACAGTCAATTGTTGACAATTGCCCCGACTGGTACTATTTCAACGATGATTAACGCCACATCAGGTGGTGGCGAACCCATGTTTGCTGTTTCTTATACAAGAAACACTAAATCAATTGGTGAAACAGCCTATAAGGTTTATCCTAAGGCGGTTTTGGATTACTACAACGGTGATGAAAGTAAAATCGACGAGTCTAATCTTCCCGAATCATTTATTACCGCAGGACAGTTAAACCCAATGGAACGTGTTGAAATGCAGGCAGCCCTGCAGAGAAATATTGATGCTTCCATTAGTTCAACTGTTAATCTGAACGAAAAGACAACGGTTGAGGATGTGTACAACATTTACATGGAGGCTTGGAAACATGGTTTGAAGGGTATTACCATTTTCAGGGACAACTGTAAGCGTGTTGCAATTCTGACAACATCGGCTCCGACTGAAAATAACGTTTTGTTCAATACAGTAGATGCCCCGAAGCGTCCAAAGGTTTTACCTGCTGATTTCTATCAGGTTAGAGTTAATGGCGAGAATTTCAGAATTTTTGTTGGGTTGTATGACGACAAACCTTACGAACTTTTTGCTATGCCTTGTGCAAACTGTGAGAAGATACCCAACCATAAGGGTAAGATAACACGTCTTAAAAAACGTATATACAAGTTCGAGTCGGATTATATCACCATTGACAACATTGCGGTAGAACTCGACAAGGATTACGATATTTTCGGCGAGATTGACAAGATTTCGGATATTGTGAATGAGGGTAAGACCCTTAAGAAGAGTGATACTGAGATAGTCAAGGATGCTGTGTACAATATAAAGGAATGGAGTGAAAAAAGAGAGTACAGAAATGTTGCACTCCATATCAGTGGTAACCTTAGGACGGGAATGCGCCTTGAAGACATTATCAAACTTGAAGACAAATGCAATGACAATATTGTTTCCTTCAATAAGGCAGTCTCGAGAGTTCTTTCCAAATACCTGAAAGAAGAGTTCAACGGTGAGAAATGCCCTGAATGTGGTGGAGACCTTGTTGTTGCAGAAGGATGCGTTCACTGTAATAGTTGTGGATGGAGCCGCTGTTCATAACAAATAATATCAATGATAATCTATATGGGACCTTATTTAAGGCCCCATTTTTAATAAAGAATAAATTAGCGGGAAAATGAGAGTACTATTTTTATATTTTGTGATATTTATGAGTATGTAAAATAAGAAAAGCATGGAAATAAATAGTAATGATTTACAACGACTGTATGTTGAAGAGAGGTTGACAATAAAAGAAATTGCTGCTATGTATGATGTATCATACAGTAAGATGCGTAGGACTTTATTGAAAAATGGTATAAACTTACGAGGCAAAGGTGAGATGGATGGAAGAGTATACAAACATGTTGCACATAATAAAATTGTTTTGAGTGAAGAACAGGTTGACAAGTGCAAGGTGTTATATGAAAATAACGTTCCTGTTAATGACATAAGTGTTGAATTAAACATATCAAAGAAAGTAATTATTCGTTATGCCAAGGAATGTGGGTGGAAAAGAACCAAATCGATGATGAGCCGCGAACAGTATGATGACACAAATGACAAGATAATAATTTCAATATACAACGACGGAAAATCAACAACTGATATTGCCAAAGTTTTGAATGTTACACATAGAACAGTAATTAATCACCTGAGGCATAATGGTATTGATAGAAGGAGTATATCAGAGGCACAGTTTTCCTATAACAACAAGGAAATACCTGAAGTTTTGCAAGATTATGAAAAACTGTACAATCTATATGTTGAAGAACGATTATCGAAAAAGGAAATTTCGGAAAAACTTGGTGTATCACCAAATGTTATCAACCGCAAACTGAAAGAATATGGTATAAAGATTCGTGGTTGCAATGAAGCGTTCAAAGGAAGGCATGCCGGTTCTAAACATCCGAATTGGAAAGGAGGAGTAACTAGTTTATATGTGCGCATAAGAGAGATTATTTTCAAACCACAGGTGAGAAGTGTGTTAAAGCGTGATGGTTACAAATGTCAACTTTGCGGAAGTACCAAAAATCTCCAAGTGCATCATATCCGTCATTTTTCCGAGATTTTCTATGAAATTCTGTCAGAACATCCTGAGTTGAATATAAACAGGGACAAGGAGGAACTTGTTGGTATCATTTCCAATGACCAACGCATGTTGGATGAGGATAACCTTATCACTTATTGTCGAGACTGTCATTTGTTTGAGGTACACGGATATCAGAGAACAGACCGTAGTGGATGGTAGAAAAATAAAATTTAACAACAAAGAAAGACGTGAAACTTCCGCTTTTTATAAATCATGATTTAGGAAACCCACTCTATTGTGACATCCTTAACGAGGATTTGAACGAGGGGTTAATAAAAACATATCCTCCTGAGGTTGTACTCAGGCATCTCAAAGATTTGTTTAACTTCACCGATGAACAGATAATGTTAGTTGATTCAGCAACCAAGAGAGGCGGGGATGCGAGTAAAAGAATAGTCGTAAAAGTTGAAAAAAAGACGAGGAAAAAATAGAGAGTGTTAAACATGCTGCCAATTTGTGTGGCTATATATTGAATTTGGAGTGGAATACAGACGAAGGTGTCAATATGGTATTTATTCCAAAGTATTCAGGCGATGTGACTGATATTGTGAAAAAAAATTGGTTCTTTAATACATATAACACCGATATACAACAAGGAGAATATTCTTAAAAATGGATTGTCTCCCAAAATAAAGAATACAATGTTCATGCACGACGGCAGGGTATATTTTTTTCCGAACGATAGTCGTCTGAACAGTGAAATATACTTCCAAATGCAGGATTTTGAGAAACATTTGAAGAATAAGTCCAATAATGGATGGTGGACGGCTTTTATAATTTCAGTAGATAGATTGAAAGATATAACTTTCTTTTACGACACATCTTATCGAAATGGCATTTATACTTATGATAACATACCACCGTCTGCAATTACAGGGCACGGTGATGTGGATTTGAATAAAGATATACTTGGAGTTAAAGAATATTGAAAATATAGTACTATAGATATTTGCTTTAGGTTTTCCATTAAACTATATTTATTGTATATACAATGGAAAAATGGCAAAAATACAAAAATATGGCATAAAGTTTCCGATTACGATAAAGGGTGACGACAAATCTCTCCTTGATGTCAGTTATTCGGAGGCTGAAAGCATTAATTCAGAATTGATACATGTTCTTTTTACCCCCAAAGGGCAACGTCTCAGAAACCCGAATTTCGGCACAAATCTGATTCAATTCATTTTCAACCCCAATGATTCACAGAACTATGCTGACATAGTTTCAGAATGTAAGGAAGCAATAAAGACTTTTATACCGTCCTGCAAATTGAATAATATAGAAATATATGAGTCTGAGGATGGTCTCGGACTTTACGCTAACATATACTATTCAGTTTGGGAAAACGGGGTGACTTCATCATATAATACAGTTATCAAATTATAAGACATGGCAGAAAACAGGATACAGTACACAACAAGGAACTATCAGGATATAAAGAACAGCCTGACCGAGATAACAAGAAGATATTATCCAAGTCTTTTCAATTCCCTCAGCGACGCTTCAATCGGTGAATGGATGATTGACATTAATTCGGATATATATGATACCCTGATGTACAATATCGACAGGGCTTATCAGGAAACTGCGGTTGAATCTGCAAACAGCAGGGAAAGCCTTATAAATATGGCACGTACTCTCGGCGTAAGGATACCTGGACCGAAAAGTGCTATTGTGGAGGTTGAAATCTCCTGTATCTTGCCACTTAATACAAGTGCTGTTGAAGGCAGTCCCAATGACCTTGCGATTGCTGATGAAAGTTATGCCCCGTATATCAAGAGGGGAAGTCTGTTTAGTGACGGAAGCAACACGTTTGAACTGATGGAAGATGTGGATTTCAAGAAACAGTTTGACATGAACGGTATGTCAAACAGAAAAATGATACCACGCAAAAACGCCAATGGTCAGATAATCGGCTACAAATACAAGAAATTGGCGATAGCGGCTGCGGGACAGAGCAAAATCTTCAAGAGATTTGTCTCAGGTGGTGACCTTGAACCGTTTATGAAACTAACACTTCAGGACAACAGCATACTTGGTGTTGAGAGTATCATATTAAAAGAAGGCAGGTTGCTTGATACTAACCCTGCCATTTCGGAGTTTTATGTTGACAAGGAGAGCTATGAAGACCGTGAAGGAAGACCAACCATGCGATTTTTCGAGGTTGACAATCTCATCGACCAGTACAGGTTTGGTTACGAAGAACAGTTCTGTGAAAGAAATGACGGCGGTCCTGACTATTACAACCCTGTATGGGAGGCAATTGACATATTGGAGACCGAGGATGGCAATATACCGTTGCGAATGGCGGTTCGTGGCAAATGGAAACGCTTGAAAAATAAGTTTATCACTGAATACACCGAGAAGGGTATGCTTAACATTATATTCGGTAGCGGTCTGAGAAACATGTACGGTTGTATTCCTGATAATGCTTCCGAATACACCAAATACCGTATGTCAAGGATGGCGGCGAACGATTATATGGGTGTATTGCCCGAACCTAACACCACAATGTTCATATTATATAGAGTTGGTGGCGGCGACATGACAAACATCGGTGCAAACACATTAACAAATATCATTTCTCTTGCCTGCACCATAAACGGTAACTGTAATGACCCTGAAGATAATAGAAAAAAACAGTCTGTCAGGAGTTCAATAGAGGTAACAAACCCGACTCAGTCCTATGGCGGAAAAGATGCTCCGACCAATGACGAGATAAGGTATATGATGAGGTTTATCTCAGGCGAACAGAACCGTTGCGTCACACTTAACGACTACTATTCACGTCTGATGCAGTTGCCCGCCAAATACGGCACACCTTTCAGATGTGGTGTCGTTGAAGAGAACAACAAGGTTATCATTTATACTCTCGGTCTTGACTATAACGGATGGCTGACAAGTCTTCTGTCTGAAACGGTTGCTGAAAACATAAAGGAATATCTGTCGAATTATAGGATGATAAACGATTATGTGGAGATTCGTTCGGGTAGGATTATCAATCTATCGTTTGAGGCTGACGTATATATTGACAAAAGTTACGACAAAAGTGAGGTCAGCAAGAGGATAATCGAACTTATCCGTGACTATATGGACATAAGGAAATGGCAGATGGGACAGGATATTTTCATCGGTGACCTCGAAAAGGAAATTTCCAAACTCGACGGCGTGGTCAACCTTATTGATTTAAGGTGCTATAACAAGGTGGGTGACGGTTATTCTGATACAAAAATAACCCAACAGTTGGTTGAGAATACTGATGTTGTTACTGACAATAATGAGATTGATTTGAGGGCAAGCGAAAAAACGCTGTTTGCGGATACAGGAACGATGTTTGAAATCAAGTACCCTGGGGATGTGGTTATAAATGTACGTGAAAGATAAATAATCAAGGGGCTTGCAAAAACCCCTTTTTTTTTGTATATTTAAGTTATAAAAAGAATACACAATGGGATGTAAATGTAAAGAGAAGGCTGTTGCCGCAGAGAAGTATTCCGATGATAAACATGTACTTGAGAAAATAGAGGGGTTAAAGAGAATCCCAATGGTTATAGGCCGTATAGTCATTGGAATTTTAGTCAGTGGAATACTTATAGTTAGTCTGCCTTTCTTGGTTTTGTTTGTTGTTTTCAACACAGCCATGGGCAGAACCACACAGATAAACTTAAAGAGATTTTTTAACAAGAAGAAATGAAAAACGAAAACAATTCATACAGGGTAAGAACGGGTGTCGGCATCGACGCACCGAGCCATATTGACGTAAAACTTGACCAGACTTTTGAATTTCTCAATATTCTATCGCTTAAAATAGGTCAGAAGAATTTATATAAGATGCCCGCGTCCAATTACGGTATCATATGTGGTCGTGTGCTTGCCAATAAGACATTCGGTATTCCCAATGCAAGGGTTTCGGTTTTCATTCCCTCGGAAAACAGTGTATTTGATGTCAAGGACAATATATTGTACAACTATTCCACAGTCAACAGTTCAAACATGGACGGTATAAGGTACAACCTGCTGCCTTCATCATCCAACAACGACTGCCATCAGACCGTCGGTTCAATGTATGAGAAGGAGTTTGTGCTTGACAACAATGACGTAATCAAGATATTCGACAAATATTACACATACACAACAAGGACGAACAATGCGGGTGACTATATGATTTACGGTATTCCCGTTGGTCGCCAAATGCTGCACGTTGATGTCGACCTTTCCGACATAGGCGAACTCTCAATACGTCCCTATGATATGATATATAAGGGATACAATGTGAATCAGTTTGAAAGTCCCAACAAGTTCAGGAGGGATAAGAACCTCAACCGCCTTCCTCAGATTTTCACCCAAGACAAGGGTGTGTATGTCTATCCGTTTTGGGGCGACACGTCTGACGACGACACAAACGCCTCAATAACAAGATGTGACATTGAGATTGACTATAAGTTCGAACCTACCTGTGTATTCATGGGTAGCATTATAAGTGACACGGGCAGCGCAAGCATATCACACAAGTGTGTCCCCGACGATAAGGTTGGCAAGATGTCTGAACTTATCACAGGTGAGGGCAGGATTGAGATGATAAGGAAAACCTTCGACGGAAAGGTTGAGGAATTTTCCGTTATGGGAAACAGACTTATAGACGGCAACGGTGTTTGGTGCTATCAGATACCGATGAACCTTGACTATGTTAGAACTGACGAGTTTGGTAATATAGTACCTACCGACAACCCCGACACGGGTATTCCGACGAGGGCAAGGGTGCGTTTCAGAATTTCAATGGATGAACCTGGTACTGATGACACTGCAAGGAAACGTGCAAGGTTCCTTGTACCGAACAATCCGAGAATAGATGGGAAGGACAATGGGATATACCCCGAGTTCAATAAATCGGAAAAGCATGAACCTGACTATGAGTTTGGCAGTAGGACCAAGGAGGAGAGTTACAGGGATTTGTTTTGGAATAATGTATATACTGTAAAGAGTTACATACCGAGACTGCAGAAAAAGAGAAGCCCCGCAAGCAGAAAGTTTACAGGTTTTAAGATGATTAATCACTTTGGTGACAACAATCCGTTACCGTATAACAACCTTCACATTAGAATGGGGTTTGTTTACAGGTTTCTTTGCAGCCTTCTGACAATGTTCATTGTGCTTGTTGCATCGTTGAATACGGTTATTGCAACCATTGGCTACATTTTATTGGGATTGGCATATTCGTTAGATGTGTTGGGGTATATATTTGGAGTGGTTTTGTCACCGCTTATATGGCTCATCCGTGTTTTTAAGGGGGAAGAAGTAGATGACGTTAGCGATTTAAATATTTTTAGTAAACTAACATGCCCAATATACGGTGCAATACCAAAGATGTTCATTCAGATAAGTAATTTATGTGAAGAAGATACGATGGTTTTTGTACCGGGTGCAGGTGCATGGCTTAGGGGTTGTATAACGGCTGCATGTAAAATGAGAAAGGCTAATCATTGTGTTAATAATCAACAAGTGACAATTAGCAGCCGTGATAGTGAAGATTTAATACCCCAAGAAATATCAATCAATGAAGATGGTGATGTTGATAAGAATGAAAAAGAAAAGGCGGACCTTTGTGAACTTGGAGAAAGTCAATGGACTACCGAAATCGACAGCCTTTTGAATTGTGTGCAGAATGAGTTGGTGCAAGATAATGACGTAACATCGTTCAATTTCCAAGACGATTGGATTAATGGAGTCCTTTATGCGCCGTTATGGTATAGAAAAATCAGACCGAAACGAAAAGTGTTTTTTGGGTTGATTCAAATTGGCGGTAGTGATGTATGGTGTGATAGTGAAAGTCGTGCAAGCAAACCGAGCCGACAAAGTTTTAAACTTTATAACACCTGTACACAGAAAAGGGATTTGGATACACAATACAAAATACAGCCATTGGACAAAGATACTAAAAAGTCAGTTGACTCACAGTGTTCAAATAACAAATGCCATCGTCAAAAAACGTATTTCAGGGTCAATAAAGGTGTTATTGTGAGAAAAGAAACCAAACTTGGTGAATTTGTATATTATTACCGTTCAGTTGAGTATGATGAAAAAATAAACATATCCCAAATAAATAATGAGGCAGGTGACGTTAAGTTACTTTTTGCAACCGATATTGTTCTTTTGGGTAATTTAAGAGAGTGTAACTCGTTGGGTATACCTCAGTTTTTCAAACATCTTGAAAGTACCACATACAAAATGCCGCCTGATTTGGTATCGGTGGACTATGAAGGGAAAGATGAAGACAACCCTGACTTAGATAGTGAGAATGAATATACTGGTACTGCACAGGATTGGCATACTGAGTTTACGGGTGCTGATTGGGGTAATTCAGGTGTTGACCAAAACTACAACAAAGAAAACAGTCGCTATCAAGAGCGTGGTGACGGTATAAAAGATGGTGATAATAAGGAACATGATAATGGCGGATTGTTCTATGGGATAAATTGTGCCCGTGAGTATGTCAAGCCCAAATCGTGCATTAATCTTAGTAGAATATGTGAATTTGGTGTAAGTCTTGACCAATCAATACTTTTCATGTCAAGTGAAAACAATGAAGGTACACAAATGCCACCTGATGGATTTATGTCATACGATGAGATATACAACATGGATGCTAGGTCAATGTTTGCCACAATGAACAGCAACGCCTTGAGAACTGTGGTAAATCCACAAACAGGATTCCCTGTATATCGTTTCAATACATTATACACTGATAATTTCGACGGTAGTTTACAAAACCTAATGTCCGACATTCCACAGGTAAATGACGGGAATATTCCAATTTTATACCACAATAACAATTTTCTTGAAGTATCAAGCGAAGCGTATTTGAGATTCAGGTATGGTTTTTTACCCAATACCAATGATTTTGGGGTGACTTTTTATCAAACCAACGATGAATATCGCTTTCCAAGATATGAAAACTCATTCTATTTCTATTTCGGATTGAAAGAGGGAAAAACCGCCATTGACAAGTTCAGAAGTACATACTATGCTGAATGTTCCAATGAAAGTGATTCCGAATCGGTTTTAAGGATAAATTATCAACCAAACTCGTGGTGTGCAAATGAAAGTGACAACAAGGATGATTTGGATGGGTATGTCAATTTAGACCTCAGCGACCTGACACTTCCAATAACGCTTTCAATTAAAGATGAACTCACAAACGAGGAAATTGCTAATATAACACTGAGGAATAAAGGGTATAAGTTCTATATTGGTCAATCAAATCCAGAAGCTGTTAATGGTGGGTATTATTGTTTAAACAATGAGTTTCCAAATGGTTGGAATGGTTTGAGAAACGGTGTATATACCATTTATATTACCGACGGTGAAGACAACCAACAGCAGGAGACAATCAATTTCCAAGCACCGAAACTTGACTGTGACTTATCTGTTACTAATTTTGTTGGAGATGTGGATGTTATAGGAGATATGATAAACCTTTCGCAACCTCCATACTGCGATATTCTTGAAAGCAGTGCAATATCTACCAATAACACATTGGAAAGAATGATTGGTGGATATATCACCATTGAAAGTATAAACAACAGTACCAATCCCGACTATGAGATAGAAATCAAAAAAGACGGTGCTGACGAAAATGAACCGTGTTCAAGGGTTGTATATCACACTGTTGACAATAGTATAACCCCCCCAAACGCATTTAAGAATCCAACTTCTTCAACACCCTCATTACCAAGGATAATCGGTGTTAGTGAACCAAACCGTTACTATATTGTAACCATTAGAGAGAAATGTGGAGATACATATCTTCATACCAATGAATTCTCCCAAAAGGTATATGTTGCCGCTGAAACAGAGTTCAAGATGTATGTGAATGATGTGGATTATGATTTGATACAGAATTTTGACACGGGATATAGAGATGACGAACATGGCGGTGATATATTGGACAATGGTAACATAAGTCTTGTTGAAGGATGGCTTGATTTTGCAAGCGGAATGGGACCGTTGCATGAATTGGAACTTCCATTGGCAAGTTTGCCGAGTACTGTTTCGGATTTGAAGAACCCGTCAGCCGATTGCAAATATACACTTACCGATGAGTATTACTTTGACGAGGCGGAGTTTTTTGAAGACAATCTTACTCTCTATGACAGTGCGGAAGATTTTCAGACAAGCCCCGACCCGTTTGGACGGGTGGTGAATACAGCAAATCCGTTGGGGTATGATTACTATGAAAGAGGGAATTTAAATCCTTTGATTGGGTTTAATATAGATTATTATTATAATGGGGTAAATGATGAAGGAAAACAACTTGTCTTGGATGCGTTGAATGAGGTAATTGCAAAACGTTTGGAACTGCTTGGGTTGATGAGAAAGGCGTTCTACCTGACCAACGACAACGGTTCGAAGGATTTGACAGTGACAGCCAACAAAACACCGTTTAATACATTGATGTATTATGTTGAGGACATTGACGACCCCGATGATAATGTGGCTTATGGTGAATATGAGGATTTGGATATAGAAAACCATGAGGATAATACCAAAAACAGCATTTCAATACCTACGATAGAATATGATTACACAAATGATTGTATAGTGTTTCGTATAATCTGTAATAACCAACATAAAAGACCTTATTATGTTGGTGTGAGAAGTCAAAGGAATGTAACAGTACCCAATTTGCTTGGGATTAACAGTAACGGTGGTTTTACACCTGGTGCGAACATGCCACCTTTACACAGCGTAGACATGATGCACATGTTCGGTATACATATTATTGACAAGATACCAACGTTTGCGGGTATTGTGTGGCAACCAATGGTTGAATACCCGATTTACGGTGCAACCACACAGGGATATCAAGGTGCATATATGACAATGGACGGATTGATAGCGGGGCACCTTTATAATATGTTCTCAACATCCAATAACAGAAACTCCGCTGAGTTTGTGACACAGCAGTTGGGTAATGAAGACGTTGAATTTTATACCGTAACCGTAAGGACCGAAGATGGTGTAACCCCTGACGAGTACCATATTCCAACCACACGCTATATCTATAATGAGAGGGAGTATAGCAATAACCAAGTTAACGACCTGTACAACCAATATTTGAATTATTCCATTGGTGAGACCACAACCACCCCTGCAGACCCGTGGAGACAACAGTATATGTCAGTGAGAAGTAATTCCAACACATTATATATAAGGGATGTTGATGACACGTTCTTCACCTTTCCTGTCAATATTTTGAATGGCCGCAAGCCTGGTTTTGACGAGGATACGGTGATAGAACAGAATGACGCCACTTATTTAAAAGGTCGTTTACCTGAAAGCATTGGCGGTTATGAAATGATATGGTATGTAAGAACCGAGGACAATCCAATCTATGGCAAATTTATGAATAACTCAAATATTACACCGTCTATCATGGATTGGGACGCTCAATTTTGGGATACAGGAACTATAAACATCTCAAAGTGTTATTTCATCGGTTTATCGAATGATAGCAATCAAACATATAGAGTGGTAACCCCGACCTATGAGGTTGTGCCGATTGATGTACAATGCAGTGAGAATAGTAACAGTAAATTGCAGATTACGATAAATAACATATCCAATAATTGCTATTATTTGCGGTATTACAACTTCAACGTTTATGCAGAGGCACAAAAAATCACATCACAAGATGTTGCGCCTGGTACACAGACTATTGATACCGAATATTCTTGGAGTGATTATCAAACCAACAACCCGACATTGTATATAAAGGATGTTACAGGAATAAGAAGAAAATTGAATCTAACAACATAATGCCGAACATACTTTCAAATAGTAAGAATTCAATATATTCTGTTGACAAAGAATCCAAAATCAATGTGGATTTGGAACAGACAGGTAAAATACTGCCCTTGACCGACATCAAGGCGGTTGTAGACCAATATGAGATATACAAGGAAGAATCCGCCAAGTGTAACAACTATCGGGTCACGTTGACAATCAAACCATATTGTACAAACGTTCTTTTTAATCCGTGTACTGAGATTATATTCAATGAAGGGGCGTATGATATTGGAGATGCAGACAAACCTCAGATACAGGTTATAACCGATAATGGAACAGCCTCTGTGCGTTCCGAGTTTGAAGATAAAGTTTATGGTTTGGAAAGTGGTCTTACACGTCACTATATGGTGGAAAACACCGAATATTCAAGTGACAAGATAAGTGGCGACGGATATACGTACCATCCTGGCTATGATATATTTGGTAATCATCTTCTAAGAAACCTTTCATTCAGGACCGTGATTCCTTCTAATAATAAAAATCCTGACCGCGACTCTAAAATGGAACCAATCCCCCTGAGAGAGGTATTTAACACAATAGAGGATTATATGAGAGAACAGGATGGGGATGAAATTAAAGCATATGGCCGCTTTACCCCTGACGATGAGTCAAAAGATTGGAAGCATCTTTATGATTTAACAAATACTCTTTCATTTGAAAAGGGAGAATCTACAGAAGCAAACCTGACATCGGAAGACGGTTGGTTCGGGTTTGTCAACAATTCATCAATGGAGGTGAAAAAATGGGATAAACACTCAGGTAAGCCTGATACAGACCCACAAAACAACACATTCAGTCATGTTATAAACAACAAGGGAAACTGTGAGTTTATTGACATGTATCCCGACAGGAGTCTGTTCTCCTTTGTACCAAAAGTCAACAAGTTCAAACATAGATTGGAGAAGAATTGGGATGTATTTTTGACATATCCTTACGAAAACTTCTACGGTCATGAACTTGTGGAGAAAAATGGTACAAATTCCCTTGCAACATTAAATGTTATCTATAAAAACCTTAGAAGTGGGGGTTACGGCGTTGAGTTCAGGACATATTGCAAACATAATCTCTCATCAAATGATGAAATAACTATATTTTACACTTGGGGTAATGATAATTTCACTGTAGGTGAGGACACTTACAGGGTTTCATATGTTGGTGACATGGAGAACAATAAAAAAGACTATTATTTCGCCATAGACGGTATAGGTTTGATAAACGATGTGTTCGGTGACAGAATATTGGATGAGTTTTATGAGGAAACAACACCGTCAGCCAACTACACCGTATTCAACCATAAGGTGGGTGTGATACCAAACCCCGCCAATACAGAACCCGAGGTAATAAGACTTTATTTATATCAAGTTATTTCAAACAATAGTTTGACATGGGATAGCAGCAATACTTTTGACTTGCTGCCTGCCGATGTGGAACACGGTCCTGTGAACTGCAGGGTGAGAATGAGGGATGAAAACGGTGACTATGTGTTCAACTATTATGTGTATGATGGCAATGATTATATATTACAAGATGACACGTTTAACCCTGACAACTATGAGTTTGGGGAGGGAAATACGTTTGACAGCAAACCTTATGGTTATGTTCAAAACGATGTGATACGTGTTTTCAGGTTTGTGATGTACGAAAAGGTGGAAAAATGGTACATTCAGAAGAACGAAGATGGGATTCCGTTGGATGTCAATGAGATAATCAACAGTAAACTGCAGGAAGGCGTTGAAATAAGGTTTGCCAAGTGTGTCAATGGTCATAATTGCGAGTATTATATCAGGAAATTCAAGAAGATACCGAACCTGAAATACAAGGTTGAGGATTTGACTGACGAGGTGGCGACAAACAAGGTGCGTTTCGATGAATATGTGGAAAACAACGCATTTAAAAACAATACAATGCGTGATTTCATGAACGAAACTTATCAGTTGGCGTTCTCCAAGACCATATACAATGATGATGTGACACAGATACAGTTCACCGATACATTGTTTTTGGATAAAATCAGGGACAATCTCGGCAGACCGCTTACCGATATATATGCAACCATTGTGAAGAAAAATGTTGGCTACAAACATTGGTATGATAAAACAACCCCAATATATTCAGATTTAAGTGAAAATGACAGGGTTGAGTTTTCACATTGTTTCGGAAAAGTGACAAGCGGTTTGGAGATGAACAGTGAAAAGGGTGATATAGCAAACAATGAAATATTAAAGAGTAGAAGCGAATTTTCTGATGCAACCACCTTGAATAACAACAGTGAAAATTTCACCAAATCTTTGGAAGAATGGGGTGGCATACATATGGAGGAAGATGGTTCTTCTGACGGTATCTATGAGAACGATTATGTGTTTTTCGGCGACGTGGTTGAATACAATCCAATGCAGGCAATGGAAACTGTGTTGTCTGATGTGCAGATGAGATTCAATACACAGATGAGGGAACATTTTGAGGATTTGAAGGATTATTATCAAATATTTGATAAGGAAATAGTTCAGGATGACTTTAAGCAAGGTGTAGGAAACAATGGGTTTGAAACCAAAACCATTATTGGTGATAATGATTATGAAAAAAATGAAAACAGGAATGAGGGATACTACTATAAGGCACATTATCAGATACCTGTAAGACAACTGTCAGGAACGTTGCGGCAAAGTTCACATTTTGGTGTATTACTGAAGAAAGCATATCCAATCCAAGCCGACGGACTTTTCATAAAGGTGGAGACATTGAACAAACATGGTTATGGCGGTGGCAGAACAATTTATATTTGTGATGACAAGACAGGTATATGGTACAAGAGTTCGATAGTCTATGTTGACAGTGCTACTTCCTTTGTCATCAACCCAGTCCCGAAAGACGTTGAGATATATGAAGGTAAACCTTACATGAATTGGATAGAGACATGTGAACTGCTTAACAACAAAAAACTCTGTCTCAGGGTACACAATCCAAATATTCCTGATTATGCGAAGAATGCTTCGGTAAACATGTTCTTATGGAGGGATATAATTCCTGCAGTGGAAAGTGACAATGAGGAGTTGTCCACCTATCCGTATGCAAACAACGCTTTGTACATAGACAAATGTATCAATTTCTTCCTTAAGAGACAAGACCCTGACAAGATGAACGGGTTGTATTATGATGGAAAATTCGCTGACGTGGAGGGTAAAATTGAGAAAGAATCTAATTATGTATATATACCTGAGGCTGAAAATATATGCTGAGATATGAGATAAATACAAAGGATGTAGAACCGAAGACGGTTCAGTTGGAGATAGAAAGTTACAACATCGAGGACAGTTTTGAGAAAGAGGACTATCTTGATGTAACCTGTTATTATTCCAACAATATCAACCTGACCAAAGACACGGTTCTTCATATTTCATCCGAATACAATGCCGAACTCACGTTAACGAATGAGGATGTGACAATGTATGACGATTTTGACGTGCCGATAAAATATCTCAACAAGGAGTTCCGTTATTTTGTATTTGAACATTACAAGTGGTATAGTCTCTCTTTGGTTGGTGTCAATATTGTTCTTCAAGGGAATGTTCCGTATCTCGAGTTCAGTTTTGACAGGTATCACTATTTCACAAGTTATGCTGACATTACTTTTTATGCCGAGTTCTATAATGGTACGGAACTTATACAGAAAACATTTGAGAATTGCATTTTTGAGGATGAATATACCTTGTTGTGGAAATACAATGCCGACAGTCCCGATATAGACTTGTTTATGTGTGCGGTTTTCCATAATGACACCTATGAGTTTTCGGGGTATGAGGTTGAAAATGAGGGGGAATATGTGGAATATGAGGAAGTTCCTGTTCAGGTTTGTTTTTCCGACGATGTTTTGATAAAGGTCAGGGAAGAAAACGGCTGTGACGGTGAATGGAGGTATGCTTATTACGAAAAAACGTGTAACGACGGTGATATTAACGGATTGAACGTGTATCGTGACGACTTCAGACTTGAAAATTTCCTGATATATTTTGACTCGGGCAGCATAACCATTCCGCTTCCCATATCCCAAATGTTTGACACGAGGGTTGAACAGGAGGGAAACATAAAAGAACATTTCATATATGATGAGATAAGAAACTCAATAAACGGTTTCATAGAGATGGAGAAATTTGTATACCACCCCGCTTTCAAGGTGGATAAGGAGACTCCAACATTTGAAGACATATATAAAATCAAGTTCAATCTCCATTTCAGGAAACACAATGGTGACAATTGGACTGTTGATGACAGTGCCGCTTGGAATGGCGTGTACGATAATTTCAGTGGATTTTATGACGATGTGACAAATGATGTAGACCATCCATTTTTCTCTTATAATGAGCATGGTGGCAATGAACAGGACAAAAGTAAACAGTCTGACTTGGTAAGTTATCTCGGTTTCACCAATGCCGATATAAAGTATCAGAAAAACAAGGTAAAAAAGTCGTTTTTGAGACTGTCATATTACGATTCACCGAATCCGATAAAGCAAAACCTGTTGGCGTATGCGACAATTTTTATGGATACAGGCAAACTTTTCGAAAAGTACATGACGAATGTAAGTGACGGTAACTATATCACAAGTTGCAATGCGGACGAAGGGTGCGGGATAGACAGTTTTGTCGGTGTCAAGGTGAACACGGAGAGGGTTTATGGAATTGAAGATATACCCCCATCAACAAATGAGGAAATCGAGAAACACCGTCTGTCAACACAGTTCAGTGTAGAAGATACCTTTTCATCAAAGGCTTCAAGTGAGGGTTTCAATCTTTATTTATGGGCAGACAACGACAACGGTACCATCCCTTCGGACATTTATCTTAAAGTTGAATTTAACCATGCGGGCTATGGCAGAACAATACCGTTTATGATGCCCTACAAGGATATGGCTGAGGAGTATGAAGACAAGGGCATCAAATCTTTCGAGGACATACGCAAGGATTGGAGTGGTGAGGATTTTGAACATGGTCATTACAAGGGGTATACAATGAAAAAGTATCAAAAATACTCTTATATACATTTCAAATACTGCTATGACAAGGAAAAGGAGAAACGTGTATACTATTTAGACCCTGAAACTTATGGGGATGATGCAATCTACAACAAGGGACTGAATGAAGACGCTTCACCAAACGAATTGGAAATTAACCTTTATGAAGCCAAGGTTAATTTATTGAATAACAACGATTATAATACAAACGAATAATATGAGGCATTTGAAGTTTGAAACAAGGCGTGAAGATTTAATATCGAGGATACCGGGTTTGTTCGCCTACATTCTTTTCAATGAAGACGGCACAATAACCCTGCACCCCGCTTCTGATTCGTTTGATGGTTGTTATGGAAAGGTGATTGAAAACATTAATTTACCGTGTGGTGTCAATTTATGCACATACGTTTCAATACCCGAGGAAATAGCACCCACCGTTTACCAATGGGATGAGAACAACACGTTCGAGAGTGACGTGGTTGTGGAAGACCAATACGATATAGTTGAAAGCAAATACATACGTCAAGTCAAAAACAGATATTATCAGGAAACCGAGTATGACGAGGAAATTGAGTATGAATATATGGAAGATGTTCCTGAAGATGTGCATAAAGACGACCCGTTATACATAGAAGTACCTAAAAAGGACAAAGTTGGTGAATATATTCTTGATTGTTACGGCAATTACATATATGACTATTATCAAAAGGTCACCACATACAACTATTTCATGAAAGACTGTATGTTGAAAGAGGGTGGGACCTACACATACCGTACCTTAATAACTCTTTATTACAGATATAAGGATGTTCTTGGTTCCGACCATCCGTTCATAATGTTCATGGATAAGGGTATTGGAAAAGAATACACTGACAAACATAGGTTAGGATTGGATAATGAGGAAAAATATCCTGCCGTACCCGATTATATCTATCTCGGACAGGTGAGACAGGTACTTGAAACTTATCATAACTATCAGAAACTGAACAACTACTATATTACCCATTATCTCAACATGGGTCAGGAAAACAATTCCTTGAAACGTAAATCGAATGAATATGAACTGATGGGTGGTGATAAATTCACACGTTATTTAGAGAAATTGGTTGAAAAGAGTGACAGGATTGCTAATGAATATCTGTGTTATTCGAACAACCGTGCATTTGACCTGTCGGTTGACTACTCTATCCCACTTTTCCAATCCCATAACGACTTGGGGTATCTGTCGTGTTATGTTAACGAGTTTGTTGCAGGCAACCAATACTATCATGGCGAATTGGTTACCTATAACGGCAGGACATACATCTGTATCCTTAACAGGTATGTTGAAGGCGGCAATAATTACGAATATGTAAAATGTAACAACAAATTCTATCGTTTGTTCAATAACACATATATTTTGTTTGATGTCGGTTATCCGAATCTTGCTGACATAGAGCAGATGAGTGGCACGGAAGGAATATACGACCACAGGTATATGGATTATGACTATGTTTCTATTGGCGGTCTTTACTACAAGTGGAACGGTGCCATATATGATATTGTTAATGTAGTCGAATACACGACAGGTAAATGGAATAACGAGTTGGAACTAAATGAATTTGATTCACAGCATTTGGTACTTTTGTCTGAATATGCCAACGGTGAAAGCCAATGGTATTCGCAGGATAACACATACGGTAACAAATTTAAGATTTTTGTCGATGTTCAATCCATACCCGTTGAGTTTGTGCACAAATATATAAGGAAGAACGGAATTTTCTATATATGGGATGAGAGTCAGAACTGCTACATTCCTGATGAAAACTTTTGTGAAAGATACACAATAAGCGGTATCGCTGACAGTCAGTTATCGTCTTTGAGGGTGTATGAGAACTATGTTGATGGTTCCAACGTGTATGAGGAACCGAGTGACGGTGAAGATTGGCTATATTACTATAAAATAGGCAACACTGCGGCAGTAAGACTGTTGACCGACGAGCACAACAATATAAGGCGCACAACGGATGTGCCGTTGGCTGCAGGAGATTATGCCATGGATTTGATGGCTTACGGAACCTATCTTATGGACATTACCTGTGACATAACCAATAAGAAACTCACATTCACATATGTGGTTAACGGTCATTTGAAGGCAAAGGTTGCCCAAGACAGTCCATTTGTCGATGAAGACGGAAACACGATTTACCATTATGAGGATTTTGAGTTTGACTCTGAAGACACTCACGGAGTAGTATATACCGAAACCTATGATTATGACGACCTTGATATAGATACATTATATTTTAACCACACAATGGTTGACGGTGTGATGGTCAGTGATTTTAACCTTTATGTCAGTGGAAGAACCAACTTGATAGAAAACTATATGGTCAAGTATGGGTATAAGAAGTTCGTTTTCAAGACAAGCCCGCTTGTAGCAACAGCATCCTACTTCGACAATGATTTTGAATATAACTTTATATCGGGTCATTATACAGAAACCATTGAGAATGACCTCGATTATGTTTACTCACCGTTGTTCAAGAAGGATTATTTTGTGGGGTATTCGTATGAACCAACAGTGGAAAGCGACGTGCAGATTTCAAGGGGCAATGCAGGTGCGTTTGAACGCCATATCAAGTTATCTGAAGTCAAGACATTCGAAGATTTGAGTGACTATCCTTTTTTTATTTTGACTGAAGCATAGACATTGTATTCAAAAACAGAAAAAGTTATATTTATCTATAAGATAATACGACTTTCAATGGCAAATAATACATATGGTATAGTAAGGGCGGCTTTGGTGACGCCAGACGATGTTGAGATTTTCTATTCGTACAGACCAACAAGAAACAGTGAAGACGATTCTTTCAAGGATTGGCGAAAGATTGAGGATGTTTCATCCATTTTCTCCAATAGCAAGTTGGAGAATTCGGAAGTGGCGGATTTACGCCTTCCTGGTATGTATAACCTAAACCTCCCCGTATCCCTTTTTGGAAAAAGCGGGTATTATACCATATATATCCGCCCCAAGGAGTATATGTTCACAATAAAGGATGTAGGCTCATTGGCAGCATTTCCTGAAATCAGGGGTATTGTCCTTGACATGAACGAAATCGTTGAGAACAGGGGTATTTTTGCTGATGATAACCTTGTGGGTTACAGGGTTGAATATTTCAACTATGAAAGTTCGGGGCTTATGCGTCAGGATTATTACCGTATTGTGACAAGCAACAATTTCTGTGAACCCGTCTCACAAAACCTCACAACCGCAAACACTAACTCAAACGGCTACAGGTACAATACAAGCGGCACACTGTGCTTTATAACGCTCACCCCTTCAACAAGCCCTTCGTTTAAACCGAATGCAACACCTTATATCGGTGTACCGAACCAAAGGATTCTTTTAATAAACACAAAGTTCGACCCTGTGGCAATTGAGGTGAATATGGTTGACCATGACATTGAGACGCTGAGTTACATGATTGAGGGTGAACAGGTCAGAAACCTTGACAACGGCAGGCTTACCCATTATAACTTTGACGGTGAGATATACAAGCAGTTCGAGTTCAGCACTGTTAAGGATAACTATACACAACGTTCTGTTGCCGAGGTTAAACAGGATGTCAGTGACGCTGTGGACAACAGCCTTGATTTAAATACCCTTAAAAACGTCTAATAGCCATTATGCCTAGATACAGCAAAACACATAGTAATTACGTAAAGCAGAAGAAACATCAGGATGTAACCGACGGATATATTTTCTCAAGGGATTGGGTAACGTTTGGAAATCTACACAGGTTGGAGCCTGGTAAGAAACCGTTTTTCGGTGATTCCAATTTCATTTTCACCGACAACAGCACACCTGTATATGAGAAGAAGAGGGGTTATGGAAAATGGGTTGCCCGTTTTGTGTATGATGATGTCAAGGATGCTGTAGGTGACGTAAATGAGGTCAGGGTAAACACAAACAGCAACGACCTGCGTTCATATGCGTATTACGGTTCAATGGTTGACCTGATACGTGTGACGATTGAGGACATTATAATGAATTTCCCTGCAAGGCTGTATTCAATAAACGAAAACCTCTTCCTGATAGATGGCGGTAATGAGTGGGTTGATACAGGTAGAAAGAAACTGTCCAACCAATTTTCAATAGACCTGCACAGTGAGGGGATATTGCTTGAGAATAATGAAAACGAACTGCGTTATCTGAGTGTTTCTTGGGACAAATACAATATTGTCAGGTACGACGGTGACGAAAGACTGTCCGAGGAAAATATAGTTTCATACGACATACTTCCACCTGACGTCGAGGTGTATAACGCTTACAAATACCATGAACAGGGATATAATTTCCTTGTGTATCAGAATCATCTTTTGAAATGGGACAATGGGACACACAGGTATATCGAAATCGAGTATGTGACCGAGTGTCACAACTATTTTGAAAGTTGTGGTGACTATCTTCGTTATGACGGTGTCTTCTACAGGTGGGATGCGGAGAACGGTGAATACGTGAAACTGCATTACTATGAAATCTGCGACGACAACTACCAAAAGATAGCGACCATCAGGATTGCTACCGAGGAAAACGTGTATTTCGTGTATGCGTACCGTATAAACGGCATTGTATATTATGCCTGCGCATATGAAGGTTTCTCAATCGAACCGAAACAGGAACTGATTGAGTCTTACTTCAACAACATTGACGGGTTAGCCAAGAAACTTCTCAGCAGAAACAGGATACCGTTGTACACGGCAAGGCTGTCCACACCATATGAGACCATGAGTGGCATGTACCTGTTCACGGACAGGGATTACACATGGCCTTCAGACGGATACTGCATCGACATTGGAAGCCCGAGTTACCTGTCATATCTCGACAGGCTTATGGACATGGCTGAGAAGTATGACAAGGTGTACAGCGACTGCATATGGCGTTGCATGACACACGAGACCATCAAGAATTTCGATTGGACATACAGACGTGAATACAGTGAGAACGACGCCTTGGAGAATATTGAGGGTGGACAGAGGATGGAGGAACTGCTTCATTTCTACGGTTACGTCTATGATACCGCCAAACGTTATGTTGACGGCATAAAGATGACCAACAAGATTTCCTATGACGGTTACGACAACTGTGCCGATGCTGAGATTTCAGACAAGAACAACGCCAAAGGTTGGGATATTGTGTCAACAATATGGGAACCGTGCTACTACGAGCCGTATGACTGCAGCGGGGTTGAGACGGGAATTGACTATGTTTTCACACCGAAGTGCTTCGAAAGCAAATTTACGTTTGAGAATGACGATTGCCTGTCCGTGGCATATGAAGGAAAAGATATAATATGCATTTCTCCAATTAGGAAGGGTGATGGCAATGAATATGAGATTTATGGGGGTAAACTTCCAATTGTGTGGAATCCTAATTGTGCTACTGATATTGTGTTTGGTTGGATTGAAACACCCGATGGGAAAAGATATGTGACACATTACCGCATAGTAGATAAGAAAACAGGTGATATTATTGCTGAAGGTGATGTCAATGGGGTGGATGTATTCACTTTTGATATGTCAGGAATTCCATCGGGCGACTATGTAGTTTATTTGACGTTTAGTGGCGGTGAGTCTGATTCATGGGTGATTGTTAAACAAGAATCCCAAAAATCCTGTGATGAATGCGATGATATATGGAAAGCAATGACAGAGGTGTGCGAGAAGAATAAGACATTACCTTTGATTATACAGAATAACTGTAATGACAAATACTATAAATTAGGCACGAAAAAATGGGTTGACGAAGAGTATGTAAACGAGTTTCCGATGGCAGGTAACTGTTATGAAATAAACGCTATGATGCCGCACCCGTGTATTTGCGATGAGGTTTCATTCAAAATCGGTTGTGGTGTATTTATGCTTGACTGTAATGGTGTTGGCAAAGATATTGAAACACCAAAAATGTGTGAGACAACCAAATTTGACTATTACAGTGAAACTGACACAATTCTTGTGGCATGGGACAGTTATCACTACACTCCTCCGCAAACATGTAAATTAACACATAATAACGAGGTTGTAATAAACAACATTCCCATAAACACATGGCAGGAAAACAACGATTATTGGGGTAGAATAACACTGAATACCGAATTATTGACTGAAAGTGAGTATGTGATTGAGGTTGAATATAATAGCACTTGCAAATTGTATTTTCAGATTTTCAACGTTGGACCGTTGTCTGTTGTTGTAAGACGTGAAGAATCCTTACAGGATTGTTCGATACATCCTATAGCGGTGGGGTTAAGGCACCAATATGATTCGGAAACAAATACACTGTCGATATGGTTTGAAGAGGGAAGTGTGCATGTTTCAGGCATTAAGTTTGCCATTTTTGATTCAAATGATATTTGTGTCTATCCTACAACCTCTCTTACAAGCGAACCCGTGGTTTTGGAGATGAACGAGTATCCCGACGACGAGTATTACATGGTGTTTTATGAGAAAGAGGGTATGTATAACATTTGCGTCACAATCACAAAGGACAACTATTCACATATAATACCCGACTACTGCATAACAGAAGGCGGAATGACGTTTACACCTTATCCGTGCCTGCCCGCCGAGGCAAACAAACTCGACGACCAATATATCAGTGTCGGATGCGGTCCTGATGCGCTTTACTATGAGAAAAAATGCAACGACCCCTCAAAGGAAATGTTGACATACGACTTCTTTGACGGAAAATGTACCGAAAAGGAAACAAGTTATGTGATAGAGACAGGTGAGTGTGTCGCCTTTGATGAGGATGAAGATGAAATACACTTGATACCTTCATGCAACAGTGTATATGGCAGTGGTTTTTACACATATACCGTAGCTCAAGATTGGGGAAGCGGTATAGGCATAGAATTTAATTATGATTGTGTAAATGGTACAGTAACTTTTAATTTTAATTTGAAAGACCCTAACACCGACCCGTTACCAATATCTTATACCATTGAAACCAAGGATGGAACTACTCTTGTTATGTCAGGTGACATTGAGAACAATCCCGTGACAATCGATTTGTCAAGCCTGCAGGTGGGTGGATATACTATCCGTTTTTGCGGAGATGTTAATTGTAAAAAATATGTTGATATACAGTATCTTGGAAAATATGAAGAGGAATGTCAAGGTTGTCAAGACTATTGGAACAAAATTAAAAAAGAGTGTGGTGGGGACGAAAAAATTCCTTATATCATACAGGATGCCGACAATCCATCCCGTTTCTATAACGTAGATAACAGTGAATGGGGTAATGAAAAGTTTGTTTTTGATTTTTGGAACGGTGGCAGTGGTATTTACGTTGGGAAGGAAGATTTGTTCGGTGATGGGTGTACAAAGAACGTTGTTGTGAAACTTGACTGTGGCGGTTGCTTCGAGATTGTCAATTGTACCGCAATAGGTGTTGATGACCCTGACGAAATAAATGAAATGTGTAAAAAACTTTTCAATTTCAAGGTTTTTGTTAAGGGTAATTTGCTTATAATTGATTGGGCTGCAAATACATCGTGTGTGCATTATATCATTAAGAATAATAATGACGAAGTTATTGTTGAAGAATATGGGCATTTTACTAAACCTTTGGGGATTGATTTGACTATACTTACTGAAAATGGGTATACTATAGAGATGGACTTTGACCGATTATCCATGACAATGGCAATAGACATTGAAAAATGCCATGCCAACGAAACCTTCATAAGTCTTGTTGAAACGACACATGATTCAACTCCCATGATAGTCAAGGAGACTCCTTGGATAAACTACAGTCAGAGAAGCACAAGACACCTTGCATATGTCGAGTTAAGCGGCAATCCATCTTGTGACCTTGGAGATGACGAGTGGGATGAAAGCAACACGTTTTCAAGTGTGCCATATGTAATCAGTGAGGCAAGCCCACGTTTCATAAGGGTGGTGAACAACTACACAACGAGGTACTATATGCTGTCCGATGCGGGAATAGACCATAGACCGTATACCCACGACAGGTGGTATTCGGCAATCAACCCGAACTCTGTGACACCTCTCAGTTGCGACATTGACTATCAGAGAAGACTTAACCTTTCCACCAACAGGATATTCAAGACAAAGGGTACGAAACATGCAATTGACATGGTGATGGGTCTCTTTGGTTATGGAAGGAACAACAAATCTGAACTGCATTGCAACAGTGACTATGCGCTTTGGGAAATGTGTACCTTCTCAACCATGAAGGGATATGACGACGCCTTCTATTTCTATGAACTGTTGGATGATGCGCCCGACCATGAGTTCACTGAAAATGAAACTTACCAATCACTTCCGTTGTGGAACGGTGAGTGGAGTTCCGAATACATACGTGTCGGCAGTAACGATATATACACATATTTCAGGCTTAACAGTGAATATACAGTCAGCGAGGCAATAAGGCAACTCTACCTTCACAGGACAAGCGAGAAGATGTACAACGATTGGTACACAGGTGTTCCGATTGGTGACTATTATGAGGGTAATACACATTACGTGATACCGTATTACGATAAGAAGCGGGTGTATGAAGGCAACCTCTATTTCCAACAGAAGGGTGGATGGGGTAGGATGCCTGAAATATTCGGAATGAGCGACGACAGTCAGGTTGAATGGATGGAAACCGTACCTTACCTGCACGTTCTTCCGTCAGTTGAAGACCTGTTGTCGGTACTCTCCATTGACTTGCGTCAGGATGACATCTATTATGTTGCTGATTTGATGGATTATGTCAATTTTGACGAGGATGTACCTTACAACCTTTCACATTTTTTCAAGATAAACGACAGATACAATCCACAGAGATTTTCATCGTGGCTGAACGTGCCTATGACGGGTGAGATTGTTTACAACAAGAACTACAATGTGGACGGTGTAACACATGACGACTATGTTCATGCGAAATATCTTGCTGATATAGTTTCAACATCACTGTTCAACAATCCTCACATTGGTTACGGCGACTATGACATGGGTAGGGATTACCTCAACTATATGTTCACACCATATAAGTACAGTGTCGACAATTACTATTTCGACAACATGAAGTACAATTATATGGCGCAGCAAATGGTATTCGATATGGAATCAATACCGTTCAGGGACGGTTTGGCGGGGTATATGATGACACCTGACCCTGGTATTGATGATATTCCTGTATTTGATGATGTTCCGTCACGGTATGACACAACATGGGATATGCCTGAATATATCAAAGTGTGGTGGGGTTACGGCTACAACTACTTCAAGAGGGTTGAGTTTGACAAGGTTGAGAACAGGGTTAACGGCAACCTGATACCGAATGATTTATATATCTTGAACGACAAGGTATTGGTGCTTCAGAACTTGAACAATAATGTCTATCATAGGCAATATATGAAGGATGTTGTCTTAAAATATGTGTTGCAGGTCATACCGTCGACCACAATTTTGATGTTAACAGGTTTTGATTCTAATGCAAACTGCTGTCTCACATACTATAATTTGTCTGTTGAGCCATCCAACCCAGAGTATGGAAACGTGTACGGTGGAGGTAGGTATCTGACAACAACATATGCTGTGCTTGTGGCTGAGGAAAATGAGGGATACCATTTTGTCAGATGGGAAAAGGTGGGTGAAGATAAAAATACTGTTGTCGTGTCAGAGAATAGCACAGTACAGGTCTTAGTTTGTGAGAACGATACGTACATTGCGGTGTTCGAGGAAGACTGTATCATAACCGCAGGCTGCAAGACAACGTGTAAGATGACGTTTGAATGTGAGACACAGGAACCGTGCGCCACTGTATTCCTGTGTGAGACCGAGGAACAGTGTGATGTCAATTTTACCTGCACATTGCCTGACAGTACAGGTTCAATATAAATTATAAAACAAAAATCCGATAATGGCTAACTGCTTGGACAAATACATATGCGACTCATCCGACAACTGTACCGTTGTTATAACCGATGAAAATGGTGTGGAGATAGACACAAGGTTTCTCCATGACGGCGATATAATATATTTGAACTATGAGGAACGGGAAGGGTATACATTTGAGGGTTTCACCGATGAAGAGGGTAACCCTGTCGGTGAGTATTATGCACCTGGTATGTATGAGGTGGAGGTTGTCTGTGGAGGTTCATACATAGCCAATTACAGCACAAATCTTTATGAAATTGATGCTACCCCATGTGACGGTATAGGCGGTACGGTGACAGGTAGTGGTGAATATCCGTATGGTTCTGAGGTGGAGTTGGTCGCTACCGAGGAGGAGGGATACCATTTTTCGGGTTGGTATATTGACGGAGAAATGGTATCGGGTGACATCAACTACTCTTTTACCGTAAGGGATGACGTTGAGATATGTGCACGTTTCGAGGGTGACGAGTATTACATATTAGCCAAGCCAAACGACCCCAACCTTGGAAATGCCACAGGAACGGGTGTGTATCATAGGGGTGAAGTGGCGGTTCTTTCTGCGGTGCCGTTTGAAGGCTCCAATTTCATAGATTGGGACAATGGAATAGTCAACAGCCAATGGAACCTGACCGTGATGGGTAACGGTATCTACATAGCGAATTTTGACCGTCCGTTGTACACGGTTACAATTAACATAATCAATGAATCTCCGACAAGGGGTGATATGGTTCCTGGGTTTGCCACAGGTGGCGGTACATTCAGTTACGGAACTTCTGTAACATTGGGGGCAACCGCATATTCAACATTCTCGTTTGTCAGATGGGAAATAGACGGGGTTGTGGTCGGCACCGACAACACATACTCATTAACAGTGACCAACAACATCGTGGTCAACGCTTATTTCACTGACGCATTGTTCAGATTGACATTACATGCTTCACCTGAGAACGGCGGCTACATCGTGGATTCGAACAACAACCAATATACAGGTGGTGAATATACATATGGTACTGTCGTGAATGTTACGGCAACACCGAATCCTTCATATGATTTTGTCGGATGGGGTGACAATGTGGCAACACCGTCACGTTCCTTCACCATGACACGTGACATAGACGAGACAGCCTATTTCAGGACAACACCTACAGGGCGTCTGGTTACATTGAGAATAAACTACAACCAACAACAGGGTATTGTGAGGATATACAAAAACGCAAACAATGAGGATGTGTCGCAATACGGCAACAACGTTGTGACATCACCTGCGGTTATGATAGGGACAAGCCTGAGGGTGGAATGCGAAGGTATTAACGGATATGTGTTCGACAGATACCTTGTGGATAACTCCACGTTGTCAATACGCAATTTCTACATGAACAGTGATATTGAGAAAACGGTGGTGTTCAGACCCGACGGTGTATGTTCCGACCCGATTAATCTGAAGGTGGATGATACCGACTATACGTATTTTGAATACAATGGTCAGGAATACAGCAGTGAACAGGGTGTAACGATAATTCCGACATACTCAACACCGTTCACGGTCAAGGCGAGAACGGGTTATTATCTTGACAAACTGCTTGACGTTACGGATGAGAACAACCCGATTGACATAACCGCCAACTGTACCAAGTCATATTGCTACGACTACTATTTCCTGTCGGATGTTAATGGTTATGTGACATTCTATTTTTCAAACGAGTATAATTATTACAACTTTATAGGGAACAACTATTATTATAGACAGATAACAAGTGCACCGCAGGGATTTGTACCTCAGGACGGTATTAACAGGTTTTATGGAAATACATCTTATGAGACAATATCACAGATAAATCCCGATACCAATAACGAACAGTATATTTGTATCGTATTTACCGATTTTTATACAACAGAATCTATTGAAAACTACTATTTTGAGAGAATACCAATACCAAGTAGCGTACCGACAGTAAATGAGTTCCCATATGTGATAGATTCATCATACCCTGATTTAATACAATGGAACGGTTTATATTGGGTGAAATTACGATTTGGGGTACATTTTTGTCAATTCCATACCAATTGGATTACTTTGTGTATATTCGAAATGTATGAAGGTGTCATAAATCCCGTGGATGAAAATTCGCCCGAGTTTGTCTGTGCCAAAAATACTAACGACAATGCGTCTTACAGAAAAAAAGTATGTGGCATTATGTGTGTCCCTGAATGTGGGCACAAATATCTTGCAAGTGTAAAGAAGAATTATAACAATACATCTGCACAGAAAAGACCGATTGACAGGAGTTGCATATATTGGGGTGCCAGTGCAACGACGGCTGACGCCAATACAATCACAGACCCTAATCGTAGTAATGGAGGATTCATTTCAATATTTGAAGTGGATTACGATGTTCCACAGTCGGCTACGGCTAACAACATAACATGGAAATCAACACATACAACAGAGGCTGCTACATTGGGTGATATAATAGAACTCGGTTGTTAAATATTTATAGAAAAACATAATACTAATGGCTTGTAATAACATAACACTGTATAACTTGAACTTGGAGGAGGTCGATGCGGGCATCCTTGATGTGCATGAAGAATATATAATCGAACTTTCAGTTCCCCAAGACCAAGAGTTTGTCGGTTGGGTTGATTCAAATGGAAACGACATAAGTGTCTATTTAACTATAATACCCACACCCGAGGGAATGGATGAGGACAATCGTTACTACCAATTCTCACCGAAGTGCGGTTTGGTCTACAAGGCTGTGTTCAAGACGCCTACGCAATACATATGCAATGTGATTGTTGTGTCGAACAACGAGCGTCAGGGTTCTGCATCGATTACGCAGGATATACCCGAGGGAGAGAGTTATTTGGGGCAGATAATCACCATGGAGGCGTTTCCCGAATGCTGCTACAGGTTTGACAAGTGGGTTGACAGGAACGGTTCTGACATAACAGAAAATCCGCATACAACAACGTCATCCGAACTTGGATATGGTACAAATACATATGTCGCTTTCTTTGAGTTGGAGTCCTTCAATTTTACTGTGGATTGGCAGAACGACGAGGGTGGTGTCAGCATATATGTGAACGGGCAAAGGATGGAGAACAAGACGTTTCAGGTCTTTTGCGGAGATGTGGTGCATCTTGAGGCAACGGAAAATCCAACACACAGGTTTGTACGGTGGGTTAATGGAAACAATGAGACTGTAGACACAGAAAGAATAATAGACTATGTTGTGAAATGCGAGGACATCGGTTCTTCAATACGTGCCGAATTTACATCAGCGGAAACCGTCATTGTCAATTATCATAACGGCGCCGACGAAGATATAACAGATGCACAGGTTTATCCTGTAGGCTCACCCTTTATCACGTTCCCTGATGAGATTGACAGACCTGGTTTCCAAATAGAGGGAATGTGGATACAGCAATGGGCAACATCGCTTGATTCGTCCGAGGCTGTGTATTATGCAGTGAACACCGAATATCCCACACCTGCAACAGACGTATTGGATTTATATGCTGTGTGGGGTGCAATATATGAAATAGACATACCGTTCAATCCTGGAATCTCAACACCCATATCACCTATCAGAGGTTTTCCTGGAGATATTGTACAACTGCCCGACATTAGTCCGTTGGCACCTTCTCACCAAAAGTTTTTGGGGTGGAGCACAATGATTTATTCACAGAATGACCTGTTGAATGCGCAGGGTATAACAGGCGCATTCGTTATACCTGATGAAAGCATAACATTGAACGCTGTTTGGATTCCTGACAATATGGTGTATTATTCGGCTAACTACATTTTTGACAACGGGACAACATCCATGCCAAGGACAACAGAATGTTTTGTGAACAATTTATATACTGTAAAGGGAACTGACTTTTTGGGATGGGAACGTGCACACTATCAATTTTCTGAGTGGGAAATAACCAACTCACAACAGTTTGTTTCTCCCGGACAGCAGATTTATATAACCGACAACATACAATGGACTACATATGGAATCTCCCTACAAAGTTGTTGGGATGAGGAATCCAAATGGTCGGTGACATATCATTTTGATAGCAACACATCGGAAACAATCGAGGTGTATGACAGCACCGTAATCACCCTTAATGACGGTTCAACCCTTTCAAGGGAGGGATATGTGGCTGTCGGTTGGAAAGACGCCGATGATGAGACTAACTATAACACATATCTATTTGATGGTGAGATAGTTGTGAGAAGTGACATGGAATTCTGGCCGATATGGTCATCAGAGAACTGTTTCATATATTTGTCATCTCCAGACCCTCAAGGTGTTATTGTGATAAATGAACAGGCGATGGTTGGGACAGGTCCGTTTGAAGTCGACCTGTATACCACAAACGATATCGGTGGATATTGGGTAGGTGGTACAAAGGAATTCAGTGGATGGTTCACAGATTTGGAGACCCATCAACTTGTACACGGCATATTGCCCTTAAACTATTCCGTTATTTTTAATTTAGAATGCGGTAAAAGTTATGAGATGTACTTTGAGGATGTTGAGCCTGAAGAGTGTATTGTACATTTGGATTGGGATACACAAAAATTGAGTGTTAAGGTGGATAATTTGGCTGTTGTACCACCATATGACTTGGATTTGAATGGGTCTTCGACAGTAAAGGTTGTTTATACCGGTCTTGGCTTGGATAGTTATAACGGCAGGTATTATGATTCCACGACACAGACTGAATCATATGTGGTATACTCACCATCTACCCATTTTATAGGACTTCCAGATTGTGAAGAATGGGGTGGGCATAATATCACACTCTTATCTGAAAGCAGCCCTGTACCAGTAATCCAACCTCATCCCTAACAATAACATAGAATAATATGGTTCACAGTATAGAGTACATAATAAAGACCAATAGCGACAGCGTTCACTTGGAGTATAGACAAACCGACTATACTCCAAGTGAGTCTGATGTTTGGGTTGGGGGATATAATTCCTTTACTGACATTAGTGAGGCTGACCCCGACAACTTGGATTCACCTTTGATTGTCAGGGTTGTCGATGGCGGGATTATAACCTATTACAGAAGGACACTGATGGTTGGTGAAGGTGTGAACAATTTCACTGTTTCTGTGCTGATAGACGGAATTGAAGGAAGGACAACATTTATTGTTGAGGAATATACCATGTTTCTCAACCACCGTGTTGTCGGGTCTGACATCTATGTAAGTGTATCCGCCAACAGGACTGAGTTTGAACGCACGGGTATGATAACAATCAAGTACACCCCAAATGAAAACATCAAGACTGTCTTGTATATAGAACAGGAAAAGTGCGAGGTAGGCATGATGTTTGGGAACTGTATCATAGAAAGAAACGGGGAGTCGTCTGTTGATATTATTAATAGTGGGGAATTTGAGTACACGTTTGACACGCTGACAGACCAAACCGACGGCAATATGGAGAAGTTGACTTTGGATGTGGCTGCGATAGGACCGCATAGAAAGTATTTTGTCAAAACAATAAGGCAGTATGTACAAATCGGTCCACTTGATGACACATACAGGCTTATGGGTGGCGAGTGGTACAGACGCAAGACGAAATACGTTGAGGGCAGGTTTGTCTACTATTATGCCAAGGTGTCGGTCATAGACGGTCAGGTTTATGACGTGCAGAAGTATGACAAGGGATTGAAGATTGAGACAATGCCCGACAAAATCAGTATAACCAACTATGGTAGGGTGTTTATGGCACCAAATTCATATTATGTGGTCACGTTAGCCAATTATGACAACGTAAAAAAAGAATGCGTTGCCACATTGAGATATTCGGGCAACGCATCTTCCAATATAAACAATCAGTAGGGTTCGTTATTGGTTAAGTAGGCGCTCGACGTCGTTCTTCACGTCATCGTAATCCTCTATTTCAAACTTGTAGTACTTGTAGTCGTTCTCGACTTCGACAAGTCTATATTCCATTGTTTCCAAATTCCACACAACGAAACCATGCCCTGTTGTATTCTCACCGAAATCTTTCTGGAACACAGACCCCGAATATACCAACGGGACACCGTTATTTCTTATTTCCTGAAATTTATGGATATGCCCCGCCATGACGCAGTCGCATTCCTTGAACAACGAACTGTCGATACCGCTGTCCGACATGTATCCAAGGTCGGTTACAGACCCCACGCTGTCCCCGTGATATAGTGCCACGATGCGTTTATCGGGTGATTTTTGTTTCAACCCGTTGATATTCGGGTCTTTGAAATCGTCGAACATTGAGAACAGGGCGAATATTACATTTTCATCTTCAACATAACCGCTTTTATAGTTCAGCAGACTGTCAATGAAGAAAACGTTTTTGTATGCGTTTTTTATCTTGAATGTGGGGGAGAGGGAGTCGAGTCTGTCCTTGTTACCCTGCAGCATGTCATGGTTGCCCGCCACGATGTATGTTGTCGCCATTTTGTCAAGGGCGTTAAGCAGGGAATGGAACAGCGAACGTGCCTCGTTGCTTATTCTTATCTTGGACTCGTAGATGTCACCTACAATTACAATTCTCACCTCATCTTTCTTGTAGGGTTTGATTGTGTCGGCCAACTGTTTGATGAGATTTGTCATTTTCTCTTTCATGTGGCTTTCATTGACATCGTTCTTGATGTGGAGGTCAGCCAAATGGATACAATACTTTATCATTCTTAAAAGATTTTATGTTGAACAAGGCAAATATACTATTTTTGTTGTTATTTTTTGGGAAATGTCATATATTAGGTAAAGATTTAAACATTATTAACATATGACAAAAAAAGTAGAAGAAGTTGTTGAACAAGAACCGAAGGTGATACTTGGCTTGGATGTCAGTACCGCCACAATCGGTATTAGTTTGGTTGCAATTGACAATGGTGAAATCGTGCCTGTGGACGTGAAACACCTGCGTCTGAACGTTCCATCCAAGATAACGGGAACAAGGGCACTCCTAATGAAAACCCAAATGTTTGTCGACAAAATCAAGGAATATAATGAAAAATACATAATCGACAAAATTGTCATTGAGGAACCTCTGATGCTGTCGAACAATGCGGTTACCGCAAGCACCTTGATGAAGTTTAACGGTATGGTCACTTTGGCGGTATATGACATTTTCGGCATTGTACCCGAGTACATATCGAGTTATGATGCGAGAAAATACGGAATGCCCGAGTTGATGGGTGTCAGAAAATATGACAAGAAAGGCAACCTGTTACCGTTCAAGAAATTCAGGTCAGCAGTTAAGAAAAACGAGACCGTTTTGTTTGGCGACTATACTTTCGACGTTGCCAAAAAGGATGTAATATGGAATTATGTGTCCGAGACGTTCCCGAAGATAGAGTGGGTGTTTGACAAGAACGGTGACTTGAAAAAGGAAAATTTCGACGCAAGTGACAGCCTGATGTGTATCATGGGATACATCAACAAGCGCAAATACGAAAATGACGTTCCCGAGATTGTCGACTACGAAGAGAAAACCACCGAAGAAGGTATCGCTATCAAATATAATGTCAGGTTTTGCGGTCATATAACCCCACATTCTTACATATCAGCGGAAAAATAACAAGCCCACTGTTGACGATACCGACGACAATACACCTCCCTTATCTAAAAAAGATTGGGAACTATATACCGGTTGACAGAAAGCAGTCGTAAAAGACTGCTTTTTTATTTTTATGGATATTTATATTACAAATGGGGGCAAGTATTGCAACTTATAACAATAATAACAAAACAAACGAGAGTAGAAGTATGAAACAAACAATCAGACTTACAGAAAGCGACCTTTACACTTTAATCAAAGAAGCCTTGAACGAACTTAGACCAGAAACATATGCCAATTATGCCAAAGGAAGGATGGAGCAGGCGAAAGGCAATAGAGAATTGTCGCCTGCGCAGCAAAGAGTTCAGCAAAACCCCTATGGTGGTCGTTCACTTGACTATAAAGCACGTCAAGGTAACCAACAAGCCGCCACAGCATGGAATCAAAAATACGGAACCCCCGAAGAAGGGTATGCTGAAATGAGTGTGCAGAATGGTAACGGTGGCTCGCGTCTGGTCATGGGTGGCACCCCTGAACAGGCAGGTAGGGAAACCGCAGCCCGAATGGGGGCGTATAATTATGCCGGGCAAAAACTCAACGAAGCCATCACCCGTGCCATTCGCAAACTCCTGCGTTAAGCAACGTTTCTCATACAATACATAAGTGAATCTAATTCAATAGGTTCGCTTATTTTGCATCATAGATTTTCTGTCAGCGTGTATATAGTTTCCAAAAAACATTCCAAATTTGTAGTATATTTGGGGTGTGAACATTGAAGATGACATAAAGGATTTGGTTGAGGAAACTCTCGGTGCGCCAAAAAGGGACTATGCGGGCAGTGGCAGTTGGTATGAGTTCGACTGCCCTAACTGTGCTGAGGAAAATTGTGGTGTTCCCGATGGTAAGCATAATCTTGCTGTCAACGTAGCGGTTGGTGAGACGTACTACCATTGTTGGCGTTGTGAGATGGCGGGAAGACTCTCCAAATTGTTTAAACGGTATGGTTCGCCTTCTATATATAAAAAATATAAGGAATTAATAAGTGAGTATAAGAACAGTCACCTTTATGAAATCGGAACAGGTGACGTTGTTATATCTGACGACCCCGATAAGCAGGAATCCCTTAATTTTCCAGAAAACTGTTCAAGTGTCTTTGATAATACCGAAGACGGAAACAAAGCGTTGGAATATCTTCACGAAAGGGGTGTAGATGATTTTTTAATCAGGAAACACAACATAAAATATGTGGGAAATATCCGTTCCAATAAGTATCGGAATATGATAATAGTACCTTCATATGACATGTTCGGTAATTTGAATTATTTCAGCGGAAGGGATTTTACAGGTAGAAAAGACTACAACAAGAAAAATCCAGATATAAGCAAAACGGAGATTGTTTTTGATGAGGGTTTGATAAATTGGTACGAGCCGATAACACTTGTTGAAGGTCCGTTTGACCATATTGTGGTTCCAAACTCGATTCCATTATTGGGGAAACCGATAGATGAGGAATATGCGGTATATAAGGTCTTGAAAGAAAAGGCTAAGAGCACTGTCAATATCATGCTTGACAGCGATGCTCGTGAAAGTGCGTTAAAGGACTATGTTGTGTTAAATAAAGGGTTGCTGTTTAACAGGATACGCATAATCGACTGCCCTGACGGTTATGACCCGTCGGACATGTACAGGGATTTCGGAAAGGGTGCCATTCTAAAACTTCTTGCATCCGCCAAGAAGGTTGATGACTATGATTTGATGAACCTGTCATTCAAAAAGAATGTTAAAAAATTAAAATAGAATAATATAACTTATAAAAAAGTAGTATATTTGCGTCATGGTTGTAGAATTTGACATAACGAAACGTCTCTATGACGACCTGAAAGGTTGGTGTCAAGTCAATAATATTGAACTCAATAAATACGTTTCATTAAAATTGAGGGAAGCCTTGACACTTGACAAATACGGTGACCTGAACGAAAAGGTGAAAAAAGTTCAGAAAAAACAGGAAAAGAAGAAAAAACCTGCAACTCCTGTGGCGGAAGAACTGATTCCTGTAGTACCAATGGCACCGCCAAATCCTGAGGTGACGTTTGCACCCGAGATAGAAAAAGTAACTGAATTAGAACCGAACACGGATAATAAGGAAGAAAAAGAAGTCAACACAGAAAAAAAACGTAGAACATTAAAAACAAAATAATATGGTAGAAAACATCAAGCCCACCGACAAACTGCATTTTGTCCTCCACGCCAACCAAATTGACTATAACGAGGAAAAAATCAATTCACTGAAATCCGAAATAGCCCAAAAATACGGTGTTCCGTTGAGGAACGTCAAGGTTGAGTTCAAACCGTTGGTTTCGAACAATGACAAGGATGCGTCCATGACGGGGGATTTGATAGAGAATCTGCAAGACCCTGCGTTCTTTTTGTTGCTATGTAAAGATTATCTTAACGCAAAGAAGATTGAGGATGTTGATTTCGAGTCAATAAAAACAATCGACCAAGAGGTCAATCAATATGTTGACTATAACCAATATTCCAAGCACAAAAGATACAAGTTCAAATATGTCAAATGGTCGAACTATCTTTCGTTCGGTCCTGACAATTATTTCGATTTCACCAACCTGCATGGATTGGTGCTTTTGAACAGTAATCCCGGAAACCAAGGCGGCAAGACGACTTTCGCCATTAACCTTCTTCGTTTTGCGTTGTTCGGCAAGTCACCCAAATCCCCAAGTCTGAACTCGGTATTCAATAAGTTCACACCCGAGGCTACCAATGTCATTGTGGAGGTTGGTTTGGAAATAGAGGGTGAGGATTATGTAATCAGGAGGACAGTCACAAGACCTGCATTGAACAGACGTACAGAAAAAAGCAAACCGAAACAGACTGTTGAGTATTTCAAGAAACTTAACGACGACAGTCTTGAACTGATTGAGAACTGTGAAGGTGAGAGTACACAGCAGACCAACAATATAATACGTGAGACTGTCGGCAATCCTGACGACTTTGACTTGATTGTGTCGGCAACCAAGACAACGTTGGATGACCTTTTCCGTAAAGGAAAGACTGAGCAGGGGAGACTTTTTTCACGTTGGCTCGGGTTACTTTCGATTGAGGAGAAGGAGAGTGTGGCGAAAGACTTGTGGAAAAAGAACGTTTCACCGTCACTCCTTTCAAACAGGTACAACCGTGCAACCTTGGAGTTGGAGATAAAGGATTACGATACCTGTAACGACGACAATGAGAAATGTATCCTTGAAAACGAACGGAAAAAGGGTGAGATAAACGAAACGCTTGTCAAACTTAACGGCAAGAAAGTTGACATATTGAAAAACCGAAAGGAGATAAAGGAAGAACTCCAAAAACTCGATGTCGCCACCATTGAGAATAATATTACAGCCAAAAACACCGAACTTGAACGTAAAAGAGGGGAATTCAAGGCACAGAAAGACGAATATGCCAAGGTCAAGGACGCAGTTTTTGATGAAAGCCTTTATAACGAGACACGTGCCAAAATAAAGGAATTGGAGGGCGAAAAACAGGAGTTTGAAAGGAAAAACGCCGTGCTGAAGGAAAAGATAAGGAACATTGACGCTGAAATCAAGAAAGTCCAAGACCTTATACAGAAAGGCATCTGTCCGAACTGTTCCCAAAAAATCGATGCGCAATTACAGAACGGAATAATAGACGAATATGTGCTTGAGAAAAATAGGCTCATCACCATTGGAGTTACCAACAAAGACAAAATCACTGAATTAACAAATAAAATAAGTGATTTGAATGAGAAAGTGAAGGAAATGGAGGAATCGCGTGAGAAGGTTCACAAGGAACACAATTTGAGAGCGACATTGTCGGCAATACATTCCAATATCGAGGTTTTGAAGATGGAAGTGGAGAAACTTGAGGGGCAGAAAAGGGATGTTGAAACCAATAAGGACAATATTGAATACAATAATCGGATAGACAATCAAATTCGTCTTGTTGATGACGAGATACGTGAGAATGACAGGTTGAAGGAATCATATATAATGAACATACAGACTTGTAAGAACAACATACAGTCCAATAAGAAGTCGATTGACGAAAGAAGGGAGATAATAGCCAAACTCTTGGAAGAGGAAAAGACTATACGCAATTGGAATGTCTATCAGGAACTTGTTGGCAAGAACGGTGTCATAAAGGTTGTGTTAAAAAGAGCGTTGCCGTTGCTGAACAACGAGATAAAGAGGATACTTGACGGCATCTGTGATTTTGACATCGTCCTTGAAATTGACGACAAGAACGAAATATCAATAAACATGGTGACGGACGGCAACAGCATGCTTGTCGATGTGAGTTCTTCAGGGTTTGAGACTACATTTGCTGCCTTGGCAGTAAGAAGTGCGTTGGCGAATATCAGTTCTATAACAAAGGTAAATTGCTTAACGTTGGATGAAATTGACAGTACCGTTAACCCCGAAAACTATGACAACCTCAGGGAACTGTACAGCCGTATACTTGGTCAGTATCAGTACATTTTCCACATTTGCCATACAGCGGAACTTGAGGATATGCATGATATGGTTATCACAATAAGCAAGAAAGACCATATTTCTTCAATAGAAATTTAACATTTTTTTACAAAAAGTCGTTTTATTTCTTAAAAAATAGTATATTTATAATATCCAATGAGTACTACAACTCACTTAATATTAGATGTCTAACTTTTAATAAATGAAACGCAATGATTTTGAGAATGTTGATACAATCGGGCTTTATTTCAAAGACATAAAACACACTAAGAGTCTGTCTCGTGAGAAGGAAAAGGAATTAGCCCAAAAAATAAAAGAAGGTGATAAAGATGCACTAAACGCACTTGTTGAAGCAAATTTGAAATTTGTTGTCACGGTCGCCAAACAGTATGCCAATTCAGGGGTTCCTATGTCTGAGTTAATCTCGGAAGGGAACCTTGCTTTATATAGGGCTGCGGAAAAGTTCGACCCTTCAATGAACAAAAAGTTCATAACATATGCTGTTTGGTGGATACGCTCTTACATGAAGGATTGCATAAAGCAATATAATGGTAACGGTGAGGAGTTTGCCACTGACGATTACACAATGGCACAAATCGAGGAAAACGATTCAAGTTTCAGGGGAGAGACCATCAATACTGATTTTGAGGAAAAAATCACTGATATACAGAGTAGGGGGATGGCGATAGATGACCTGACTTCTTGCCTGCAGGAACGTGAACTGAAAATACTTTCATTATATTATGGGTTGTATGGCAACAAGGAAATGACATTGAAGGAGATAAGTGATGAAATGAACATGTCGAGCGAAAGGGTCAGACAAATAGTGAACACCTCGATTGTCAAACTCAAGGCCAACGTTTTGGCAAGTGATAATTTCGAGGAATACAAAGATTTGTGTTAAGTGATATTTATAGATAATAAAAGAAAAAAATACATAGTTATGGCAGAGAAAAAAACTACAACTGCAAAGAAGACGACAAAGAAAAGCACAAGTAAGTCAAAGACAGCCAAAAAACCCAAGGTAACCGCTGCAATTGAAGAGACTGTAGCCCCCGTGGAAGAAGTTATCAATGAAACTGTAACAGTGGCAGACGAAAAGGTTATTGAAGAAGTTCCTGAAATGCAAGAAGAAACCCCTTCTATGGTAGAACAAGAAACTGTAGAGGTTAAGGAATCCGAGATTCCTACCGTAGAACCTGTCAAGGAAGAAGTTGCCGAGGATGATGAGGATGATGGCATCGAGATTATAAAGGACAAAACCGACAAACCCGAGAAAAAGCCTATAACCCCCAAGCCGCAACCGAACAGAAAATACAGGACGACCAATCAAATAATGGGTATAATTTACGAATACTAAGACCATGGCAAGAGATTATATAAGAGAAGGTCTTAACAGACTGCGTGACATTTATTCCTCTTCACTTAACGAGGAAGATAATATGGGCATGTCCGACACCAATGAGGTGTCCGATGAGGCTGTGCCATACACCAAAAACGACGACATTCTCAATTCAAGTTTACAGACATGCACTGAGTTGTTCGGGGCAAGTTTCACCAAGACAAAGAACCCGATGCTGTATTATACAAAGTCGAAGGATGTGACGCTGACAGGCGAAATTCCTGACCTTGAAAATGCAAAGTTTGAGTTCAAGTTGCTTGACGGATGCTATCTGTGGGCTGACAAGTTGGAACTTAACGAAAAGCACATGAAGACACTCAACGTGATATGGGGTGCGTATCAGAATTGGCAGTCCGAATTGAGCAAGATGACCGATAAGGTGCCGATGTCCATAAGGGGCGACGGTTCAAATGAACAACTGAATGAAAGGGTCATTCACCGTGGTGATGATATTGATTGAAATATTGGAATTTGTTTTACCCATATGTAGGCGGCGTTTTGCCGCCTTTTTTTATGTTTGAAAACTATTTATATTATATATAAACACATTATTATGGAAAGACACGATTCACCTTTTATAGAAGTTAAATTGCCACAGAACATTGTTGATGACGAAGAGAAGTGCCAAGATGTTGTTTCGGCTATACGCAATGCAATGCGTGAGGTAGGATATGTATATTATAACAATGATGGTGGAAAATTGTTCCGCTATGCGCCGATGACGCCACCTGTTGAGTATCATTTTGTCAATGAGGTGCGTAATGCCTTGAAAGAAGAACTCAGTAGGGGTGAGGTAAGGGCAATGATAAGCAGCGAATTGGACGACTATACGAAAAACGCAAAGTTAAAGAAAGCAGTCAAGAATATTGCTGCTGATGTATTGGAAGAATTTCTTGACAGTCTGTGGAAAAGAAAGTCATTCTGGAAGGGCACAATAAACAGAAATTAAACCAATTTAGTTATGAAATCGGAATCAAGTGCAACATATATTTTCTCCAAGGGTAAAGACGGTGTTTGGGCTGTGCTTGCGGCACGTCGTAAGGATAAGGGTGACGATGACTTCGGCGGATTGTGGAATGTACCTATAGGGGGTCGGGAAAAGGATGAAACCACGCTTGACACTGCCGTTAGGGAAACAAAGGAAGAATCGGGGATTGAAATACCGAAATCCGATTTCATTTCCGTTGGCGATTCTTGTTATTTCGAGAATGGTGAGAAACATATGTTTTCCAATTTTGTTGTAATAATGAAGGAGAAAGTTAATCCTGGTAAGGGTGACGGCGAAAACAGCAAGTTCAAATGGATACCGATGGCAGAGATTGACAAGCATAAGTGGGCATTTGGAATGGACAACACTGTTGCCAATGTTTTTGACTTTGTTGTAAAGGCAATTGAAAAAAGTGGAAAGGAACAACTTAACGAATACCTTGACAAGAATTATATGATGCCGTTGAAACAGTTCATGAATATGACGGACGAGGAAAAGGCTTGGGAATGTGCGGGCAGGTGTCCATGGCTGCTTACAGATTTCATTGAATCGTCTGAAATGGGTGAAAAGGTGGATGAACTTATAGAGAAGGGGGAATTGCCTAATGACTTGTTTGATTTGGAGAGTTATGAAATAGCCGAATATATTGGTCCGTTATTCAAAACCACGTTTTCGAAATATGCCGAAGATTTTGTCCAATATGTTTACCGATACGGGGACACCGATGTTCCATTGTTTTGTGCGGCGGACTTTGTGAAAGAAATACACAACGAATGGCTTGTCCACATGACGGATAATCTAAGGGGTGTGAACCATGAAGGGTTCAGTTATGGCGTTGAAATGGAAGACCTTGCATATACCCCTGGTAGAGGCACAATAAAATACAAGTACGGTCCGGGATACAATTTTGCATTTGAGGCTGATGATGCCGATACCGCTGAAGGAAGTGGCTATGGCAAATATTGCATTTTATTTCAGGCGAGTGGTGTTGAGATATACCATTATGGAGACGAACAGCATCAAGTCATATTCTATGGTCCGTCAGCAAAGAACCTTATATTCATAGTTCGTGCCGATGATTATAGTGACTATTCAGGTATGTGGTGTGTATTGGATGAAAAGGCAAGCGGATATGACAAATACCTGTGTCATTTCGACCGTCTTCAAGATGCTGTTTATTGGGCAATTAAAAACTTCCCGCAATACATGAGTCGTTTTATTGGAAAATCACAACAGAAAAATTTTGAGAGGAACAGGAATAAACCAAAAGAACAGAGATGGTGGCTTTCTGAGAACAAGGGTAGGACAATTGTATTGACTGAGAGTCAATTAAAATTAATAAACGAGAAGATGGACGTGTCACCTGACAAGTTCAATTCAAATATACGCTATTTTCTTCATCAGTTGATTTCAGACCCTGTCAACGCACAACCCCCGACAGCACTGAAAGCTGTGGGTATAACACGTTCCAAACTCATCAACCTTTTAATAAAAAGAGGAATAATAGAGAAACACGAGAAATTGAACGACAAGGATAAAGACGGTAATTTCAAGACCGCAACCATGAAAGTGTCGTTCACTGTCAAGGACAAGGTACCCGATGAACTTGAATATAGGGTTCCCAAGAATGACTTCGACAGGAAGATAGAGAAATTGAGAAGAGAGATATTTGAGAAGAATGTTCCGACCAAAGCTGCTGAGGTGTACAACCGACAGTTGAGCGAGGATGGTGAAGGAATGGGCGGCGCTACGTCAGCAGCATCATCAGGGGCGTTTATTCAGCCAATAGGCGTTGCCATCGGGAGAAAGATAGATGAAGAAGTTGACGAATTGGAAGCAAAACATTCTTCAGGTGCAGATTTTGATAAATTCGATTCTGAGTACATGGGCAAAGGATGTGGTTCACAAGTATATGGTTGGGGGTATTATGTGACAACCGATAAGGAAACTGCAAAAGGATATGAAGATTATTTCAAAGATAATCCAACATACAAGATAGGTAGTACAAAAAGTGGTTCTTACACATATACCGTTGAAATCCCCGATGATAACGACGGCAATTATATCCTGTGGGACGGAAAACCTTTGGACAAGATTCCGTTCAGTAAAAATTTTGAGACATTTGGTGAACAGTACCAAAAACTTGCAAGTCTGACTAGTCCTAAGGAAGTCAGCATGATGCTGTCGAACATGGGTTATACAGGGATAAAAACCACCCCGTTCAGAAATCAGAAAAAAACGGACGACCATCTCAATTTCAGCAGTGGTGCAAATTATGTTGTGTTTAAGGATGACGATTTGAAGATTCTGAAAAAGAAAGCACACACCAAGAAAGCAGATAAATACGGAGACTGGTATGTAATAGAGGATAGAGGTGGAATAGGTAATTTGTATAACCCTTCAACGAACCATTATTTTTTCGGTACTGAAGATAAATCCACATGGCCGCACGTACACCGTTTTTCAGATGAACCGAACATAGTAGGTATAACATTCCAAAACCCTGACGGAGTGGCAGCAAATTTCATAGATGTTAAATCGATGAAATTGTTTTATCCCGAAACTGATGTGGAAAAGTGGCCATCTATGGTGACACTTCCGTTTGCATCTAATGCTAAATTTTACATAGTAAGGGATGATAACACAGCAAAGGTAATTCCTCTTGAACGTTTTACAAAAACCCCATTGTTTGGTAATTTTAATGATGTCTCAACATGGGCGGATGACTACGGTAGCACGTCTGATGGGAAATTTACGGATTTCGAGATGGAAGATGGGTCACATATACACATGGACAAGAACGGAAAGATAATTAATGGTGCTACAGGAAAAGAGGAAATGTCCAAACCCTTGCTCGAAAAGAAAAAGACGATAATTGTTACAGAGGAACAGATGGAGAAAATCAGAGAGGTAACAACAACCGTGTCAGTAGGTGATTATCAATACGATGTTCCGTTAGGTGTTGATAATGAGGATGAAACAATGCAACGTCATAACGGTGAGGGTGGTTCGGTGTCAATAAATCACGTAAAATAATTAAAATCAATTTACAATTTCATTATGCAAGATATTTATATGTTAAAAGAGTTCGACCATAGCGAGATTTTGAACAATATCGACAAGTTGAAGGACGAGATAAACGAGGAAAGAGGCAAAGATGACAGTGAGTATGATGCCGAGAAGGAGTTCAAACTGATGTACAGGCAGTTTATGGAAGGCTTGAAACTTAACACAGGAATAAGATTATTTTAAACATAAACAAAAATGATTAAAGAAGGTAAATACACACTCAGCGAATTGAGAGTTGCCATTAAGGAAAGCACCAAAGACGAATTCAAACCAAAGTTCGGTGACAAGGTGGAAAGTGACAACGAGAAGAACAACAAAGAGGCTGTAAAGGATATTACCAAAGAAGTTGAAAAATACAACCCTGACGGTATTAGACCCGAGATAGCATTGCCCGTTGACAGAAACAAGACCACTCTTGACCTTAAGTTCAATGAAATGGAACCTGGTAAAGAATGGCGTGACCGTGTCGAGGCACAGGTGCACGGTTTCCCGTCTGTAGAGAACGAGAAATCAAGCGACGCTAAGGAAAACGGTGGACTTGACTATGAGGGTAACAAAAAGTTCTTCGACCATCGTGAGGAAATGGCAAAGGAACGTCAGAAAGCAACACAGGACAGCAAAGACGCAGGTCTTAGTGGCCGTGAGTTAAAACCATACAACACTGAACCCGGTTCATTGTTTGAAGGGAAGAAATGGAGAAACGAGAAAGAACGCAGAAGTATGATGTCCAGTGGTGTGATTAATGAGGATAGTAAATCCAACACAATGAAGCGACTCAACTTCAAGTTGAAGGTTTTCTTGAATGAAAACGAAATCAAGAGTTACATTCCCGAATCATATAAAACCGACGGCAACAAGTTCTATGTCAAGGATGCAAGTGGCACACAATATATGGTGGAGTGTGTCAGGGATAAACAGTTTGGCTTCATGACTGTGAATATTGTCAACAGACTGAATGAGGACAAGGAGAAGGCGCAGATTGAAAGAATGAAGAGTCTTTTCAACTACAATAGTTCAGACTATTTCGGTGCGTCTGACAAGGGTGGCAACAATGTCGAACGTTTGCACGAAGGCATTGAAAAAATCAGGGGTATAGAAAAAACCAACAAATAAAATGGCAAAGAAACGTGAAACATCACAGGATGAGAATTTCACAATTCTCACAAAAATGCTTAACCTTATACAGAAGCATGGCGTGTGGAACATAATCAAGGCACTGTTGCTATTGGTGACGTTTGCAGTAGTGATGTATTCAGTCACTCATATAGATGATTTGGTACAGAAGGCATTCAAAGAACAGACCGAGGAAGCAGCATCAAAACACAATGCTGTTATGCAGCACAGGTCGAATATCAAACCAAAGATTGACCTGTTGCTTAAGGAGACCCTGAACGAGTTGAACGCCGACCGTGTATTTGTCATCGAGATGCACAATGGAACCAACAACCTTTCAGGATTACCCTTTGTATATTGCGAAATGACTTATGAGGTATGCCGTCCTGGTGTTGACAGGGTTGATGACGAATACGGTGCGGTTGTTCTTTCAAGGTACACATTGCCTTATTACATGTCAGAACACAGGTATTTTGTCGGCAGCGTCGATACCCTTGAAAAAACGGATTCCAAACTTGCCCATAGAATGAAGGCTAACGGAAGCGCTTACTTGTGTGTAACTAACATGTATGGCGTGAACAACTATCTCGGGTATGTCGGCATAGGATTTGCTGAAGGCAGCGAAACACCTGCAGACGAACAACTGATAGACGCTGTGTATAAACTTTCGCAAAAAATATCAACATTACTTGATGTGGATGTGATAGAGCAATAACCAAGTTAAGCAACGGTCGTGATATGAAGGATTCCAAAAAGATTAGGGTAATAATAGAAGTGGCGCAATGGCTTCTGATAATCGGATTGTTGACGGCATATCTATCCATTTTTTTCAAGTTCAAGAACTACACTAACGATAGTGTCAATATGGACAAGTATAACACGATACACCGTGACAGGAAAATAGACGAATTACAGCAGCGCAACCAAATGTTGGAGGATTCCATAAAAGTGCTGAACAATGAAGATGTTACAAAGGAGTTGTAGCCAAAAAATAGAATTTTTTAATTTTTGTAGCCGATTAACGTTGTTTTAATCGGCTTTTTTCTTTATATTCTAATAAAGATAAAACGATGTCACAAATTCTAACATTTTTCCTGATAATGTCCATCCTTTGGCTTTGCAAGGAAACTTTCGGTATAGTCAAATGGTTTCTATCCAAAGATGAGGAGTACAAACAATCTTGGGTCAAGACACTTTTGTCGTTCGCTTCCATTTCGTACATAATAACGATAATAATATTCGGTGTCTGATATGATAAGTTTTGAGAAAAGAATGCTTGAATATGCCAAGTACGGTATTTCAATGAGAACCACAAGTGATGCAAGCGGTGTTGAATACTATGTTGTCACAATAGCCTTCAGCCCCAAATGGGATGTTGTGGAGTCTCAGGATGAAAAGGTGCGTTGTGTCAGTCAATCCAACAATGGTGAATATGTATATTTCACGGAGGTGACCAACGGTCTTGAGTGTATATTCAGTTCAATTGAAGAGACAATAGAATATAATGAAGATGTTGAGAAGAAGATTCAACTCCTGAGAGAAAAAATCGGTGAATTACAGGAACTTTTCGCAAATGAAACTTATGAAAAACTTCAGTACCTGACATTTGCCATAAGTGAACCAACAAAAAAGAGAGGAAGAAAACCCCAATCGAAGAACGAGCCGGTAGAACCTAAAGACGAAGAAAAGAAAGAGGAGGAATTGCAGTCTCAGGAAGAACAGAAAGAAAATACCACAACGGGCGAAAACAAAGAGGAAGCCAATGACATTGACGCCAAGATAGCGGCTGCCATGAAGAACAATAAAAGAGGCAAGAAATGAAAGACACAGAAGACTACACCATACAGGTTGTTTCACCAAACGTGGTGATTCTGGTGGGCGGATTGCATACACAAACACCTAACTCATATATGAAGAAGGTGGTGAGGAAAATTACCAAGATGGTTGGTACTGACAGATATACCGAGTATATTGACAGCCATTTGGACAATCCGTGGGTTAGAGTGCTTGTTTTTGACATAGACTCCTTGCCATTTGATGATAGTTTAGAAAGTATAAAAGAAAAAATAAAAATAAAGAATACCGAAGATGATGATTGCGCTTAAGATATTTGCTTACATATTCTTTGCGTATGGGCTAACCAACATTGTGGTGTTTGGCAGGGGACCATTTGGAATATGTGATTTGATAAGAAATTTGGCTGACAGGATTTCCGACGGCTTGGGTAAACTGTTCCATTGTCCAATGTGTTTTTCGACGTGGGTTGGGGCAGGTACATCACTGTTGGATTTGCTTTTCATCAAGAACTTTGCATTCACACCCTTCAATCTCGTATTCTCGTGTATGGGTGGTTTTTGGATTGGGTTGCTGACAGTATTGATGGACGCCTTCCTTACATCAGGTATAGTGTGGATTCTTCATCAGTTTGAGGAGGCACTTGAAAGACATGGATATATGACAGAAACAGAAGAGGAGATAATAGACGATGAGCAAGAATAGATTAGAGAACGAAATAGAGAAAAGTAAGGTTGAGAAAACTGCAATCGAGGCGCAGACTGAAATGAACCGTGACAAATACGCCGCATTCGTCAATGATAATTTGCATTATATCATTAACACTACCAATGTCATGTCAAAAAGGTATAAACTTCCCTCAAGTATAAGGCGTAAGAAAAACTGTACCAAGTTTTTAATAAAATTAAAAAAGTTTTTAGGGTTATCATGACATATAAAGACATATTCAAGATTGCCGAGAGTATTGAAAAAACAATACCCGAGATTGCAAAAGATAACAACGGTGTTGATGTACGCCAAAAATTGACTATGGTTATCAGTGTGTCAAGGGATGAGATTGATGACATTAATGAAAGCATGTACCTTATGGAACATCGGGATTTGCGTGGTATTGAATACACCGACGAAATCGACATAAATGTCTATGGAATGCTTTTCAAGGTTGTGTTCAATGGTTAGATGTTTTCGTCACGGCTGATTTTAATGTCAGACCAACCTGTCTTTTCCTTTAGTTTCTCTCTCCATTTATCACACAGATTTGGATTAAGAACACCTGTGAAGAAAAGGTATTTTGACGAAGAAAACATATCAAAGAGTGTGTTGTACAGCAAGGATGATTCCCTGCTGTTTTTGCATTGAACAAAATCGAAGTCAAAGTCGTTTTCTATTATAAGGTATTGGTTCCATATAAAGATTTGCTTGGTGTTTTCACGGGACAAATCTTTAAGTATTATGTTGTCAATCAGCCACGGACAGGTTTTCTTGTCATATACAGGATGATAGCCGTATACAACAATGTCTTTTTCTACTCTCCACGGATGTCGTTCCAATATGATTTGACTCGGGTTGTCGGTGACAGTGGTAATGACCGTGCCGTCATCTCTTTTGAAAACCGATTCGTTGCTTTCAACGGTAGGGTCTATGGTTTTTACCAGAATAATCTCATATTCCACATCGGCAAGGGTGTCGTTCTTTCCGCTTCTGAACATAACGGGAAAAACAATCTTCTTGTTTTCCTCTATCAATTCGTGATAGCGTTTGTAGGCGCTGCTCATCCACAGGAACCGACCTTTGTTAAGTTTTCTTTTTTTGTTGCGGACAACCATTATCTTGTACTCACCCTTAACGTCGCCGTTCTTCTCTCTTTCCCGTTCCCTCGGTGTTTTGGTTCTCATGACATAATCATAATGCCATTTTCCCTTCATCTGTCTGTTTTTCCTCTTTCTGCGAAGCCTGGTCTGCCTCCGTTTTTCCGTGGCAGCCGCCATCAGTTGACGGCGCCTCTCCTTCATTTTATCCCTCTTTTCGGATTTCCGTTCAAATTCCGCTTGTTTTTGTGCATCAGTCTTCTTTTTCCTTTTGGGTTTGGGATTGTCAGACTTCCTACGCGCCACCATCCTTTGGTAACGCCTGATTAACCGTTTGACATATTTTTTATCCGACATTTTTTAGCGAAAAAGAAGATTATTCAAATAAATATAGTATATTTGCATTGTTAAAACAATTTTTTCTATAAAACAAATAATACTATGGCTAAGTTAGAGCAAGCGTCTGAAGACGTAATCAAATTCATCGAAGACATCATTGTCGAAGGTGACTACGACGGTTTCGCATCATTCCGTTTCTTCAATTGTGAAAGACAGAAAGAGTTGGTGAAAGTCACCAAGGCAAGCGCGACCACTGAGTATTTCGCAAAGACCACTGACCTGTGTACAATCTTCGTTAACGAGAAGATTTGGGACAAACTTGAGGACAGACAGCGTGAACTTCTTGTCAAGAACGCCCTGAACGGACTTTATTATGATGACGAGAAGGGAAAACTCGTTCTTGAACAGCCCAACCTCTCCATTTCTTCGGAGTGTTATATGAAATTCGGTTCCGAACTCGTAGATGCCGCCACAATGGTGACAATGGTCTTGAAGCAAATCAAGGACGATGAAAAGAAACTGAAAGAGGAAAAACAGGCAAAAAAGAAAAGATGGACTCCAGACCAACAGGCATGACCGACGAAGAACTCCTGAAGCAATTCATGGAAAACGCCATCGAAATGACGGATAGCGTTTCAGAGGAAGTTGTTGAAAGGGCGAAACAAAGTTGGGCTAAGGCTTGGAAAGATGCTGTTGAATGGCATAAAAAACATCCGAACGAAGGCAATGATGCTATCGTTCAGAATGAAACAGACAGTAGGGCGACTTAACGGGCCGCCCTTCTTATTATACGTCTGATGGTTTTTGTCGCAGGTTTCGAGCCACCGCTTTTGTTCACCGAACCATTGGATGACTTTACGACACGGTTCACTGAACCGCCACCCGCAACTTTCTTTTTGCCACAACTACATCCCATAATTTTGTCTTTTATTATAAATATTATTCGTTATAGTAAAATTTGGTGACAATATCCTTAGACACCGTTTTAGACTTACTTTTTTGTATAACCTTTTTTGCAGGTTGCTTTATTTTGTTGGGCTTACAGGAACACATTGTTTTTATTAATAAATATCTTAACATTTTTTAATAAAAAAGATTTGGACATACAAAAACTTTATTTTACTTTTGCAAACGTTATTCAAAATAAGCATTGATTACCATGAAAGAAAATTTAAGGTTCCTTGTGGATGTGGACGATGTCCTGAGAGGCCTATGCCAAACCATGCTTAATGTCTACAACAAGGAGTTCGATGACAACAAGAAGGATGAGGACGTGAAGGTGTACTTCGTCAATGTCTCATATCCAAAGGTGGTTGAAAGATACGGCGACGCCACGAAGTGGTTTTTCCAGACACATGGACATGAACTCTTCTATGGCAGTGATGCTCTGAAGGGTGCGGCTGAAGCGATTAAGATATTGCGTGAGTATGGAACGGTACAGATAGTCACCAAACAGAGAAGCATTGAGAATAAGATAGACACCCTTAAATGGTTCGACAAGGTTGGAATTGAATATGACAGCATTTCGTTTGTCAAGGACAAATCGGTTGTTTGCTGTGACTTCTTCATTGACGATTACCATGAAAACTTCATCAACTGCGGCGGAGACGGTGCCGTTGGCATCATTATCAACCGCCCGTATAATGAGAATGTGGACTTGGAGGAATTGAGGGCAAAAACCAATTTTTCCAAGATAATAAGATATGACAGTATCTTGGATTTTGCGAACGATTTGAAAAACGGTAACTTTAAAATAAACTAAAAATATTACATATGAACGAATTGATTAATGAAACCGAAGAAATTAAACAAAAAAAACTGTTACTAAAAAACGCTGAACAAATCCTTAAACAGGAATTTGTCGGTATTGACAACGTGATAGAGGGAACCCTCCTTAACATGCGCCCCTGGTTTCTATATCCTGAGTTACAGGACAAACCGCTTGTCATTTCGCTTTTTGGTATGACAGGTTCGGGAAAAACATCACTTGTCAGGCGCATTCTCCAATTGCTCGATATTGAGACCGATATGGTCTATTTCAACTTTGCCGAAATTGGTGAAATGAAATCGTGGGAGATTGAGGATACCCTTGATGAACAGATTTCAAGTGAGAAAACCAACAGGGTTTTTGTCTACGACGAATTTCAATATGCTGCAACCCTCGACTCCCACGGTGAGGAGAAGGACAACAAGAGTGGCTTGAAACCGTTTTGGGAACTTCTCGACACGGGTATCATACACAAAAGGACATCACGCTTTGATATACAGGTTGTCAAACGCATGATAGACTATATGACAAGAATTGACAGGCGCCACCCAATTGAATTGAAGAATGGTGTTTGGCAGAATGCTATAGATTGTCTGAATGGAGTGTCTTTGTATGACATGGGTCGTTTTCAAACATATTTTGAACTCAACCTTCCGCAAGACATAAAAGATGAAATGAATGGTCATCGGAACGGTGAAGGGGAATTCCCATGCATAGACGATTATAACGAATCATCCGCAAAACCCACCAAGTGTAATGTGGTTGACGATGGACCGTTCTTCATCAGGGACAGTTACATGAACCGTATCCATGAACTGTACGAGAGAATCAAACCCGGTATTGACAGAATTGACCTCCACAACGAGATGACGAAAATGAATTTCCCTGAGTTGTGTTCCTTCCTGCAGGGTATAATCAAGGAATCCGAAAAGGGGTATGACATGAACTTCAACGATTCAATCGTCTTTGTTCTTGCAAACATAGACGAAGCCTATCAGATAAGTTTCAACGTGAACCCCGATATGCTTCCCGACCAATTCCACAAGATAACCGAAAAACTCACGATTGTCGATATCAAGGAGGCATTGAGACACAGGTTCAGAAATGAACAGATTGCACGTCTCGGAAACCTGTTCATGATTTATCCATCCTTTTCGGAGGAATCCTTCAGAAAAATCATCGACCTGCAACTCAACAAGTACAGAAACGATGTCCTTGAGAAGTGGGGTTTGAACATTGAGTTCGACCAAACAATAAAAGACTTTATATATACCGACTCTGTCTTTCCGACACACGGCACACGCCCAATTATATCGGCAGTCCATGAAATCGTGAAGACAAAGTTGCCTTTAATTGTCGACAACCTCAATGAGAACGATATACACTGTGCTGAAAAGATTGTGTATTCATATGAAGACAATTCGGTGGTGATAAAGACATACTGTGGCGGTGAAGAGGTTAACTCGTTTCCAACAAAGACCATTTCCCGTTTGAACAGTCACAGGGGGCTGAAAGGTAAGAACGAGCAGACCTTGATTGCGACGCACGAAAGCGGGCATTTTATAATGTATGTCAAACTTTTCGGCAGGTTGCCTGAAAAAGTGTGTTCATCCACCGTATCGAAAGACGCTGCAGGCTTTATGTTGGAGGATAGCGATGAAAGCGACAAACTCCACACCAAGGAAGACCTTCTTAACGTGATAAAGGTTTGTTTGGGTGGTTATGTAGCCGAAGGACTTGTATTCGGTGAGAACAAACGCTCGTCGGGTGCGTCACAAGACTTGAAGTCGGCTACAATAACAGCGTCGGATATTGTAAGGAAATTCGGAATGACGGATTACGCCTTTGTTTCAACATATCTTGTCACAAGCGAAGCTACATCAGCGGGGTCTTATGTTCGTGAAGACAGTCAAATCCATTATAATGAGCTTATAAAGAACATTATCAAAGACTGTTTGGATGACGTGAAACACACCCTCATGGATGAGGATTGGAAAAAGATGTTCAAGGGTTCAGCAAAATATCTGTCAGAGAACGTCAATATGCCAAAGGAAAAGATGGCTGAACTCTACGACTTGGTACCTGATGAAAAGAAAGTTGTATACAATGAGAACTACTATAGCGAAAAACTTGAGTCATTCTGACACAGGAAAGGTGTCATACTGACAAAATGTCATGAAAAAAATGACATGGTATGAAAGTTGCAATACTAATGATGTAAAAATAATGTAAAATTAAAAACAAATAAGTTATGAGCAAAAAAGCAATTGGAATTGACCTTGGGAGCACTGCGTCAGAAGTCGCTGTGTTTGAACACACTAAACCCGTTGTAATCTTCAATGAAGAGGGGTCGAACATGACACCGTCAGTTGTATCATTCAAGGACGGTGAAAGAAAAGTTGGTGCAACCGCCAAACGACAGATGATTGTTTACCCGAAGGAGACCGTCAACCTTATCAAACGTTTTATGGGTGCGACATATGCCGAATCGAAAGAGGCTATTAGTCATGTACTCTATGACGTTGTTGACAAAGATGGACAGCCCCGTGTTAAAATTGGTGACAAACTTTATTCACCTGAAGAAATCTCCGCCATCATTTTGGGCGCGCTCAAAAAGAACGCCGAGTCATATCTTGGTGAGGAGGTGACGGATGCGGTTATAACCGTACCTGCATTCTTCTCGGACAACGCAAGGGCGGCAACCAAGAAAGCGGGTGAGATGGCAGGTCTTAATGTTCTCCGTGTGATTGCCGAGCCGACCGCAGCCATACTTTCCTCAAACATTGACATGAAGAAAGGCGGAAAATATATGGTTACTGACTTTGGTGGTTCAACTCTTGACAATTCCGTTGCGGATATTTGTGACGGTGTGGTTGAAATACTTGCCACTAACGGAGATGTTTATCTTGGTGGTTCCGATATAGACAAAGAGGTGGCAAAATGGATTGTCGACGAATACCGCAAGCAAAGCAGTATAGACCTCAATGGTGACTCACAGGCAATGTCACGTGTTATTGAGGCTGCCGAAAAGGCCAAGATAGAACTCAGTTCTTCCGCCACGGCTGAAATAAGCATCCCTTATATTACAGTGAAGGGCAACGTTCCCCAACACCTTACGATGCAGTTGACAAAGAGTAACTTTGAACGTCTTATCACACCCATTGTCGACAAACTCATCAATTGTGCAAAGAAAGCGGTTGAGAGTGCAGCCATTAAAAGTTCCGACCTCGACGGTATTCTGCTTGTTGGCGGTTCGTGCCGTATCCCACTCGTTCAGGAACGTCTGACCAAGGAGTTCGGTGTTCAACTGATTAAGTCGAGCAACCTTGACCTCGCTGTTGCTGAAGGCGCTGCAATTCAAGCCAACACCCTTATTGGCGGTGAAGGGGCAAACGAAATACTTCTGCTCGATGTTACTCCTATGAACTACAGTATTGAAACCGAAGGTGGTGTTGCGACAACACTTATCGAGTCCAATACCACAATACCATGCAAGAAGTCACAGATATTCAGCACTGCTGTAGACAATCAGCCCGCTGTTACAATCCACGTCTTGAATGGCTTGCGCCCAATGGCAAAGGATAACAAGACCGTCGGAATGTTCACATTGGACGGTATCATGCCCGCCCGTCGTGGAGTGCCGCAGATTGAGGTGACATTCGACATTGATGCCAACAGTATCCTGACCGTTACAGCGAAAGACCTTGGAACCAACAAGGAACAGCATATCACGATAGAGAACAAGGGTAAACTCTCCGACGAGGAAGTGGAGAGATACAAAGCCGAGGCAAAAGCCTATGAAGAGGAGGACAAAAAGAAGAAAGAGGCTGCTGAGAGGGCAAACAAGGCAGAATCCCTTGCATATCAGACAGAACAGCAACTCGACAACTTCAAGGACAACGAGAAGTTCACCCAAGAAGACAAAGACTTCTTCAACGGTAAGGTTGAGGAGTTGAAGAAGATGAAGGAGGATGGAAACTATGACCGTCTTGACGACATTGAGAAGGAAATGCAGACACGTTGGTTTGAGATAAGTTCCAAGTTGTATGGGAAACAGGAGAACGGAGGTGCAGGGGTTGACCCGAACATGTTTAAGGACATGTTTAATGGGGGGGCGCCGAATGGAACTGCCCAACCAACCGAGGAAGACCTGGATAATCAGGAAGTGAGTTAATCTTTCAAGATAAGAGACTGATGACAGCCGAGTTCAAATATTCGGCTGTCATTAAGTTTTTTTAAGAAAAGAAATTTTGGCGAAACAAAAAAGGTTCTTACCTTTGCAAACGTAATCAAACGTAAAATTGAAAAGTATAGAATATGCCTAACAAAGACTACTATCAAATTTTGGGGTTAACCGAGGAAGACAAAAAACTTCAGGGTGACGAGTTTGCGAAAAAATTGAAGACAAACTATAGAAATTTATGTAAGCAATTTCATCCTGATAAATTTGCCAATGCAAGCGAAGAAGAGAGAAAGAAAGCCGAGGAGAAGTTCAAGGAAATTTCGGAGGCTTACGATGTACTCTCCAACCCTGAGAAGAAAGCAAGATATGAACAGACGGGTTCTTACGACGGGTTCTCGTTTGAGGGATTCGGTAATACAGGTATGGCTGACATAGACGAGATGTTGAACCGTTTCCGTCACGGTTTTAATCCTTTTGGAGGTGGCTTCAGTGGTTTTGGTGGAGGTTTTCAAAGAACTGTACAGAAACCTAACCCCATGAAGATAAAACTCTCCATTACAGTGGAGGAGGCGTACAGCAAAGCCACGAAACGTGTAAGATACAAACGTTTCAAACCCTGCAGTTCCTGTGAGGGTAAGGGTTATGGCGAGAACGGCAAGACCGAGGTTTGCCCTGTGTGTGGCGGCACGGGTAATGAGATTAAGACAAGTACCAACGGGTGGATGACACGGCAGAAGATAAGCCCCTGTCATAACTGCCACGGCAGCGGTCAGATATTGTCCAATCCGTGCCACAAGTGTAATGGAAGCGGTCGTGTGGTTGATATGGAGGAGTTATCCATTGACATACCCGACGGTGCAAATAACGGCACATATATTGTAGTGGAGGGCAAGGGTCATTGTGCGGAGAGAAATCCTTCAGTATACGGTGATTTGCTCGTGTTTTTCGAAATCAACGGTAATGGCAAGTATGAGATAACCGAAAACGGTGGTTTGGTGGTGAAGACCAAGATTCCGATTTTGGACTGTATAACAGGTTGTGACACAGACATAACTTTACCTAACAATGAGAATGTTAAAGTTAAGATACCAATGGGGTCACAGACAGGAGACTATGTTGAGGTGAGGGGCAAGGGAATGCCGATACCGAACGGACGTGGCACCTTGTATGTTGTGGTTGAACAGACGTTTCCAAAATCACTGTCCTCTACAGAGGAAAAGACAATAAAGGAACTTAAAAACAGTAAAAACTTTAAAAAATAAGGAAATGAGTCACAGTGCAGGTTTAATACCGTTCAGGGTAGTTAACGGTAACTACGAATTTTTTGTCGGACATCCCGGTGGACCGTGTTGGGAAGGTGTTGACTATTGGGCGTTACTGAAAGGTCGCATTGAAAAAGGCGAGGACATCAAGGACACCGCTGTCCGTGAGTTCATGGAAGAATCGGGTGCCAAGTTGGATTATGCCAAAATCAAGCAGAACATGCGTTTTGTCGACACTGTCAGACAGCGTTCGGGAAAGTTGGTTACCGCCTACGCCTTCAAAATGGAACCAACCGACGACGAGTCAATCAATCCATCGAAATGTTTCTCAAACATGGTGTACCAATGCGATTGGCCTGAGGTTGACGAATACAGATGGATTGTGCTTGATGAAATCGTGAAATGTACCAACAAGGCAAATATACCGTTCTACAACAAGATAGTCGAGATGGATAAGAACGGTGAATTCGGTGGAGAAGCATGAAGGTTATTAAAGGTATAGACGCAATATCTGAAACTGACAAATACGATGTAGTGTTGGTTGGCACGTCAATCTACGGCATGCTCACCAACGGGTTTCAGAGGGAGATAAGGATGAAATACCCCTATGTCCATGACGAGAACATAAAACAGCCGTATGCCGACCTCAGGCGTTTGGGCACAAGGCTGACCTTGAGGAAGGAAGGCAATCCGACAATATCACTTCTCTACGTGTGCAAGTATCCGATGTCCACCATGGAATATCTTGACAGGGACGCCTTGAAGCATGCGCTCCTTACAGCCGATGCCGAGTTTGCGGGAAAGAGAGTCATGACAACGGTGATAGGTACAAGCAAATATGACGGCAACTGCGACAAGGAGGAAATGTTAAGGATAATTGACGAGAATGTTGAAAAGATGGATTTGTATGTTTATGACTATGAACAGAAACAATATACATTGAAAAGAAAAAAAGTTGAAAAAACACAAGTGAAAGATTAATTTAATATTAAATGGCAAAAAACAAGAACAAGAACAACGGAATCAAAGAACCTCGTGTAAACGATGAATTGAAAGGCGACTATTCAGTACGTCTGATATACACGAATGAAAATGGAGAAAATGTCAATGAGATTTGCCCTCTATGGAAGGCAAAAAACAAGGCACGGGCACTTGAATTGGATTTGATTGAAATATCGCCTACCGCACAACCACCCGTGCTGAAAATCGGTGACTACTCAAAACACCTTTATGAGTTGAAGAAACAAGCGAAGGCAAAGAAACAGAACAGGACTGAGTTGAAGGAGATACCGCTTTCGGTGAACATATCAACCCACGACCTTGAGATAAAGGCTAAGAAGGCCAGGGAGTTCATAGAAAAAGGTGATAAGGTGAAAGTTACCTTGATGATGAAACGACGTGAAATGGAAAGACGTGAAATGTCAAAGAAACCGTTGTTGGAGTTTATAGTGATGCTGAACGACGTTGCCGTTCCCGAATCAATGCCAAAGGATGAAGGAAACAAATCCATAGTAATACTTAAAAGAAAGTCATGAAGAATAAGTTTTACACCGACTGCAATTCTACCAAGTCCCTTTACCTGACTGACGACGAATTCGCCACACAATATTTTGAAGGGGTCAGAAGGACAAGGGTTTTATCCCCAAAGGAACAAAGGGATTTAATCTACATTTCACGTCACGCTTGCAAGGAAGAGGCTGACAGGGCTAAAAGCATCCTTATTGAGTCAAACCAACGCTTTGTCGCCTCGATAGCCAAGCATGTTGGCAGGAAGGAGAATTTCACCGACCTTGTAAGTGAGGGCAACATAGGGTTGCTGAAGGCGATTGAGAACTACAACCTGTCTTTCAATCAGACTTTCATCACATATGCCCAATTTTGGATTAGAAAATACATGATGGACTATATGGTGTCTGTTGAACCCACCATAAAACCGAAAAACGCAAACAAGGTCAACGCATATGTGGACAAGGCGGTAAACGAGTTTTTCCTCAAGAACGGAAGAAACCCGTCACCCGAGGAACTGCAGGATTTCCTGAAAGAGAAGGGTATTGTCTTTTCCAAGACCGACGACCTGCGACAGATAACGGTGTCCTTCATTGACGAGTTTGACAATGACGACGATGAGAAATACAACGCAGGGCTGTCTTCCAACTACAACATGCAGACAAGCACGAATAACGTGGAGGAGATGATAGAGACAAGCCATATACAGGATTGGGTGAAAAGTATTTTCAGCATACTTGATGATGATGAGATTAGAATCCTGAAACTGCTGTACGGATTCAATGGTGAGACGGAGAGTGTGGAACGTGTGGCGTTTCTGACAGGTAAAAAAGAGAAGGAAATCAAAAAGATAAAAGATAACGCAATAAAGAAAATAAAGAAAAAATTATTAAAAGATGGCAAGGACGAAACTTACTTTTAATGAAGACCATATCAAACTGATAAAGGCTCTTCGCTTTGGTAAAATAGACCCCTCTTTCTTTGTGGAGGCAATGGACTATGGCACTGAGGTCACTAAAATAACCGATAACAAATACAAAGTCGGACATCTGCTCAAGTCGGCAAACGGCGAGTTTGTCAAAATCGACTCGTCAATAAAGATAAGTCTACCCCAGGAGGGTAACGACAATCTATATGGTATAGATACCCTCAACCTATGGGGTGGAACCTATCTCTATGAGGATATGGCACTGATACTTGGCAAGATGGACAAAATCATTGAGGGTACTGAGGAAGACCCGACAGGTGCAAAATTCGATGATGAGACAATGGATTATTTCAATGACCTTGTCACCTTTATCATCGAGAACCTTGTAAATATTGAAAGCATACTCCATCAGTTCTGCACGGAGGGTATAAAGGCGGGCGTCACCTATGTCTGCAAGCCTAACGAGAATATTTGGTGGAAGGAGGAATAGTTGTTGTTATGATTATAAAGAAAAAAGGACTGTATTGGTTTACAGTCCTTTTTGTGTATATGGAACGTTCAAAAATCAACCCAAGCCTTGGTTTTGTAAATAAGAAATACCTATAGTTGCTTGTTTTGTGGACATATCATCTTCTCCATCCAACATATCGTTAAAGATATGTCTTGCAGAATCGTGAGCCACACCGGGAAGCACATGGTATGCAACAGCGGCTTTATTCACGGCGGGATTATCACACATATCAGACAATTGGGCACGTGCCGCATCAGCCTTTTCTTTTTCACCCTTACTTTCGCCTTTGTCTTTCTCATCATCGTCTTTTTCAAAAAGGGACTCATTGAGTTCACCGTTTCTCCACATTCTGTGAAGTTCCTCGGAAACGATATTTCTTACAGCGTTTCTCATCATTTCCTCTTGTACACATTCTTTTATGTATTGCTTAACGTTCATGTTATTATCTGTTTTATATTAAATAAATATCTACAAGTTGAGAAAAAATAGTATATTTGCGTTATCAATAATCAATTGTTGTTAAATTATGGAATATAGAATGTACTGTTTGGCAGAATGCCACCTGTCATCAATTCAAAAGGCAATTCAATCGGCACACGCCATCGTGGAGTATTCATCCCAATATGGCGATACTGAGGAATACAAACAATGGGCAAAAAAGGATAAAACCATTATAATCCTCAATGGAGGGGCACTACCCGAAATGCAATCTGTGGATGGATTTCTTCTGCAGAACAATATTAAGTATGCAACATTTGCCGAACCTGACATGGGGCATATGCTGACATCTATTTGTTTCCTTGCTGACGAGCGGGTGTGGGACTATGATAAATTCGGGCATAGTTATGCTGAGTACAATTTTCGTACAACAGCAGATAAAATGTTACCAAAGTTAACGCCGGATGAATGGACCGAATGGATTGGCGGCGAAATAAACAAACTAAAAAAGGATATTGTTTCATCGTTAAAAATAGCATTATGAGCAAAGAATTTTTAGACTATTTGGCTGAATGTTATCCAGATTCAATAATACTTGAAGGCTTGGATGACGGGATTATCGGAATAGATGTTGACGGACATATTGTCTATTCCTACGAGAAGTGCTGTCAGGCGTTAATGAAGAACGACAACATGACAGACGAAGAGGCTCGTGAATGGATTGACTACAACACAATCAGGGCAATACCCTACATGGGTGAAAACAAGCCCATAATGATGTATGACGCACAGGATTTTGTATAAACAAAAACAATGAAAAACATGGAAACAGTTTACAGAAAAGTCAAAAGCAAAAACGGTCGTGTAACTTATGTACCATGCGGAACTGATGTGGATGTACTCGGTGACGGTATATGGTATGTACGTACAAGACCCGGTGTCCGTTCAACCACAAGCGTGGAATATATCAGCGAATTGTTGAAAATCGGCATGCCTGAAAAGATGACCGTACCTGAAATGTGTGGACTTTACGATGTTGCGGAGGCGGTCATGCGGAACGAGGAATTCCAGAAAATGATGAGTAAAAGTTTCTCAACGCACGATTTGACGGTGAAGGTTGTTTCAATTGCGCTTGACTACATAAAAGAGAACAATAAGAAGAAAAAAGTTACAAACAAATGAGCACAAATTGCATAAGGGTTGTGGAATATCGTACCCGTCAAGGTGAATGGGTGAGATGCAACAAGACAAATGACAATTTCCACGGTTTCGACACGTGGAGAAACGAGGAATATAGCGACCGTGGGTTTCCACAAGGTTGTACCATTGACAAATCGGAGTACACCGATATGCTCGACGGCATGAAAAGGGATTTGTCTTGGGGTAAGTCTTACATCACATTGGAAGAACTTGAGAAATGGATAGAAAAAGAGTGTAACAATGCTGCCGATTTCCTTTACCGTGAAATGACAAATAGCCAATTCGCCTACATAATCAAAAAAATGGAAGGAAAGGAAACTGTTACTGAGAACGAAATCATTACCAACGAGGGTTTTAGGGAAACTTTTGAGGAATGCCTTGGTTGGTTCAGTGGATTGCAGTCGGAATACATAGCAGCATATACGGCGGCTCAGATGAAATATAAAGACGGCAATGATGGTGATGCATATTGTCTTCCACTTGACAGGGTAAGAATAGTTTATTGGTTTGAATAGTTTTAAACATATTGTTTAATTATGAAAAGCATGAAAAATTAAAAACAATGAAAGCATACAAGGGATTTGAACGGCATAAAGACGGTACGTTGTGGTGTCGTGACTTCCAATACGAGGTCGGTAAGACATACACATTTGATGGTAAACCTGTACCATGTAAACAAGGTTTCCACGCTTGCCATGAGCCGTGGCAGTGTTGGCCGTTTTATCCGAATAACGGGGAGAATGTGTACTACGAAGTTGAATGTGGTGGGAAGATAATCGAAAGTAATGATGATGGTGACGGCAAGTTCGTATGCACCGAGATAACCTTATTGAGAGAGATACCTGAACCTGAAAATAAGGTTGATGATTGTTGGTATTTCCGAGACGGCTATGCAATGGTGGAGTTGAATGATAAATATAACCACATCAATACAGAAGGAGAATATCTATCCGAGCAGTGGTGGGATTGGTGTGATAATTTCCGCAATGGTTATGCAATGGTGGTGTTGAATGGTAAATGTAATTTCATCGGTACAGATGGAAAATACCTATCCGAACAATGGTTTAATTGGTGTCGGAATTTCGAAGATGACTATGGAATAGTGGAGTTGAATGGTAAATGTAACCACATTAACACAGAAGGAAAGATATTGTCCGAGCAGTGGTGGGATTGGTGTGGTAATTTCAAAGACGGATATGCAATGGTGGAGTTAAATGGTAAATGGTACAGAATAGATAAAAATGGAAAAATAACACAACTATGACACAAGAGGAAAAATCCCTATTACTCCAAGACCTCTGTGCGAGGTTGCTTTACGAAACGAGAGTAAGGTACTTCTTTGAGTTTGCCGGAGTAGCAGGTATTACCGGATATTCAGACGAAGGAACACTTTCCTATAATAAATTACAAGACTTTTCATTGCCAGATATAGGATTAGAAAGACGTAGGGTGGTTAATATATTTCCATATCTCCGTCCAATATCGAGCATGACTGAGGAAGAATATAACGAATACTCGTTATACGACTGTTATACAATCTACGACGATGGGAAACAGATAAGCAATGGTGGTGGAATGGATTGGCTAAACGCCCATCACTTTGATTATCGTGGATTGATTGAGAAAGGTCTCGCACTTGAAGCACCTGAGGGAATGTATAATTAAATGAAAGGAGAGTAAAACAATGAAAGCATACAAAGGATTTAGAAAACTCGAAGATGGTAGGCTGATGTGTCGTTACTTCCAATACGAAGTCGGCAAGACATACACATTTGATGGTAAACCTGTAATATGTGAACAGGGGTTCCATGCATGCCATGAGCCATGGCAGTGTTGGCCGTTTTATCCAAACAACGGTGAGAACGTGTACTACGAGGTTGAGTGCGGTGGGAAAATAGTTGAAAGTAATGATGGCGACGGCAAGTTCGTCTGCACCGAGATAACCTTGGTAAGAGAGATACCTGAACCTGAAAATAAGGTTGATGATTGTTGGTATTTCCGAGACGGCTATGCAATGGTGGAGTTGAAAGGTAAATGGAACTTTATTGACACGGATGGACGGTTGTTATCCGAGCAGTGGTGGGATGATTGTGGTTGTTTCAGTGATGGATATGCAAAGGTGGAGTTGAACGGCAAATTTAACTATATCAATACAGAAGGAAAATACCTATCCGAGCAGTGGTGGGATGATTGTTGGAATTTCAGTAATGGCTATGCGAGTGTGAAATTGGATGGTAAATGGAACTTTATTGACACGAAAGGAAAATACCTATCGGAGCAGTGGTGGGATTGGTGTGGTGATTTCCGCAATGGTTATGCAGTGGTGAAATTGGATGGTAAATGGAACTGTATCAATACAGAAGGAAGCCTGATA